ATGGCAAATGTAGCAGTAAAATTAGAAATCAACAACAAAATGAGTGAGCAAGAAAGTTTAATGTTTCAAGCCGACAACATTGCTGATGTAATTACTATGATGAGGAGTAAATCAGGTAATACAATTATTTTGAAGACTGAGGATAATTTTAATGTTGAGTATGAAGGGGAGAATAGTTTATAAGAGGCTGTAAAAACAAAAAATAAGGAGTTAGGCATAAACGCTTAACTCCTTTTATAATTCTATCCATAAGATTTAATATCTAAAGTACCCCATAGTGTCTTATCGACTTTAACTTTACCAGTTTTACCAATCTTGCCAATTGGCATATAAAACTTGCCAGCTGATGGATTAGTAGGGTATTCAAAGCGAATCCACCAGTATCCATCTTTTTTAATTAATCTGTCGAATGGTACCCATTGGTTCGGATAAATCCATGAATTTACATCTACTTTAGCAGCATTTAATCCAACAGCACGTCTAACAACAATTGGTTGAGTATTACTTGCAAAAGTAGTAAATTGTCCTTTCCAAGCCCATTCAGTCTTAGGCTTAGACGTATTATTAGCAGGAGTTGGTTTCTTTTTAGTCACCTTAGCTGCAACTTGTTTTACCTTTTCTTTTGCTTTTTCTTTTGCTGGTAATTTAACAGGCTCCAGTTTACCACCATGAATATCCTCAGCAATGCCACGAGTATATGATTCAAGGTTATTAATGATATTATTCATATCTTTTACACTTGTAATAAAACCTAACTCAGCTAAACGATAATTAACACCTTTATTTTTTGCAACATTGACGTTTAATAAATTATCTCTAGGGTCAATATTTCTGATAGTACCAATAAAATGATAAATTGTGTTTTGAATCGCTTTATCAATTGTATCAGGAGACAAACCCATACCTATAATTACGTGACCACCACTAGCTTGTGCCCCAGCAGCGTCAAGATGAAACTCAGTTACAGAGTCAAAACCTTGTCGAGCTACCCAATACATACCATAATCCGAATAGTTTCCTACCATTTCACCGTATCGAGTATCTTGAAACAAGTCTTGATTCATTGTTTCCCCGCCATAAAGATGTACATCATGTCCTGCTTTACGCAAATGTTTAGCCACATTAGGGACTATATTTTTTCGAATAAAGTCACGTTCATTGTATCCATTGGCAGCAGCTCCACTATCATTAGACCAGTAACCTAAACCATGACCTGCAACTAACAAAATCTTCTTTTTAGGCAAGCGACCACTTCCTTCTTTTTTGTATTTTGGTCTTACAAATATCATGTCGTATTCATAGTTGTGTTTTCTTCTCGTTGTTACTTCAGTTTTAGTTATTCCTCCACCTAACCAGTTTTGTTCTAGCAAGACGATGTAATCCAAAGTAGCTTCAATTACAATTCCTACATGTCCGTATCCACCGCCGAAACGACTACTAAATATTGCTAGGTCGCCAGCTTCTGCTAAAAACTCCGGCGTGTTTGGATATATGTATGCTTCTTGAGTCAAGTCGTTCCATCTTGGATTCGGAATGTCTTTTGCACCTTCGCCTTTAAGACCGTGACCAAAGATATGATTCCAGTAGTAGTTAGCAACATCGAAACATTGCCAGCCAGCAAAATTGTCAAAATCTAAACCTTTGCCTTCTAAGCTAAGTGCATAATTTATCGCTTCTTGTTTTGTTTTAGATGGTGCCATTAAATCACCTTACCTTTCTAAAAAAGATAGCCGGCTTAAAAAATAATAGCCGACTATACTGAAAATATTAAATTGTTTCTTGGTTCATTACTTCTTGATAATTTTGCCCTGTTAATTCTTTAAACTCTTCTTCTGTAACAAAGCCACGTTTTACAAATAAAGCAAACTGTTTCTCAGTATATAAGCCCATTTTGTAATATTTAATACCAATGTTTTTCAATAACTTCACCCTCTTAATAATTCTAATGTCAAATTAGCTATTTCTTCATGTAAACTTGCAACTTCTTCTTGCGTAGAAAGTAATTGCACTGTTAAGTCAGCTAATGCTTTATCTTTTTCATCTGGCATATATTCATTTTCTTCATTTACTTGATTTTTTAACCATTCTTCACGTGAAGTTCCTATCCAAGTTTCTCCATTAAAATGAATAGGGTGGTACAAGCCTTCTTGTGGCATAATATCAGTGTATTCATCATTAATTGTTTCACTGTCAATCTCTTTTATGTTGAATAGAAAAGGCTCACCATCTATTTTTTTGAAAAATTGTTTATACATATAGTCACCTCTACGTTAAATTAACAATTGTAGTTCCGTTAATATCAAAAACTGTATTTGCTGGAATTTCTGTTACGGTGTTAATTGTTAAAGTTTTGTTTTCATAAAACATTGAAAATGTTGGTGTCTGGGAGACCCCTGAGTAATTACTGGCGTAGGCAGTTAAAGCAGTAACTTTATCATTTTTAATAGGAATGCTGGCAATATATTTTAATCCTCTTGTTAAAGTATTAGGTGTTTTTATTCTTCCAGAGATGTTGATTATCCCAATGCTCTCGTCTCTTATAATCCGATAAGAGAGTTTGCTTGTGCTCTCATTCTCATTGAAAAAGCCGTTTTGTAAACTAACTGGAAGCCAACCTGTATCAGCAATTGGGCTTAGTTGTTTAAGTTGTTCAGATGTAAAATCTTCGAATTTAAAAGGTTCTCCTTTTTCTCCACGCTCACCTTGTAACCCATGTGGAATGTCAGCAGTCTTACCGTCAGTGAAAGTTATACGCATTACTTTAGTAGTAGTTCCACCACCAAACCAACCCCAACCACCAGTAGTAACAGTGGCTTCTTCAACATTTTTGATTCCTATACTTTTGCCGTCATTACCTGCAACACCTTGAATGCCTCGCTCTCCTCTGTCGCCCTTAACACCTTTTGGGATTGTAATCTTAGTATTGTCACTAAATGTGACTTCAATATCTCCATCTGGCTTAGTAATTGAGCTTGTGATAGTAATTGATTTACCGTCTTTACCATTCACACCTCTTGCAACTTGTTCTAATCTTTCTTCAAGACCAGTAACCTGTTCAACAGAGTGGTTATGAGAAAGGGGAGCATACACATCGTTATGATTATGATTCTTTAAGGCAAATTTCTCATCTGCTTCAGTTTTATAACTCTCTAAACTTTCAGTAGAAGCCGATTCAACCTTTTGGTTTAATTGCTCAGTCAAACCCGTAATATCGCTAATGTTATGTGTGTGCTGTTTATTAGCTTTTGATTGTAATCCTTCTTGTACCTCTTGTGTAGCTGCTTTAGATGATATTTGTTTAACAAGAGAAGCACTTAATGCGCTATCTTCTTGTAATTTTTGAGCAATCTCATTTAACGTATTTAAATTCTCTGGTGCGCTATCAATAAGCTCTTCAATCTTTCTATCAACATACTGTTGGTTTTGTTGAGTTACTTGAGGAGCAACACCTTCAATTTTACGATTGATTTCAGCTAATTCTTGTTGTCTTAAACGAGCTATTTGTTGCTCAGTCGATTGTTCGATTAAACTTAACTTTTCTTTTAAACCAGCCACATTGTCCATTGGAACATCGCTCAAGGCTTCAACTCGTGCTTTAACTTCTGTTAATTCATCATCAATCTTCCAGAACCCAGTGTCTTCATCAATAGTTACAATACTGCCATCTGCTCCACGTTCACCAGTTAATCCACGTGCACCTGTTTCACCACGTTCACCTCTTAGAGTATGCCCATTCTCAGCTAAGTATTTTTGTACTTGGTTTGATAGTAAAGCATCAATTTGCTCTTGAACCTGTGGAAGAACTTTAGAAAGAATGTTACTTTCAATAGCTTCAATAGTTTCAAGGCTGATAATATCTTCTTGAGCAATATCAGCAGATGGATTAATTCTCACGCTCAAACTATTAGCAGAAGGATAAACTTTGCCATCATATAAAATCTCTAAGAAATATGTTCCGACAGGTAATACTTGATTGATAGTTAATGCAACAGCACCATTCTTCACTTCAAAACTTTGTTTAAATACAACTGTGTTCTTACTTGTTGATAAGTAAACAGTGGCTCGTTGACTCGAACTTTCGGCTGCATACTCTTTTAATGACTTGTAAGATTTTACTCCCGCATTGTTGATAAGTTTAATTAAGATAGGGGAAGTATCACCTTGTTTTAATTGAATAGATGATACTTCTTTAAAGTCCACATAAATTAATTCATTTAACAAATTTTTAGCCAATTATATAATTCTCCTTTAATTGAATATTCTGTGTTAGATAGCATAATAATTATTTATTACCTTCACGAATATCAATATCAGCACCTAGAGGTTGGTCTTTAATCACTGACAATGTGCCGCCAGTTGCTTTAGCATATTTCTTTTCAGCTTTGTATTTATTTAATTTAGCTTGTGCACGTTTAGCTTCTGGTGTGTAGTTGTTGTTTTTTCTCCAAATTTCAAAAGAAGCATAAGCACCAATAATTAAGTTAATCGCTTGTTCAACATCACCTTCAACGAATGGGAGAGGGTTGTAACCACGTGTTAATAAAATTTGGTTAATTGCAGCGTATAAAAATAATGCTGTTCTAATAATCATTTTTGTATCCATAAGTATCTATCACTCCATAATATTTAATAATTAAAATAAAAGAGGTAGCCATAAAGACTACCTCAATCAATCAGTTATTTGCAAATACCAAACCAGAAACAAGCCCAAAATGAAGCTGCTAATTTAAACATAAAATCACCACCTTTAAATATTTACATTAAACCAAAAGTCAATCGAATCCATGTCCAAACCAGTGTGCTTAATAATGAGAACCCGACACCGTAAATAGCCCATTTAAGTTTATTTCTTTCATGCTTTTCAGATTCTTTATCGGCTTGAAGCAATTCAATCGAACTTTGTAGTTTTTGTTGGGTAAGAGTGTTTGTAAAGATTGTTTCCTTAATAGTATCCACACCGTCAGCTATTTTGTCTGACTTTGTTGTTTGAGCATCGTTGTTTTTATCAATTTTAGTTTCAATCTCTTTAAATTTTTCATCAATTTTTCTCTCTATTTTTTCATCTTGCTCAGACATTTCCCGTTTCAAGTCTTTCAAATCTTGATTAATTGTTTTAATACTATCTTCAACTTGCGAAACTCTACCCTCTAAACTTTGCACACTACTATTCCTCCTAAAAATTTATATAAAAGGGGAATGGGTACCCCTTTGTTTATTTCAATTTGCTTTCCAACTCATCAATTTTTGTTTGTTGTTTCTGTACGGCGTCCCATAACAATGAAGTCATTGTATATACATCGATAGCATCTCCCTCTTGAAGCGCTTCGTCTACATCTTCAAGGATTACACCATACTTAGTCTTCTTATATCCTTCTTCTAAATCAGATTTAAGATTATATTGTTTCACTTTAGTTTTCTTCAACAGTTCTAATGTGTCTAATTTTAAATCTTCAATGTTAGTTTTATATTTGCGTGAAGATACGGAATTTAATTTACTAGCACGAATTGGTTTATAAGTGATTGACTTACCTTGATTGTATCCTCGTTTGTTCGTTACACGTAATTCACCGTCAACGCCTAAATAGAAGGAGTTACCGCCAGTTTTAATGCCTGATGAAATCAACACGTTTGAGCTTGCTAAGTTACCAGAACCCTCACCGTTGAAATACACTGATTTCTTGCCGTTTCGTGATGTAATCTTATCCGCTTGAATACGCCCGATATTTAAAGTCACTGCTGCTGAGGCTGAACCTGATGCGTCCAAACCGTAAATGGTAGGGTTTTTAGATTTCATGAATCTAAAGCCTGCTCCAAGTTTTTTAGATAAATCACCAAACACTAATCTACCTGAGCTATCTGAACTTACACCAAAAGCAAATTCATTTGTTCCACTACGTAAATTTTCATGTGGTCTTAATCTAATATCAGATTGACGAGAACGTCCGTACACTGTTGCAGCCGCATCAAGGTGAATTTGTCCACCGGTTGCTTGTAGTCCAATCGCACCATATGCCGAATACATTGTAAGACCACGTGCTTTTGAATACGCATGTGAGAAAAACTCAATCGTACCAGAAGAGACAATTCTACCTTTGTGGTCGTAGTTTTTACCTGAGCCGTCACGGAAAGTAGAAATACCATCAGAAGAGTAGTACAATGAGCGCCATGTATTATATTGTCTTGTACCATCTTTTTGTAAGTCGTTTACAAAGTCATAACCATAAGTTTCATTATCTATTAAGTCACCTTTTGGGTCAGAGATACGCACCATACCATCTTCAATGTTAATTTCTTGGATTCTGTTACGTTTAATACCATCACGCCATACACGTTCATAGTAACCACGAGATTTAATAGCTCCACCATTAATTTGGATAAATGCGTTAGGGTCAAGTTTATTTTCTGTATTCTTAAATGATGTCATACCGTTAAAATCAATATTACTTGCTTTAATTTTGATTCTCTCAGCAGATTGGTTGATTAATGATTTAACTTCTTCGGCACCGACTTTTCTACCAACAACGCTTTCTAAACCTTCTGCGGTCTGTGTAATTTGAGCAAATTTTTCAGTGTTAGCTTGTCTATCACGTTCATAAATGTTTTTCTTAACTACATTAGTGCTCATTTCAGTCTCTAGCCCTGTAATTCTTTCGTTATGAGAACCAAGAGTACCGTCAATACGACGAATCTCGCCGTCAACTCTTTTGAATTCATTCATAATATCCATATATGATGGAGTCCATGTAGTGGGGCGATTACCTTCTTCTACTTTTAAACTCATTGATTGAATAATGATAGTGTTAGAGTGTTTAAAATAAACGTAATCTTTTTTCTCTGTATGGTGGGTAGTTGGTATGCTCAACTTGTATTTTTTGAAATCATCAGATGCTTCAATCTCTAAATCTTGAGACCATTCTAGATTTCCAACTCTAAAGTTAAATGTTCCTTGAGCGTTTGCTTTAGCGTAAAATGACACTGAAACAAAACTGTTAGCCTCAACTTCTTTCTCTAATTTAAACCCATAATAAGATGAAGATGTATAACTTCCAGTAGGGAGATAGTTAATTCATTTGTATTAGAGCGATTAAAATTATATGCATTTGTTGACTCAGTAGGAGAAAAATCTGATTTAAAACTTGTTCCGCCTAATAAGTTTCTTCCACCAACTGTTAACGCTCTTAGCTCATCTCTTAAATCATCTGTGAGTTTCTTTACAACTACTTTATCTTCTTTAGTTTTGTAAATATCTTGAATGACCGAAGTATCCCAACCAGCAATTGCTTCCCAGTCCATTGCATCAATGCCATCATATCTAAATACTTTATTCTCATCGATAACATATAATGTGTCTCCATTATTTGGATTAGGGTATCGTTCACTTCGCTCTTGAATTGTTCTCACATAAGGAACCCAATTCATCATACGACTATCTCCAGCTGTATTTGCATAATCTCCAGCAGCGTTTGCATAGTCACCTCTGTCCTCAGCATATTCACCTTGACGTTGTGTTACACGACCAATTTCTTCAGTCTCAACAAACAATTCTTGTAACATTGTAAGCTCACTGACGTCACCGATTTGCTCCAAGTCCTCATATACTTCATAACGGAACACAAGTGAAGTAACACGCTCTCTGTCTTTATATGAGGCAAATCGTGCTTTATATTTACCTGTATATTGCATATCGGCATGACGCAATTCATAAACAACAAATTGTTCACCGTCATAATGTGCTAATCCAGTATTGCGTGTGCCTGTTTCCTCATGCTCAATAGAGACAGTGAAACGTTCACCTTCTTCAAGTTCCATTTTTCTTCCACCATCATACAACTCAATGTATAAATACGCTGAGTCATACTGCACAAATTTAATTTGAGGATTAGGATTTTGTTGCTTTACGTCTAACTTTAAAACGTATGTATTATTAAATTTTGGCACTAATAGCACTCCTTATTTATAGAGTAAAAGTCACAAGGAATTATCCCTGTGACTCTTTCATTAATTCGTTTAATTTTGTTTTCAATAAATCGTTTTCCACTTCGAGCTCCATAATATAGTCTAATTGATTAGTCATACTATGCATTGCTTTATCGTATTTAGCTTTAAGGTAGCCTAATTGACTTTTCAAATCTTCAACACTTAGTTCTTTATTGTCCATTATAATCCTCCTTGCACTGCTTTTAATTTCGCTAATTGCTCTTCTAATTCTCTAATTCTACGCTGTTCCGGTGTTTCTAATTCTTTTTCAATAAAATCATAACCAGCTCTTGGCACTAGCTCATATTTATTATTAATTATTTTCACCCTTAAATCGTCTAATTGTTCATATATATTTTCATCTATAATAAAAGTAATAGAAGGGACGTCTAAAGAATTGTCTGTCCCAACAGAACATCTTGAAAATTTTCCTTCTTCGTCAATACTATTTAAAGCAATAGCTAGTATGTACAATTCAGTAATGTATTTGCCATTTTCATCTTGCACACTTTCATATGTTTTTATTGGCTTTAGCATATTTCCACCTCATATATTATTATCTAGTATCAGTCATCGTCATACGTGTGATTCGGAAGTTGCCATTTTGTGCGTTGTAACTTCCTTTTGACAAACCAGCTTGTAATTCAAAATAACCTGTCGAGTTATCAGGCTTTTTACCAAGTTTCTTTTCTAAATCAATAACTATTCGAGGGAACACATATTTTTTAGAAGATATTTTCTCTTCATGTAACGTATTTCCACCTGTTTCAGTTCTCCACCTCAAGTGAAGCATTATGTCATTATCTGACGTGTAACAAGAAAGGTAGACAACTAAATAACGTTTATTATATTCATAAGTATAGCGGTTTACTCGTGCCCATGATGTGCCATTACTTTCTATAAGTTGTTTATATCGTCGTCCTAAATCGTAAGAACCCCAATCTAAATAATATAAACCATTTGTTCCATTTTTTACGTGCGGCTTATAATTGTATCTTTCATCTTTAATACTATTGATTTCATTATAAGAGTAGAACTGAGGTTCATATGCCTGTACATTTGTGACGTTTGTATCATAACTATTTTGAACCTTAACAACACCATCTTTTATAACGGTCATACCTTCAGGAGAGAGGCTAATACTATCTTCTCTTGAGTTCCTTGAGACTGTAATTGTATCGCCGGAAATTCTAACATTCCCTTCAGTATTCTTAATAACTGTCAGGTCAGTATTGATGTTTAAATTCTTTGAGATTAAATCAATACTACTAGGTGATAAAGCAATCTTTGAAGCAAGACCAGACGGGTCAAATAAATCAGACGGAGATAAAGTCCATTTTGTAGCTTCATCACCTTTCTCTAACATTGGTAATCCATAATAGAAGAACAAATTAGAATCAGGAGAGTTGTTTACACCTTCATAACGTAAGAGAGCTCTAATAAAGTTAGTTTTGCCATTAGTGGAAGTAGCAGGTATAACTCCCGTTGTTTTAATTCTAAACCATTTGTCTGGCACTATTTCGTATGGTTGAATAGCAACTCTTGTGAAACTTGGATTACTTCCCTGATTAATATTTTCATAAGTCGCTAATTCGATGTAAGGGGTACTTCTCATCAACTCTTTTGCTCTTGAAGGAACATACATGTAAGCTGAGAGTGTTAATTCATCACCAATTGAATACTCCAAGTTATCACCAACAGGTAACATAGGAGTTGTAAGAGCGTCCCATTTATTGTTATTTGTGTATGTTAATTTAGCTACTCTGTGCGACTTGTTTGCTTCATATGGTAATGGCTGATTTCCTTTAACTAGAGTTGCTCTTGATACTGACATACCAGCCGTATTGTTTGTGCTATGTTGTTGTCCCACATAGAATAGCATTGATGTACTAGCAGCCGTAGCCACGATGCTCAATGTAATTCTGTTTTGTCCTGAAATATTTACTGTATAACTTTGAGATTCAGGGAAGTGGGGGATTACAGAAATAACTGAAATGTTTGCATCATTTTCAGTTTCAAACTGTAATGTATATGTAGAACCAATTTCTAAAGGCTCTGTCAGTTTCATTTCTACACGTTTATAATTATTTGAGCCAACAACTGTGTTATTAAAGCCATTATTTAACAATAAGTTATTGTTAGAATTAATGCTCATTTCGTCTAATTCAGGAAAGCTAAAGTTTGAATTTGTACTTGCATCAGACCAATAAGCGTTTGGAACAGCGAAATCAGTGTTACTTAACATGTTTCTGAGTTCTGATTTTTCTTTAAGTTCTTTAACTTCAATATTAATGCTGTCTGCCGCTTGTTCAATCTTTGAATTAACTTTTTGAATATTGGTTTCGGTGCCTAAATATTTTGTGTAAATTACATCAATAGTTACTGGTGCATTAAAATATCCATAAGTGTTAATAGCAGGTGTTTTATTACCTTTTAATTCAAACTTAGGGTGGATTCCATTAGTTCCTTTTTCATCTAAGATAGTCAAATCAAAACCTCTACCAACACCTTTACTTGTGAAAATTGCAGTAGCTGAAGTCGTAATTGCATTGTTTCTTGTCCTAGCAGTAACTTCGTATGAATATTTATCATCAAATATGCTTCCTAAATTTTCAATAAGAGTTTCAGAGCTATTATTCGACACTTGATAAGTTTGTTCATAAGAAGCTACTTTTTCTAAATGAGTATTAAGTTCTGTTCTAGTTACAGAAGATGTGATTTTATCTCTGTTCTGTTCAATAAATGATGTGTTGTTTTGAATTTTCGTTTCAACTTCACTCAAAGCACTTTCCAAATCTTCTGGCGCTGGTGTCCAATCTAACTCCTTGTTGCCTTTATATAAAGATATTTTTCCTACTGTTTGATTATTTGAATTAGAAATAATAACGATGTAGATGTTTTGATAATTTTTAGAATTAAACTTAATTATCTTACTGCTACTATAAGGGACAATTGTGTTTGAACCTTTATTGTAAAAAACGCCAGTAGTAATATTATCGCTACTTTCGTGTATTTTAAAAACATAATCAGTATTTGGTTCAAGAGACAAATTATAATCATCATATAAACGGACACCAAGACGTTGCCCATTAACCATTGAGATAACGTATTTACCAGTAACACTCACACCGTTAGATTTGTAGTAAATTTGAGCGTTTGTTTGATAACTTGGTAACAAGTTACGATTACCAATTTGTATACCGTCTATCTTTCCTTCAATTTGAGGGAGATATGTAGTATTCCATTCAGACCCAGACACACGAGAAGCAATCCTTTCTGTCTCAACAGAAAATTCACTAGATTTCCATTCATCAAATCTATCTTGCACTTTTTTAGCTTCGGTCTCAGCAGCTTTTAAAATGAGTGCTTCAAATGCTTCATTGATTATTTTTTCATAATTACTCAAAGAAGCATTGTATGATTGGAATATTCTATCAACACTTGAGTTCTCATCTTCTGTAATTCTGTCGTCAGTAATAGCGTTCGAAACCGCTTGAGATAATTGGTCTAAGTTATTTAACAGTGTCTGTAAAGAGTTTGTTACTTTAGTTTTATATTCAGTTGGCAAGTTCCTTGAATTTTTAATGGTTTCTCCTTGCTTAGAAACTCTTGTTTTCTCCATTGGGATAACACGCATTAATGCTTTAAGCGATGCTTTTTCTTCAGCTGTTATAATCTTATCTTCAAATGATTCATTAACTTCTTGTTTGAACCGGTCAGATAATGTCCTTAAATCTCCTATTTCACGATTTACAGTTTCTTTAAAGCTATTTAATTCACTAATTGCTCTATTAGCAGTAGTATCATCAGTATATTTGGACGCTTTAACCCAGTCACTTGGATTATAAAGTTGTCCTTTTAATTTCTTACCAATTGCAACTAAAATATCGCCAGCTGTGCCTTGTGTCCAAATATCACCAGCATCATACGGTGGTATTGGTTCACTAACAAATGTGCGTCTTTTACCGTCAGCAACATCTAACGCATTTTTAGAACTGTTTAATGCTTCAGTGATAATTTGGTCTTCAATAGCCTTCCAAGAATATGTACTACCTTCTTTAATGAATCTGTAGGCTAACCCAGACTTTGTATTTAAAAAGAAATCCCCAATATGCGCTTCTTTCAATGAATCACTATTCCATTCGTTAGCAGGTATATTAGTTAGGGTAGGTGCATGTGGGTAATAAAATGTTTCTATTGCTCCATCAACTTGTTTTTGTAGACTGTCAATTTCTTCGTTTACTTGTTGAACTACTGCATTAAATTTATCTAACTGAGTAGCTGCTATATCACTAGCAATATCAACTGACATTTTATTTAATGCGTCTGTAATCGCTGCTGAATACTCACTTAGCTTAGTTGAATATGTTCTTAACAACTCATCAACTTGATTCTTTTCTTCTTGAGTAACTTTGGAGTCTTCAATAACTGACGTCAACAATCTACGTAAGTTAGTGTGAATAGTAATATAAGGGGAACGTTTAGCTGAAACTAATTCACGTACACTTTGATTGATATATTCACTAGCTAACAATATTTTATATTGCTCTTCCACATCAGCAAACTCTCTATCAAGCATGTCTAAATGTACTTGTATTCTAATTTTCTCTTGTGCTGTTACTATACCATCTTTAAAAGAATCGCCTAGCAAAGACTCAAATTCTGTTAGATTTTGTTGTAAATCAGTCAGGTCGTTTTCAAGCTCTTCTCTTAAACTATCAAATTTTCCTTGTAGTCTGCCTTCGACGTCTTTTGAATAGGTGTCTGAAATTGCCAAGATTGATTTAGAATATTCATCTTCAAAATTAGCAATAGAAACTTTATAATCTTCATACCTTTGTTTATAATTTATTTTTTCTTGGTTGTCTGATTTACCATCTTCAATCATAGACTGAACATAGTTCATAAACTCTTCATGCTTTTGGTTTAATTCAGTATATGTATTGTCCAATGTAGACTTAAGTTCTTGTGGTAATTTTTCATTGTTTGAAATTGTTTCATGTCTATTTGATATATCTTCAAGTTCACTGTTAACAATTAATAATAATGTTTTAATATTTTCTATTTCAATGCTATCAAAAATATTATCTGAAAATGCACCTTTAATATATTCATCAGCGTCATTGATTGACTTGCTTAAATCTTTTAGTTCATCTTTAATATCTAATGAAATCTTATCGGCGTAATCATGAGACTCAGAAATAATCTGGTTGAGTTGATTATTCAAATTACGTTCCATAATTTCTTGAAGAATAACTAGAATGTCTTTTATTTCTTCACGATAATGGATTAATGAATCGTTTACTGATTTTGACTCTTGAGAAGTAATCTTAGAGTCACTAATCGATTCATTTATATTTACCACCAACGATTCATAAATACCGTTATATACCGCCATTGCTTCATCTAGCTTGATAATGTCTTCACTTAAAATGTAAGGGTGGTTGTATGCTTGCTCAACTTGTTGCTTAAACTCACTATTTTCTTTCTCAAGCGTTGCTAAAGTATCTTTAATTAATCGTTTCTCTACATCTGTAATAACGCCATCGGCAAAAGTTTCTTTAATAATATCGCTAGTTTCATTGACAATACTTTCAACATCGATAGCTTCACTGATAGCAATGTTTAGTTTTCTATCAAACTCATCTCTAATTAAATCATTTTTAACTTTATTTTCTTCTTCAAGTTGTTTTTTCATCTTATCGAAATAATCTTCACCATCAGAAGTCATTAAATGAAAAGCTGATTTATCAACTGTTAGACCATCTTTATCAAACCTAAAACTACCAGACTCATTTTCCATTGTTAATGACTCACCAACAATCATTTTACCGATAAGCATCTCTGCGTTTACGCCGTCAGGTGTAACACCAGTTTTAAAAGTTTCACCATTATTTTTAGTCATAGCGATTACGCCGCCAACCATAATAACAAACTCACTTGGATTTTCGTTGGAGATTACTTTCACACCATGAGAACCAATATCTACTGTTTCATTTCCGGCAAGCACACGTTTCTTATTAGCGTCCCATTCAGCTTCAATTAATTGAGACATCTTTGTTAGTTTTCCTCTTTGTTCACGAATCTGTTCTTTATGAAAATTAACTTGTGCTGCACTAGAAGCAGTTGAAGCAATTAATTCTGATACAACCTCTGCGCTATTCTTATAATCAATAACGTCACTTACCGTAAGTGTCACATTATTCTCATCAAAATTAATTTGAATATCAGTAATATACGCCTTTAACTTTTCGTCAAATGCTTTATTGGAGAACGTGATTACATCACCAGCAACTAATTTGTCCCAATTATGCTTATCTTCTAATGACTGAATGAAATTTACGACACTGATGTTTAATGTTCTGTTTAGTATTTTTTGCTTTTTCATTTGCTTAATAGCATCATCATATAACTCTTTTGCTTCTGTATGGTTTTCTTCTGTCCAAACAGCGCCATATACAAATTGTTCTCGCTCCTTATACAGTTCTGGAGATAGAAAACGTTTAGGATTCATTGACTCAATTAACGATTTCTTTTCATCTTCATAGCTCTTCATACGTCTCTCAATAGTAGCAACTACTCTTGATTGGTCATCAACTAATTTCTTGTACTTTTCATAGTTGTACTTTCTTTCTAGTTTTTCTCCTTCTAAATCCTCATAGTCATTTCTAGAAGAGCGTGTTAGTACAACTCTGTATTCTGGTCTAGTGCTTAATGTTTCAATCGTATATTTTAATTTATCTTTATACTTTAAAGCGTCTTGAAAATCACCGGTATCAATCTTGAGGTATAACCAATCGTTAGTAGGAATGTCATAGATTTGACCTTGGAAACGTATACGTGACAGGTGTCCCAAGTTTTGAATCATTAGTACATAATAAGATGATTTCTCAACAATAATATCAAAGTTCCCAGACTTAACGCCCAAATCAATATATTCTGATTTAGGAGTTAACAACTCTTTACGTTCTCTTAATCGCTCAAATGTAGCAGCTAATTGATTCAACTTGAATTTCTCGTTTGAATGTTCAACTAGAATATCAGTATATCGTTTACTGAATTTTTCTGCTTCTTCTTTCTTTGAATCATAATACTCTTTATAGTCCAATAAGGCATGAGCTAACTCGTCTGACATATAATCACTGTGCCTAATTACATTCCGCTCAACATCTCTTTTAAAAGGGTGGAGGAAATAAGAGAAGTCTTCGATATAATCAGTTCCGGCTGGATTAACACTTTGAATTGTCAAACCATTATTACCAAAAGGGTATAACCTTGTGATAATGTCTTTTGAAACAAATGAATCTTCAAATGATTTTAAATAACTATTTTCTCTTATTCTTAGACCACGATTAACACCCACATTTTCTTTATGATAGAACGATATTTCACGATTGTTATTGTCGAAAACAGCTACTGAATCAAATAATCCATTGAGTTGTTCAATCAATCCCATAACAGTTGTAGTTTGAGCTGTTAATTCTCTCTTTACATCATTTAATTTACCGTCAATTGATTTAACAGACCACAAAGGGGCATATGTTTTTAACACTTCATTCATCGAATTTTCTAAAGTAGAGCCTAATAATTCAACTTCGTTTGCCGATTTTTTAGATAATTCGTTGCAAAGTGAGTCGGCTGTTACTTCAATTGAGTCAGATTCGGTAGAAACTTTTTTAATATCGTCGATTACAAATGTATCTTTGAAACCGTTATATTGATATTCAATTAGATATTTATTTTTAATTAAATCAAAAATAGGGTTCTTTTTCTCTTCATGTTCTAACTCATTAAATACCACTGGTGCGATTTGAAAACTAATTTGATTAATATTAGTGTGTTTAAATGTTCCTTGTAATTTAGTGAAGCCTGTGATTCGTTCTATTCGTGTATAGTCTGGTTTTAACAACCATAATTTTGGCTTTGGTCTATCTTCAAAATCAAAAGCAAAATGTTTATTTAAAGCCATTTGTTTCCCTCCAATTAATTTTGTGCAAAATAAAAAGCCACGACTAAAAATGTCATGGCTAGTTAAAAGTTAATCTCTTTTTTTAGCTTCTTGCGCATGCCTTCTTTGTTTAAGCTAATATTACAACAACACAAACTGGTATTTAATCTTTAAGCGATAATTACCACTAAACTCAATATCGTTATAACCTCGCTTGAGTCTAATAAATACGTCGTCATGTGAATTATATTTATAATACGGTGCTGGTCGAGAAGAATAAATTTGTTCAGCAGAACCAATCATTTCAATCTTCTCACCTTTGATGTTATCAGTTATAATTGTTTTCTCGCCAGTATCGATATTATTAATCATTATGTCAGAACCATCAACAGACTCGAATTCGAAAGTAGGGTAGACAGGCTTGTCACCATAATTAAAAATAGTAACTTTATCTGTCCCAATTTCGTGTGAGCCGTCAATTAAAGTATGATTGATTTCAATATAATTGATAAATTCTTTCATTACTGGGACAATATCTATCATAATTTGTTTAAATTGTTTGTAATGAGGTTGCATATCGTCCCACTGGTAAAGTTTCATATTGTCACCTTTGCGTAATTTAGCGATTTCTGAACCGATTTTTTCTAATAAAATGGTAATTTTATCTTTATACTCAGTTACCTCTAAACCACTGATACCGCTTATTTTTGCAAATGTTTCTCCAATGTCTTTAGTTAAGTTATCTAAATCACCTTTATGTCCGTCTAACATCTTTAAGTATTTTTCATAATTAAAGTAAACTAACTTCTCGATAGGGGTGCCAGAGTCAAGTTTTTTCTTGTTTAATGGATTTAATTCCCAAAGGTCAATATAATCAATGTATCCCTCTGTGTTTTTGAAGTCCAACTCAAAATAAGAGTGAGAGTCAAAGTAGGGGTAAAGATTGTCAATCTCTTCTACCGATAAATCATTAAATTGCTCATATTCTTCATCGTTTACCATGTATACACGAATATAAGTTAATCTTGCATTTTTGTTTCTCTTAGCTTGTTTAATTGTGATTGAATTATCTGCTGCTTTACCAATAAATCTAAAAGTATTAAAGTCATTACTTTCATTGGTTGAAATTGTATCACCAATTTGAATTGTTGAATTTTGATTTGGGTCATAAGCTACTGCGACATATTTTTTGCCTTCAACAATATTGAGAGGGGAGGTTAATACTCCACCGTTCTTGATAATTTGAACTTCTTCTTGTGTATTTAATGCGAAATTACCAGTGGAACCAACTTTAATCCAACCTTCACCGATACCATCTCTTGAGCTGTCAATATCGAATGTTCCGTGATGACCTAACAAGTTGCGTCTGTACACAAACTCATGAACACCTAAATCATTAATTTCATAATCTTTTTCATGGATACGAATCTTACCATTGTTGCCGTGCACACGCATATAGTAGTTACGCCCATTAATACCGTTAAATCTTTTTCTTAAATGGACGTTGTTAAGTGTAATTCTCTTTGACTCGTCATCATAAGAAATATTAGACTTATCACCAGAAACAACTTTCCAGCCATCTGGTATTCTATCTTTATTCTTATCAGTAAAAAATTCTTCAATATTTGCATAATTTGTTCTTGCTACGTACTGTTTTAAAGATTTACCTAATGAGTCAGCTAAACGACGCACTCTTGAAAATTCGCCATTATACTCATTAATGAGTTTGTCAGTAGCGCTAGTAGAGAAATCGTATTCTTCCTCTAAAATTTCTGAATATCTTCTAGAGCTATTAGTGGTGAATTCTAAATCCACATAGCCATCATTGATAACATTGTGAGATAATTCAGACGTACCAGTAACCATTGCGTAAACAACAATATGCATGTTTGATTCTTCTTCAGTATCAAATTTTAACTCTTTAAAAGTGCTAGTATCAATCCATCGTCTTAAAGCCATTAAGTTTTGTTGTGTTAATTTATGCTCATCAAATAGGAGTCGTATTTTAAATTTTAAAGGCTCTTCGTTGTATCCTAGCAAATATGCCTTATCACTATATCTTGTTTTTTCAACAATCAAGTTACGGTCGGGAAGGAATGTCTCCTTCGCCAAACCGCTGTCTGATTGAACATTAATAACATTAAAGTCCTTTGTGTGTTGACCGTTAAAGATGAAGTGAGGAGCATTGCTTAACTCTGTATATTCCATAGAATATAAGTTCCTCAATTAGTTTTCATCTCCTTTTAAATCGTTCCTTTTTTTCTTAATGCGTTTTCTAATGTACCAACTAAATCGTCAACTTCTTTCTTACTTCCGTTGAAGTTCTCGATATTGACTAATGACTTAGCTTGAGTATTGTTATTCGTAGTAACATTAGTTGATTTACCAATGTCTTTAGGTTTAACAATATCTTTAATCTGTAGACCATTCAGAATTGCTGATGGAGCTACTGCATTTATTTGTTTAATAGCGGCTGCAGTGGCTTCACTTAAAGGCTTAGGTTTCAAACTCGAATTAGGTACTGGGTTATTACCTTTATCTTGTTTTTGCAACAATTGTGCAACCTCTAACAAGTTTTTGAAAGTCTCATCAATACCATCGATAATATTTTGTCCAACCGAATTTCCAATGTCTTTCATGTTGTCAGAAACAAACTTGGTTAAGTCTTCGACCATTGCTTTGTACTTATCAATCTGGCCAGCCATTAATTCTTCCTGAATGCTATTGAATCTTCTTGTATCTTCTAATAGGTCAGTAAATGCTTTATTCAAGTCTTCTTTTTGTTGTGTTAATTGGTCATTTTTGTCTTGCAACTCATCTTGTAATGCTTGCTTACGGTCTTCTCGATTCTTGTTTCTCAAATAGGTTTCGTATTCTTCTTCACCTTGTCTGAGTTGTTCACGTAAGTCTTTAAGTTTCTTTTGGTTAGCTAAACTGTCGTCGCCAAGACGTTGCGCAATCTCATCTCTGATTTTGTTGAGATTTTCTGTCTTTTCTTTAACATCTTTTTGGAAAGTTTCTTCTTGTGCTTCTTCGTCAATTAATTTAAGTTTCTTATTAATTAACTTCTCGTATTCTTTATATTCGTCGTCATATGCTTTAGTAGCAACCTCTAATTGCTTTTGGTAAACAGTTTTCATTGAGTTGATAATACTATTTGCTAACTCGAATCTTAGGTTATGCAACGACTTGTTATTCTCTTGTAGAGCGTTAGTGATTTCTTCAATTGAATCTTTAATCTTTTCAGACTGAGCAGGTAGCTTCTTGTATAGTTTTAATTGCTCTTCAAGCTCTTTTTTGTTTTTCTCCAATGCTTGTTGCTCTTTAGCATAACCATTAAGCATCTTTTCTTGACCGTCTCTAAATAAATCAATTTGGAACTCTGAATTAACAAATGCGTTTTTGTATTCAGCTTTTCTTAATTCAGCTTGAAATTCTTTTAATCTGCGAGCATTGATAGTTAATTGACGTTCAATAGCCAAGTCGGCTGCTTCTTTCAAGAATTCATGCGCTGATAAAGTAGCATCATCAAAAGCAGTTTTCATTTCTTTGATTTGATTTGTAAGACGCTTCTTTAACTCGGCGTTTTTCTTAACTTTCTTAGCTTGTGCTTCCAGTTGAGTTATGTAGAATTTTGTTTTCTCAGCAAGTTTAGTTGCTTCTTTGTGTTGTTGAGTAGTTAAATCAACTAAAGTTTTGGCTTGGTCTACGTTAGCTGGGTCAAGATGACCTTTCTTCTTACCAATTGAGTCAATACTTCTTTGTATCTTTTCTGTGTCTTTAGTATAGTCCTCGATAATTTGGTCGATTAATGAAGCAATAATTTCACCACGTGCACGCATAATGCCCGAAGCAATGTCCCGAACATTTTGTTGCGCTTCTCGCTTAACCTTTTCTAGCTCATCTCTAAAGGCTGTTTGTTTGCCTAATATACCGCCTTTATTCTGTTTAATAACTTTGTCGATATATTTAATCTTGTCTTGTTCCCAACCTTTTTCTAGCTCCTTAGAAGTTTGAAGTTGTTCATTCTTTTTACGCCAATCTTTACTATTACGACCTTTTTCAAACTCAATCTTATTAAGTTCGTATTCATATTTGGCTGACTTAGCTGCTTGCAACTCTCTAGAATGGTCAAAAGAGGCTATATTAGATTTATGGATATTAAACAAGTTCTCATTTTTAGCTTGCACATTTCTTACTAATTCAAGTTGCGTATCCATCAGTTTTTTACGTAACTCATCAACTTTTTGCTTCATCTTTTCAGATTCGTTATGTTCGTTAATACCAGCTTCAATCTCAGCTAACATTTGCTCTTGAGCTTGGTTATAACTATCAACCATAGCTTGTGATAATTCTCCAGTAGGTATGTCTAAGTTACCCATATTTCTGAAGTCAAATTTTCCGTTATCACCAGCAATTCTTAAGTATGGCTCTGGATTAATAGCTCTGTTCCAACCAGTAAATGAAGTACCAGCAGCTGTGAATCCTTTACCTTCATTAACTTGGAAATGCAAGTGAGGACCCGAAGAATTACCTGTATTTCCCATACGTCCAATTAATTGACCAGCAACTACTTGTTGTCCTTTTTTAACTCGTAAGTCACTCAACATATGCATATATGTGAATGTTTTATTCAACTTAGGGTTGTAAATTACAATTTGGTTACCTCCACCATAATTACTCCAACCAGAAGATAAAACGACACCACCACGCGCTGCTCTGATAGGGGAGCCAACGCTAGAAGCATAGTCAACACCATAGTGTGGAGTGTTAGTTCCATAGTAGTGACCGAAAGGCGCAGTTTTCTTCCAACCAGCAACAATACTTTGTCCTGCATTAGTTACTTTAACTGCCGAACCACCGTTAGAACCTTTAAACTGCTTGTAATACCTATTAGCCGCTGAATTACGCTGTCCTTGAGCAACAACACCGGCACGTTCAAATTTACGTTGGAATGCATCAGCGGCACCAATGACTGAACCTGATGCTTTTAACGCATTTAGCGCTCCACGTTCTGTCGTTTGTAATTCTTGCCACAAGAAATCTAATTGTGTGTTCAAGTCAGCCCAAGATTTACCACGTCTTTTTGCAAAGTTTCTGAGATTATCAGCACGACCGAATGACCACTGTACTAAGCCAATACCAGTGCCATTAGGCTCTTTAGCATTAGGTAAGAATCTTGATTCACGTTCAATATTACCCATAATACCTGCAACCGCATGCTCGGATAAACCTTTGCCACGTAAATAGTTCCAAACTTTCTCTTGAGTTGTAGAACCAACTGCGCCAATAGACGCTGTTTTACCGCCGTCTAAGCCATTCGCAGTAAATTTCAAGTAAGGAGCGTTATAATCACTATTTACCAATCCGTATTCAATAACTTGACCAGCTTTAATTTGTTCTTGCATGGATTTAATTTGCTCATTAAGTTTTTTCGTTTTTTCATCTATTAATTTGTTTTCTGCTTTTAATGAGTCACGATATTTTTGAGACCAGACAGCATATTTTTGTGTGTTTAATTTTTGTTTTTCTAGCTGGAAATTGACTTTGTCTAAAGCCATCTGTAATTCATCAGCAACATAAGTTGTTACTGTAAATGTTTTGTATAATTTCTCAACACTTACCCCAGCAGAAGCAGCTTCTTTTTCAAGTTTATCAGCTTCTTTAGATGCTTTGTCCATTGCCTTACCAGCTTTGCCTAAACCTTTGGAGGCTCTGTCTCCACCTTTACCCGTCTTATCTAGTCCATTTCCTAAGTCTTTTGCTACTGAGCCTAATTTGCCAGCCGAGTCAGCAGCTTGTTTAAACACTTTATCTCCACCGATAATGCTGTCGATAGCGCCATCAATAGTTTGCCCGATTTGCCATGAATAAGTTAAGTTAGCAACTGTTGAATCAGTAGATGCTTTTGCAGCATTCCAACTTTTCTCGATATAGTCAGCATATTCTGCGGTATTGGTATCTTTGGGAGCTTCAGGGATATCGGCGAATGCCTCATCAGCAATCCTACGCAATTCGTTAATATGAGCAGCCCATTTTTTACCTAAGGCTTGCAAAATAGCTTTTTCTAAAGCATCTTTTTTCTTACCTAAAGTTCCATAGTTGGACAAGTCTACTCCATAATGTTGAGCAATTTGGTTCACTAATTTTTCTTGTTGTTTAGCTGAACCATGGTTATATATATCGGTAATCCCAGCTTTTAATTCAGTTAAAGTGTTATAATTACTGGCATCAATACCATAGGTTTGCATTAAATGCTCGGCAAGTTCAGTACCTTTACCAGCAACTGAATTATAATAAGCCTCGCTATTGTCTAATTTTTTCTGTAAATTAGCATTGAAGTTTTCAGTTTCTTCATCTTGTTTGGCTTTAATAAATTCAGTTAATGCTTCATGGTTATTGGCTACGCCTAAAACTTCTTCACCGTATTTTTCGACTAAGCTAGTTAGGTTGTTCCAAGATAAATCGCCTTCAGACAATTCATTAAGTGAATTATTCAAAAGCTCGTGAGTATTTCCGGTCTCTCTTAACGAATCAGCAAGTTGTTTGTTTGCTTCCGCTTGTTTCTCACTAGCTTCAGCATTGTCCTCTTTTGCTACTGTGTTTTTATCTACTGAGTTCGTATTTGCATCAATTTTCTTTGCGGTTTCAATAGAAACTTGACCAGACCTACTTATTGATGCAGAGTAACCAGTCTCAGCTTCAATATTAGTTTCTAAACTTTGTTTTAACTTATTTTGTTCTTCTTTTGAAAAATTGGCAGCTCTAGCAGCGTCTAAAATTGCTTGAGCTACCTTAGTGTAAGCAGCTTGTAATACTGGCAATCTATCTGCCGTTCTGTCTCGTTTTTGGCATTTTTAAAGCTATTTAATGCTGCTTCGTATTCTTGCATCTTATTTGCAAATCCAGCATCTTGAGTTAACAAACCATTTAATGTAGTAAATGTGTTCTTTGCGTCTTCACCCGACTTTGCAAACTCTTGTACAGATGTGCTTAAAGAAATTAAAATTGCTTTCCCCGAGTCACCAATAGAATAGTTAGCTGTTTTGATTTGTTCTATTTGAGAGGTGAAGAGACGAGCTTGTGCGTCAATTGCTGCGTTGTCGGCTGCTGTAGCTTGAGCCTTTTTACTTTTATAAGAATCTAGTGCACCGATAATTCTATCGAGAGAAGAAATACTTTCTTGGTCGCCATTTTTTCTTGCTTCTGCTAAAAGTTTTTGCGCTTCTGCTTGTCTTTTTTCTGCTTCTTCTAAAGATTTAACTTTATCAATTCTAGTTTGTAATTGATAAATCTCGTTATTATTACCGTTTGGTGTTCCAACAGAACCAGCACGTTCTCTTAGTTTTGTTTCTGGGTCTTTGTGTATGCTATCACTAAACCAATTTCCTTTTCCGCCATTTAGTTTATTAGCTTCCTTGACCGAATCGTCATATTGTTTACGTAAATCGGCTTCATTCTTAATACGAGCATTTTCTTTCTCAATCTCAAGTTGCTGTTTCATGAGCTCGACACGCTCTTTTAATGTATTACTATTAGCTGATAGGGTAGCACCATATTGACCTTCAGATGATACTAAGTCCGGAAAAATATTCTTAATTTGAGATACAGTTTCTTTATATTGAGCTGCTTCTGTATCATCGAATGATTTACCAGAACGCATTTTCTCTTCAAGTTGACCATACTTATCAATCAACTTATCAATTTCACCAGTACCGCCCATGCTCTCAATTGTCTGTTTGAGAGTATCTTGTTGCATTTTATAATTTTCAGCAGCGTTTGAAGCACTGTCGAACTTAGAAATAACCTTTTCTAGTACAAATGATATACCTGCAATTGCGGCTCCAACTAAAGTAGCAGAAGCTAATCCACGCATAGCTGCTTTAAACCCATTTACTGCAACTGTAGCTACTTTGCTAACTGTTGCGGTAGCTGTCGTCTTAATATTGCTAGTATTTAATGCACTTGAAGTAAGCAATGCTTGTGTAGTCAGTGTTTTTTGTGAATTCGCAAAGGCTAGGGTAGATGTACTTGCTGCTTTTGCTTTAGAAGCTGCCACATCATATTTCTCAAGTGATTCGTCCATTACTAATTGAGAAGCTGCACCAACTTGATTATCTTTTATTCTACCTTTACTGCCTTCAAGTACCATTCTCTCAACAACTGTACCATCAGCTTTTTTCATTTTTTGAGTGACTGACTCTAAGTCATTAGCTTCTGCAATAAAGTTAGCTATACTAAGTCTAGCATCTTCAAAGCCACCTCTAACATTTTTTGAGAAGAGGGACATTGTCCCAGCTAATGTGCCAATTAATACTGAAGTCGAGCCTAACTCTTGAACATGTCTTGTTAGACCAGTCATTAAATTAGTGAATAATCTTAAACCATCTAACATTCCAGATTTAACAAATGCATCACCAATAGCAACTGCAAATTGTTCAATTGATACTTTAGCTCTATTAACTTTAGCTTCAACAGATTCTAAATATTTTTGGTTCTCGGCAATCGCTGAACCAGCTGAATTTTCTGATGTGTTTTTAATCTGTTTATATAGTGAGTCAGCTTTTGATAGGTCATCTAGTAATACTTGCATACGTTGATAGTGGTATGTTCCACCAAGCCCACGTATGACAGCAGCTTGTTGGTCTTTATCAACATTTTTAATTTTTTGAGATACTTCTTCTAATAAAGCGATTGCGCTCTTTAACTGTCCGTTAGAATCTTTCATATTGATTCCTAAATCAGTAATGGTGTTCTTACCTGTACCCACATATAGCTTAGGTAATACGGCTTTTAAGAAGTTACCAATTTCGTCACCAGATTGTTTAGTCTTTGCTGTTAAAGCACCGACAATTGCGTTAGTTTCGTCAAAAGTTAGTCCCATTGATTTAGCAGTAGAGCCAGCTTTTGCTTGACCTTGCGCTAATTTTTCAACAGTAGTTGCATATTCGTTAGAGATTTGGTTGAGTGAGTCAACTTGTCTCATAGCATCAGTAGCTGATGTTTCCCATTGAGCTGACATCGATGTTAAGTATTCTGATGCCTGTTTTGCATCAATTTCACCAACGTTGGAAGCTATTAAAGCAGCGTTACCAAATACAGTAGTATCAGCTTCACCATAGCCCTGTCTCGCAAACTCAGCATATACGTCTAACACATTACTAATCGTTTGACCATATTGTAAGGCAGCGTCATTAGCCCGTAAGAATACAGATTCTAAATCAGCATTATCATTCATTACTTTTGATAAAGTAACCATTTTAGAGTCAATATCGGAGATGATTGATAAGAAGTTTTGACCACTTCTAATTGCACCAAAAAACAGAGTGGTAGCACCCATCCAAACAGGGAACTTAATCATTGCTTGCCTGAATGACTCAACAAATCCTAGCTGTGACCTTGTAGCACGTTCAGCTTCAGCAGTAATAGTTCTAACTTGTCCTTGAATTTGAGACATTTGATAAGCTGCTTCTTTTCCGAAAGTACCACTACCATTTGAATTAAGATTCTGTAATTGTCCTTTTAATTGTGAGGTGGCACGTTTATCGATTGTACTAGCTAATCTACGTTCTGCTCTATCAATTTGTGCAAGTAATGAAACTTGTTGGTTTAATAATTTATTTTGCTGAGAATAATTAAGCAATAAGCCGTCAGCACTCTGTTTTACTTTATTAAATTCTGATGATAGATTATTGACACCACCAGTATCAATTTTTTTATCAAAATTATTATATTTATCAGTCACCTTGGCGGCTTGACCCTTACTAATTTTACCTTGGGTCTCTAATTTATTAATTCTTTCAAGCTCTTTTGAAATTGCTGATTGAATCTTTTCTTGTTCTTTTAATTGTTCATTTTGTAATGTATAATTTTTAAGCAGTCTGTCAGCTTCAGATTTAGCTTTAGTGAATTGTTCTGGGTTAATCACTTTATTATCTTTAGCCAAACGGCTAAGCTGATTGTATACATTTTTAATATTTTCGGCTTGAGAAGTAGATAACTTTTGTTTTTCGACCATTCTGTCTAAAGCACTTACTTCTTGCTCCATAGATTTAACCATAGAATCATGAGTTAATTTTCGTGCCTTTTCTTGAGAATTTAGGTCTGCTACTTTTTCTAAACTTAATGAGCCATCACTATTAGCTTTGTAGTTATAACTTTCTTTTCCTAAAGTTTTTCCTAATTCGTTAATTCTTTGTAAATTAACTTGATATGATTGCAACGCACCATTAGCATCTTTGATAGATTTAATTTCAGTACGTAAAGAATTGTCTCTTACACTAGAAAGCTCATTACTTAATTTACTTACATCTGAGTATGTTTTTTGTAGATGTAACATCGAATTGTTTATTTTTTCGATTTCTTGAGTTTGTCCTTTAGAAGTCGTGGAGGATACTGTACCAAGACCTTTTTGTGCATTTGTTGATATTGACTTCCCAGCTCTTTGAACTGCATTAGTATCTACATTTGCATCAATATTAACTTTAATCTTATTCTTTGATAAGTTATCAGATAGAGTTGAAATAGCTTTTTTAATGTTTTGCTTACTTTGAGTTAAATTTACATCTAAATCAACTTTAACTTTTCTTAATTGACTTGATTTATTTAAGTTATCTATAACACTGTTAGCACTTCTTCTTAAATCGTTTGAAGCACCTTTAGTTTGTTTAGCTTCAATATCAATTGAAACCTTGTTTATATTCTTTTCAATTTCTTTAATCTTTTCGTTTATTTGTTGACGAGAGGAGCTTGAATCAACGTCTAAGGTTGACAAAATTCCAATATTAAATCCATTTGCCAAAATTTTCACTCCTTGTGTTTTCTTCACCGTACTTTTTCTATTATTCAAGTCTCTCGACAATTCATTATTCTCGAGAGAATTCAGTAATAGAATCACTTGTTAAAAATATTATTACGTTCGTCGTCAAAATCCCTTAGGTCATAAATTTGAGTTGTATTTACTGATTCGTGATGTGCAACATGTTTTGATACATGTTTAATATCCACACCTTTAACTTCTAAGAGATAAGTAATACAGCTTGCTTTAAATATGTGTGGATTAATGCGTCGCCCTAATATTGGAGACAACACACTTTCGCAAAAATAATCAGCCCAACTAACGCTCATTTGTCTAATATTATCGCCACGTTTCAAAGCGAAAATATATTCATGTTCAAAACCACGTTTATCTAGCCATATTTTGATGTACTTCAACGCTTCATCATTTATCATGTACTGAAGCATTTTTCCATCTTCTCCTCTGCCTTTACCTCTGATATTGTGCGTTAATATGTAACTACCTTCTTCATTGAAAGGGTAGTTGACAATCTCAGATTTAAGTTGAATGATTTCAGCACGTCTTGCCCCAGCATTAAAAGCCACAGCTAACCATGCCATACCTAAATAGTTTTCATCACTTTCAAGAGCTTCCATCATCTTTAAATATTCTTCATGTGTAATTTTTATTTTTTGATACGTTTGATTTTTCACCACTGGAGGCAAACCTTTCATAAAATTTCTAAAGGTTTGAAATAGGGGTTCTCCGTGCTCGTTAACATATTCATCATCGTCAGTTAAATACATTTCAATCCAAGAGCAAAACGAAGATATAGCAGATTTTTTAAGATTAATTCCGGAAGAGGACATTTTACGATTCTCACGTAAGTAATTTATAAACCTTAGTCCATCACGTTTTTTAATCTTATATAATGGCTTGTCATTCAAACTTTCATAAACAAAATATGCGAATTGCTTTAAAGCTGAACGATATTGTTTTTTAGTTTGTTTTGAAGCATCAATCGAATTTAAAAACTCATCAATTAATTCTCGGGTTAGGGGATTTACTTTTTGCCACATTTCATCAGTGACCTCAGGTAACTTTTGAGCACGTTGACGTAACATGTTTTTATTTATTGTCACGGCATTTCCTCATTTCTATTTAACACTTACATTGAAACCTCTTTTTCTTAATCCTTTATAAAGAGCTTCCAACATGTCATTTCTGCTTGCAGATGAAATCAAATTAGAGTATGCATATTCGGTGTAAGGACGAGCTGGCATTCCAGTGCTAGGGTTACCAGCAAAACCATCTATACCTTCGATTAATTCGTTGATAAATTCGTCTAAATTTTCACCATTTCCTTTAGTAACATTTTCGATTAAAAAAGACATTTTTTTATCTGAAATATATGGCATGCTTATAACAAAATTATCTGGGTCTTTTAAACCTCCAGAGCTACCACGTCGCTCATACCTTTTAGGCTGATACACGTCATATACACGTCGTTCCATTTCCATAATTAATTCATCTCTAATAACATCAAAGACCTCGTTATTAATCGTGTCCTTTAAAGCAATTGCAAACATTGACTCTAATTGAGACAAATCTGAGACTGTCTTATTCTTTGCCATCAAAGTTTCCTTCTTTAAGATTTTCTTTAAACTTTTTACGTGCGTTTTCTAATTTATCTTCATATGTATTCAAGAATTCCACAGTACTTGTCATTAGTGCCGTACTGTTTGCAAACATATTATTAACTTTTTTCACTTCACCAAAAAGAAAGACGTCATTAACGATTTCTTCTAATAGTCCAGTTTCTAATAAAGCATTGTAGTAATTAACTAACTCACTTAAACTTTTAGCTTTTTCCATTTGGACGCCAAAGTGTGTGAACTTTTTAATCATTAAAAAGTACCAGAATAAGATAATGTGAGTTTCACCACTTGTGATTGACTCCATAATCTTTTTATCTTCCTTATTTTCTGATTGCGTATACACTTGAAATTCTTCAATAATCTCTGTAATCTTAGTTCGAGAGAAATATGGATAGAACTGCATCGTTTCACCATTACTTAACGTATAATCAGAAATTTCATCATATTTAGACGCTTGATTAACTACGTCAGTAATATTAATTACATTTTCTTGGGTAAATTCACTGTTTTTCTTATTTTTATTTGACACAATAAAATTCTCCTTTTATCCCATTTTTAATTCAAAAATAAAAAGGGAGCATTACGCCCCCTTAAAAATTAAACTGTCTCAGTATCTCCGAACTCTTCCTCTTCTTCCTGAGGATTATCAACTACATTAATTGTAATCTTGTCTGTAGACTTGTCTAAAGTAGCAGTTACAGTAGATACACCTTGAGAACGACCTTCTACTTCTCCAGTAGGGGAGACGGTAGCAAATTGTTCATGACTTGAAACATATTCGACTTCGTTTTCTCGTCCTTCAGGTGTGACAGTTACTGGTAATTTATATTTTTGTCCTACTTTAACAGTTTTAGTATTACCTTTAATATCTACCGAAGCCTCAACTTGCGACTCCTCTTCAGTGTCTTCACTATCAGAGTCACCGCTATCTTCTTCTAACTCAGACTTCGGTTTGCTTACTTTTTTTCAGCAGCGTCCTTGTGTGGTGACATGAACCAGTTACCGATTTCTTTCGTTTTCGGGTCAGCTGACGCAACCAACTTAATTTCTGGTGCCAATGCTTCACCTGCTTCAAGTCCTAATTCGAATTCAGCAGAAGGTGTAACATTATGGAAAATTACGAATAAGTCTTCAACAATTGACTCTGTTTCTGCTTCATAAATAATTGTGTTAAGTTGAGCTTTGTATTTTTCAGCAAATCGGTCAGCACGGATAGAAATAGATTTACCTTGACGTTCTTCTTTGTATACCGCTTGACCTTCTTTACCTTTTTGGTCTTCAATCTCACTGATTGTTGCAACACCACTTGAGAATGTCGCTTCGTGGTTGTCACCTTTAGAATCAACAAAGATTCCAGAACCACTAAACTCCGTATCTTTAAGTGTAATTTTGCCACCATTTTCAATTTCAACAGTGTCTACTACTTCAATTTCAAGTGTTTGGTCGTCCATAACCTTAACACCTTGAGTGGCAGCTAACCATTGAGGATTAAATACAGCGTCTTTTACTTCAATCTCTAATTCTTTGTTCGATTTGATAGTGTAAAGGGTACGGTTCCCAATACCACCTTTGATTTGGTCTTCATCTACTGATTGTGAAATACTTGTTGATTGAGCCGTACCAGTAGCGATTTTAAAATTGTCACTCTTACGAGTTAAAAGTACGTCCGCAACGTCTTGGATATAAAGCATATAATTTATTCCTCCTGAATAATGTTTAATAATTTATTTCTATTACTTACTATTTCTTATGCCAGATAACTGTTTCTTAAACTCATTGAACTGTTTATCCGTGTTCTTTTCTTCATATTGTAAATCAATATTTTTAGTCCAGTTTTCAATATCAACGTCAGTTGCAACTGTTGCAAACAATCTGGTAGTTTCATAGTTTATTAAGTAAGCAATTCTTTGAAAAGCGTGTTGTAACTGAAATGCGTTCCATTTAGAAATGACACTGAAGTCAATTCCTGAATATGTTACGCAAGTCGTAATCATTGTGGATAGATTAGGGGAGTCATCAGTGTTACCTGTAAAGTAAAGCTCTTTCTTGTCTTGACCACGTTGAATTTTTGGATTTAAAAAGGCTATCTTTTCAGTTTGGTTGTTTAATGTCATTAATATTTTTCGAATTTCATCGAACTCTTCATCAGTTAAACCAAATAAAAAGTCTCTAACCTCAGTTAAATTTTTTTCTTCATCTGTCTCGTTTTGCTCATCAAATTTATAAAACAAGGTGAATCTCAAAATGATAATATAATGCTGCAAATACTCACTAAAGTATTCTTTCAAAAGATAGAAAAGGGGAAGTTCATACAGTTCTTTTAACATCTCATGGACTTTTTCATCTGTTACTTCTTTGTTAGCAAGTTGATACGCTTTGCCTAACTCAGCTAATAATTTCTTTTTGCCATAAGATAGAATAGAAATAGAACTCACACGCTTCATGTATTCTTCAATTGAAAAAGGCTTAAACTCTCCATAAGGTGTATTAACAGGTAACCCTAATATTACTTTGTCTGCTATAACATTAGCATCTAACATTGAATCACCTAGCCTTATCCGTAACTAAATATTTTTGCTCAAAAGCTAAATATTCTTTTGGTGCTTCTCTAGGAAAAGAGTTGGCAAGTCTAGTTTTACCAATACCTGCTATGTTTTTGTTTACAAACAAAGTATCTAATCTATCACAAATTTCCTCAATTCTATGTGCGAATGAATAATCATTATGGGACAAGATTTGAAAAACGATTTCTCTATCTACTAATGTATGATTGCCAAATTTAGCTTTAGATTTACCATAATAAACAAATAGAACTGTCTTTTTATATTCCTCAATATCATCTGTTTTTTGTGTTGTTCTAATGTGGTCATATACTATTTCATCATATTCTTCTTCATCTAAATCTAAAATGTTAGGTAGTGATTCATCTGTGAAGTCAACATAGTCTCCGTTAGAATCAAGTGGATTATAATGCAACAGCCTCAGTATGTGTTCATCATTTTTAATAACATCAATAAACTTTTGTTTTATGTCTCCTCTATTAGAAACTTTGTATTTAATGCTCATACTCATTTTCAACTGCTTTCTGTGCCGACAAAGCGATATATCCTTCATCACCAACAACTTTATCTAACTGTATGTCTGTAATCTTATACGTGTCATTAAACAATTCAAACTCATAATTGAGAGTTACATGATTTAAATATCGAGACTCATAACGCATGTAAATAATTACTCTTCCTTCGGTTAAAGGTAAAATAGCATTGTCCGAAATAGAATAACCTTTAACATCAACGACAATAGGAATACTTTCGTATTCGTATTCATATTTGTAAGTAAATGCACCATTATGTCCTTTAACTTTAATTTTCTTTTTCTCAGTGGGAAGTTTGAAATCTTCGTTACATAACTTGCCATACAAGTTGGGATAAATGTCGTTGTCGTTCGACCTCATAACTAGATAAGTATAATTTCTATGCTCAATGTAATTGCCAATCTTTGCATGTTCAGAGTCTGGCGGAAACAAGAAAGTTCTGTCAAAGAAGTCTTTTTGATAAATACTTACTACTGATTTAGCTTTTTCACCATTTACCTTTACGTCTGTAAGGGTAGGGGAGGAATAAAAACTTCTAGCTGCACTTTGTCTACTTGCTTCAATAACATGTTGGCTCAAAGTAATTCCATACGATGTATTTACTTTTTTGTATCTTTCAAAGTAATCCATTATGAATCTTTCTTTCTAAATCTATTTCTAAAACTGTAAGCATTTTTCATAGCTTCAACATCAGACTGATATTCAGCCTTTGTTGATTTTAACTCTTTAAGTAAGGTAGCTTGTGAATATTGTTTATAGTCTTTAGAGTTCAGTAAGATTCTCATATTATCTTCCGAGACAATGAACTTGTCGAGATGGTTAATAACCATTATGTTAGCTAAAATTTCTTGTTCTAAAACAGATAAATCAGAGATAAAGACGTTGTCTACATATTCAGCTTTTTTATCTTCTAGTTGGGTAAAGTAAGCGAGAGCTTGAATCAACTTCTTTTTTAAGTCTTCTTCAAGTGTTTCTTTATCTAATTGAGCATAAGAGAAATCGGTGATTTTGGATAAAAATTTGTCATAAATTAAATTGAATTCAGTCAAGAGTATAACCTCCTAACCGTTTAATACTGATAATGATTGGTCGACATTTAAAGACTCTTCAATAGCACGAATGACATGCACATTTGTAAGTTCTCCAGCTTCATACTTTAACTTCATCGTTTGATAAATATTTTCTTTAATTGATGAAGAGAACTTTGCTAACTCTTCTTTTAAGACATTAGTATCTAGTTCAAACAAGTCATCTAACTGTTCAGGAAGCAAAACTTTATCCATATATTTTTTAATTCCTAAAAATTCAACAGCTTCTTCATCATCAACAAACAACCAACCTTTTTCAAAAATACCACGGTTAGAGTTTTTCATGATTTGTAAGTCTTCAATCGTCATATAATCTGAATCCAAATATTCATCTAATTCTAAGAAACCGTTGCCTTTACGAGCTTCATAAATAAACGATGCTTGTGACATATTGATAACTAATACCTCTTGACTCAAGTCTAGCTTTGGTTTAGTTGTACGTTTACGTGTAGTTGTTGTAGTCTTTTTAGCTGCCGATTTTGCAGCAGTTTTCTTTACTGGCTTTTCTTCATTTGCTACTTCCTCAACAGTTTCATTCTCAACTTCTTCTTTTTTACTTCTAATTGCCATTTCAGTTTGCTCTCCTTTGATAAGAATAGAAAAGCTCCCTTAAGATAGTAGGGGAGCTTAATTAATGTTTCTGTAATTATTAACCTGTGATTTCTACTGCACCATATTTAGCACCAGTAATGACAGCAACACCGACGCTAGAAATAACATCAAGTGATACTTGCATGTCAGTACGGTAAGTTTCAGAGCCGCCTTCTTCACGCACATGATAGTAACCATCAAACACAACTTTAATTAATTTTTCGTTAGCTGAAGGTAATACAAAAATCACATCGTTTTTAATACCAAATTCATCAGTGCCAGCTTTGTGGAATTGTGGAAGTGCAATAGCTTGATAACCATCAACGTGACCAAAATATCCCGTAACATTCTTTTCACCTTTTTGAGCATCTGATACATCTTCAGGTTTTAACTTACGTAATGCTGATTTAGTACCAACGATTACTGCTTCACCATTAGCTGCTTCAACATGGTCAGCAATACCTAATACTTTTTCTTTTAAAGTGCCATCGCTACCAGAAACATTGGCTTTATAAGTAGAGCCTAATTTGCTTACAGAACCATATAATGCTTGAGCGATACGTTGCGCTGTGTCGTTTACGAATGATTCAGCTAAACGTGCAGTTAATTTAGCCCAGTCAACTCGACCAGCCAAGAAACGTGTTAATTCTTCATACACACCAGCACCAATATATTGCATGTCTACTACTAATTCGTCGTTATCTAAACGTTTACGTAATACGTTTCCATTACCAGTAGAAATAGTTGCGATTGGGAATAATGCAATATCTTCCACGATAAACTTATTCTCATCACCGAAACTCAAGTTTTTGTATTCAGCGAATTGACCAAAAACTTCAGCAGTACGGTCGTTTACTACTGGAGCAATCGTGTCTTCGATGAACTCAAATAATTCAACTTTATGTTTGCGGAATGTACGCATATCTAGTTTGTCAGTTCCAAACTCCTCAATCATCTTTTGACGAATAGCGTCTGATAAGTCAGCGTTAGAAAAATTTGTAGTTGACTGCCCTTTAGAAGCAGCAATCGCCATTTTCTTTAATTCAGTATTTAATAATGTCATTTATTTTTAATCCTCCGATATGTTCAATAATTTATTTTACTTTTCGAATACGATAAGCAGGGCGACGGTCAGCACCAATTGTTGTCACTGCTTCTAATTTGAACGAACCTTCACCTTGAGCAAACTTACCATTTTGGATAGTCAATGCTTCATTCGCTTGTAGTGAATCAGTATGCAATTTCTGCTCAACTGTCACTGTATCACCAGCTTCTAAACGGTGCACACGCATTACTTTTCCTTGTTTGTTTACGAAATCTAAAGAATCAGATGATGCCTTCTTAGATGGGTCTACTTCTGGAGTTGTTACTAAAAAGTAGTTATCTTCAGTAGCAGTTACAGCATTGTATAAGCGGTCTTCACCTTCAACTAAATCTCCAAGACCAACTAAAGCCCCGTTCTCGTAATCTTTGTCAGCAAGGACTGATTCTACATAGTGACCTAATACACGGTCTAAGTTAATTTTTGCCATTTATATTATTCCTCCGATAATTTATTTATTATTTTAATTCTTCTAAGATAGCATCGAATTTACTTAATTTATTTTCTTTAGAAGAAACTCCAACTTTGTTAAATTGTGTAGCCGAATCAGCAGAATATGCTGAAGCTGATTGGTCGTTCGTCAATGACTTTTTACCAATAGTTGCAAAAATTTCTGTTTCTAATTCTGTGATGCTTAACTTATCTGATTTAGCCTTTAATTCCTCTAACTCATCACTTGTCAATTTGCTAGAATAACTATTAAACAACGAAGTAACTTTTTCTTGATGAACTTGTTGTTCCAAAGCTGAGTACTTTTCTTTTACTTCATTTAATTCTTTAAGAAGATTAGCGATGTCTTCAACTGAGTATTCTTTACCTAAGACTTTAATCAAATCAGTAACTTTCGGTAATTCTTCTTGTGCTTTCTGAATTTCTTTGTGTACTTCAGCTGCTTCTTCAATATCTTGCACGTCAACTGTTACTTGTTCTTTCACAGACTTAGAGTCTGACTCAGCTTTTAGTTCCTCGTCTTCCTCATCTTCCTCTTCGTCAGATGATTCATCTTCGTGACTGTTCTCTTTGTCTGAATCTTCTTCAGTGTCTTTATGTAAGTCGTCTTGGCCCTCTTCTTCTTCTAAACCATCTCCAAGTTCTTCGGTGTCTTCACCTAACGACACATCTTGGTCTTCTGACTCATCAAATTTAATCTTGTCTTTTTTCGACAATGTGTTTCCTCCTTCGCTTAATGAGAATTTAATAGCTTCAAATTGACTCATTTTCTCATTAATAAAATCTTTTGTGTTTGCAGAGAATCTCAATTCAACAGTGCTATTCTTCATTGCCGGTATAATATCTGAACCTAACAAGCAAGCACCATAAAACTTAAATTCATCAAATATTAAAATGCGACCATCGAAATATGCTTTATAATCTTCTGAAATCTCCATAGATTGTGAAGTAACACCATTCTTACCATAAAGAATTTCAATAGCATCGTCCCACTTGTTCCAAAGAATTCCCTCGACTGTCAAATAAACTCGTTCAATCATATCGTCTCCAACTCTAGTTTCAAACTGAGCATTATTGTCTTCGGGAATTACACCAAAAGGAACGGTAGTGTTAATTTCCTTAATATTTCCTTCATCAGTAATTACCAAGTCTGTTTCATGTCCTAAAAAGTCTTTTCTATTCTCGATTAATGAAATACTTCCCATGATTGGTGTGTTAGCTAGAGTAGGGATAGCTTTCTCAACAACTTCTTGTTTAAAGAAAGAGCCATTAAGATTTTCACCTAAGTGCATCAACCAAATCTTTACTTTAGTAAACCGTAAATCGTTTTCTTCCGACTCGAAAGTTTTTAAAACTTGAGTTGACATTGGTAAGCTGTTACTAAACTTATTCACTTTTATTCACCACCTTTTAAAGAACTCTCTTCATCTCTTCCTTGTGATGAATCAATATTTGTTTGTCCACTTTGACTAATCTCATCGCTTTCCTTTTGAGGACGCCCACCTTTAGAATCAGTTTCATTCTTATTCTCTAATGCTTTATTGATTCCTCCAGTATGAGAACTAGCTAACGGAACCATCTTGACATCTAAATCAAGAATCTCATTCTCTAATTCAAGGGTGGTCATTAACGTATGATAATCTTGCCCATGCATCGCTGCTATTTCACCTCTAACAGCGAACCCTAGAGTTCCAGACTTAATTAATTGTTCTAAATATTTATCCTCACTCATAGCAGTTACGTTCAGTAAAGTAACACGCCATTGAGTTTTTGCCACAATATTTCCAAATCTAATTTTTCTGTTCAACCAACGTTCCACTTGTCTGTAAAAGTTAATAACTAATTGTTCATCTTTCTTCACAGAATATTGTAATCCACCAGTTGAGTTCTTATCGTTGTTAAAAATGTGGGCTGAAACACCAGACGAATTATAAACATCACGTGTTGCTTCCTGAACTTTATCGCTCTTATCATCTTTGTCTAATTTAATAGGATTAATCTCCATTGGGGATACAATAGCTCCGATTTCTTCCGGTAGATTTTCATTCACCAACATGCTGAAATAATCTAAGGCATCAGAAGAAATTGAAAAGTTATCAGCTTGATAATCGTTGTTCTTGTTATCAAACATTGGAACTTTTTGGTGTAATAACATATAATTATTAATTTTAGCTCCAGCTTTTTTTAACTTTTTGTAGTCATTCAACTCCAACAGCGGTTCAAACATTGCTGAAAACGGTGGGAAAATTTCCACGTCATCTTCATTAAATTTAAAGCATACAGATTTTGTAAAATCTGGTTCAAACCATCTTTCACCATTATTAATCTTCATGATTTTGTAAGCTCTTTGAAATTCTTCTGGGAATGTAGCCAACAATTCTGTTCGATTTTCAAAATAAGTCAAATTGAAAGTAAATGTATACATACCATCAGCAATTCCATTGATTTTACAATAGTTAGGGTCTAATTTAAGTAAGAAGTAATTATCGTTATCTTCTATCTCATAACCGAAATAAATATCTTCAATTACACAAGTCTTAAAAACCTTGGATAACTCATGTTTAAGATTCATTTTATTAAGTTGTATGGATAATTTAGATAAGTCTTTTTTTACTTTATTTTCTCCCATAGCTTTAGTGTCATTATGAATCGGATTTAAAACATAATAAAAGCGAGCCATATTGATGTAATAGTTTAGCAAACTGCGATATTCACCAGAAGTTTTATACAACACATTAGATAGTTTAATTAGATTGCTATAAAACTTTTCAGGCTTTCTAATCCACTTTAAAACATCTACAATAGAAACTTCATCAAGTGAGGTTCTAGAAGTGTTATACAAAGCTGAAAGGCTGTGGTGATTTGCTAAAGGTAGTTTTCTTGCAGTAGAATAATTTCTTATGTATTCTTGAAATTTAGTAATATCTTTTTTATCTTCCAACGAACTTACTCACACCTTTCTATACTATTGCTTTTGGTTTTCTCATTGAACCAAAGTTTCTAAAGTTTGTTGTTTTTGTAGTACGTTGTAACTCACGTTCTAGAACGGTAGCAAATTGGTTTCCATAAGATACAGAAGAGTATCTATCCTTACGTGCCGTTCCGTATGTAACAAGTTTGAAAGCTCCGCCTTCCATGTTGACTTGTTCCAAGTTCATCGCTTCGTTAATAAACAATTCTGTTTGTCTAAACGGATATTTTAGTAATGCTTGAATGTTGTTCTTTAGTTGCGAGAATTTTATTTTATTATTGTTTCTCATTAATTCTTCGGCTAACTCTTCTCTTATTAGTAATCTAAACTTGCCACGCATAAAGTTGTCAGCTAACAAGTTAGCCATTTCCATATTTTTCTCGTTAGTTGCATTAATTGTGTAGATTACTCTCGGAGCTTCAGGAAATTTTGATGTAGCTGCTAATTTATCATCGTTATATACGTTTAAGGGCTCATATTCGACACCACGCTCAGTGTCTAACAATGGTACCCTCAAGTTATCCAAGATACCAAATCCAACGTTTCTTGAATCGAGTACGATATAGTCGCAATCAAAATCATCATAAAGCTGTCTAATTCTTATTGCTTGAGTTAGGAAGTCTTCTCCTTCCATGTCTTGCATATAAACCAGTTGCCGTTCATATTGCTTATTCTTAGGTACCAACCTAATCAAGCTAAACACAGAAGCGTCATTTGAGTTACCACCCATACGAGCGACATCGACAGATAGTATCCTTTTTTCTTTTGGCTCTTTTTTAGGGTTTACTATGTTTGTGTGCTCAGTAACCTCTCTTGGATAAAAAGCATCAGTAATTTTTCTGTTAATATCAATCTTGTTGAAATTAAAGAAAGCTGACTCTGATTCTCCCCACCAACGAGCTTCCATTTCCATAGCAAATTTCATCTTAGTGAAACCATCAGCTTGTGCTTCAGCCTTCATACTTTCATGCGAATATAATTTCTCTTGTACACCGGTGTAGTAGGGGACATGACAAACAAATGACTTTAATGCGTCTTCACTCTTTTTCTTCAACATATGTTTTGTATAGTTTAATGTTGTAGTATATCCCCAGTGAGACTTATACCATGCTGAAGATAAATACATTTGCATATTTTCTTCACGTTTGTAATCTTTGTATTCTGGTTTAGTCAAGAATAACGGTTCACGTTGTGACGTCAACATCTTTTTAAATACCGAGTTAATAATATCAGGGTCAACTTTTACAAACTCGTCAACCAAAAGCAAATTAGCACGATAACCACGAGCGTTGTCATTTGAAGCAGCTACTCTAATCCAACTACCGTTTTGAAATACAATAATTGGTTTTTGATTACCAGTCTTTAATTCAGCTATTTCTCTTTGTAACAATGGGGCATTAGGCAAAATTTCATTCTCAATCTTCTCAAGAATCAAGATACCTTGTGACTTAGTAGGGGCTGTAACAACTATCTTTGTACCCGGAAAAAGTACGCATCTAGTTACGCAATACACCGCAGACAAGAAGGACTTACCAATACCTCTCGAGGCAATAAATACAAAGTAATGATGTTGTATCATCGCCCACAAAAGCACACATTGGAATGGTTTAAGATTAATATTCAAAAATTCCAACACAAATCTATGTGGGTTTTCTCTGTAATAAGCTATCCATATAGCTATATTCTTCATAGCTGATACAGACTTTGATTCTGTTTTTCTATGATTACGTCTTAACTTGAATAAATTTACTTTAGAGTGATATTGACTTCTATGAGTACCGTTACTTACACTAAAGCCCATTATTCTTTATTACTCCCTAATAACTCGTCCTCAGAGATACCATATTTCTCTACATGTTCTTGGTATTCTTCTTCATAAGGATTGTCAGCTTCTAATGAAGTCAACATAGGCGATAAGAAATTGTTTCTCATGTATTTTTCAATATTATCAATATCTTTAAATTCTGGTAGCACTTCTGGTACTGGTTTCTCGTTTTCCCAACGTTTAACCATGACTCCAAATGTTTCATTCTCATTAGTCTTACTTGCTTTTTCTTGAGAAGGGGCGATACCAGCTGTCCTCATTAAGTCCATAATCATTTTAGTTTCATCTTTTGTATTAACTGACTTTATACGTTTCTTCCTAATATCAAGCTCTAATTGACAAATCTGAGTGATAATATTTTGAAACGTTGGTGTATCAACGTCGTAAGCGTTACAGTAGTCTTCATATCTGCTTATTAAGAACAAATATTCATCTTCAACATATTCTTCTCCCCAATACAATTGACAATCTCTTAACTCCTCGGGGGTTAGTTTTTCAATTGTATCCTCTGTAAGTTTTGCTTCATATGCATTAAAGAATCTATCTGATTCAATAAACAACTCCTTATTTCGTGTAGGATTTTTTCTTACTAAGTATTTATATCTTTGTCGTCCTACTTTATTAAATTCTTCTTCTTTGTACGGTCGATTAACACCCATAAGTACGTTTATAAAGTTTTTATATCCCTCAACAGGCTCATTTACTAGCTCTTCTATACAACGCTTACACACTGGATAATATCCATCTGGGAAAGCGGCGTTTTTACCATTTATTGATATAAAATTAGTATCTCTAACTAGGTTTCTGTTGCAGTGAACACATGTTTTAATTTTTTCAACTTTGGCATCTCTAATTGCCACACAAAACACCACCTAATTATTTTTTTGTTCGGTGGGCGATGGTAGGAGAGAGGTAAGGGGAGACCATCGTCCAACCAACAAAAAACCGACCATATATAGTCGGTAAAATGAAAGGGGAATTATCATGGAAAGAAAAAGAAACGAGAGCGTTATTAAACACTCAAAACCATGTCCAAAACCATGTCCAAAACCATACGGTCATTTTAGGCACAGTTTTGAATGTTTAATTATAAGACATCAGCCTAACCGAAAACGTGCTGATTGAGTGTTTCAAACATTTTTACACTATGTTATGGCAACCTATTGTATTAAAGGAGTTTGATTCTTACGCTTTTTGCGCTCGGCACTAAAATATAAAATTGTCAGTTTAAAACCAGAAACTTCCACTGACAAAGTGTAAAGTTTTTACAGCTGGAGAAAGAGAGTTCGCTTGTGTGTCCACAAAGCAAATTAAGTTTATTTCCACACGTCTGTTTCAATAAACGAATAGATAAAAACTAGACTTTATGACTTTGCCACAAAGTTTACAAACATATAGTTTATTTCCTTATGAATATGGTGACATAATAAACTCGTTGTCAAATGTTTCAACGAAATAAGTATTAGTTAAATACTTGGATATTATGTCCCCTTGCTTTATGCACTGATTATAGGGTTCATTACAGAAAACCTTTGTAAATCCCAAACCATAGGTAAAGAATAAATTAGACGTTTTGTTGAATTATGGGGGCTTACCAAGCTATACGGTAAGTATCAACTCCCCGTATGTTATAACTCAGACAACATCTAAACTTGAGTTACACACCAAGTGTCTGATACCTTGTATTCAAGGCTCTGTATCTTAAGCCATCACTTTATATTCTATGACACTTCTTCTAAATATAAAGCTATCCAACTTGTTTCACTCTCAAGGCGCTACCTAATTTTGAGCTATCCCTGTCTGGAAAGTAGGTATGGTTCACCTATATTCTTTAAATAATTTTAGGCACAGATGTGAAAAGGTATTTTCACACGGAATTAGTGAGCAGATACTGACTGGGAGGAGTCCCCAGTGAGACCAACAATCAGATACAAAGCCTCTGTCGGGCGACATACGGTACCTCTCGTATATCCAACTTAATGTTAAATTACTATCTCAAACCTGATACCAGATAGTTCTCCACAAATATTAACGTTCAATTAAACGGGAGGGTTTTTCGTACGACAGGCGTTTATATGTAATATTTCCATATCAGAGCGTATCTGCCTAAAAAAGGAATGGGGCGTTGTCGTTGATGTAAAATATGTATAAGCTAGTTAAAGTTAATCAATTTAACTGAGTGATTAATTCCACCAAGTTTCGATTTCTCAAATGTAACTATCTTTTGTCCAGCACGACCACCAAATCGTCCTGAAGCACTGTAAGAGTCATGCCCAATTCCGCTTGGATTAACAATAACAGTCGTGATGCCAAAATTTTTCTCAAAAGAATGGTGTACATGACCGATAAAAATCCATTGAGGAACATATGATAACATTTGCGCTAGTTTGTCTGAACCATTAGCAATTTTATCCAAATCACCGTGAGCAAATACTACGCTCTCTCCTAAGACATTAGCTTCCACTAATCCATCTCTGTCCTCGTAAAAAGTGATGTTCTTATAGTTTGCTAACCTAGCTTGAAGATGCCAAATTATTAACTTTTCAAAGTTCTCTTCGTGACTTCTAACAGCGTCTTTCTGTGGGATTAACCTTCCGTGATTCCCAACAACTGAATAAACTGAAACATCTGGTACAACTTTGGCAACCTCGGACACAAACTCAGTAAGTAACTCACATAAAATCATTAATTGTTGTACAGCGTCCTCAGAAGCGGCTACACGGCTTGAAATATGAATATTACCACCGATACCGTCTCCTAAATGCGCTAAATGTACTTTGTTATGTCCATGTATCTTAATTTCGTTCAATACTTCTGAAAGATAGTAACGAACTCGTTCTTTCGCAATTTTGACATTATATTTACCAAAACGACCATCATACTCTGCGCCAATATGCCAATCTGACATGAGAACAATAAGCTCTTTATCTTGTTCCTCAACGGTCGGAAAAGCAGGGGGTGTTGGTATTGTTGGTAAAGCTGAAATATTGCTGAAAATCTCGTCCTTAATGTGTTCAAACCTTCCAGAGAAATCTAATAACTTTCTATATTCTCGTCGTTGGTCTTGCAACATTTTTGTGATAGCACGATTCTTTTCATTCATCTTGAGTTGTTCTTTAGTTAATTCTTCAAGATATTCATTAGGTAGGGCAGCCGTATGTTGTTCCTTAAACATAGGTTCCCACACATTCTTAAATATTTGATATTCTTTTCGATATTTAGACTCGTCATACTCAGTATTATTTTCGTGATTTAAGAGGTCAGCTATTTGTTGGTTGCTTAATCCTAAATCCTCTCTATCTTCGTATAAACGATACTGATATTCAGCGAATGATTCGCCTTCTTTACGAAACATATTCATGATTATTCATCTCCAAAGACTTCTGTATCTTCTTTGATAGAAAATGAAACATATTTATTTTCGAATCGATTAATAATTTCTGATAACTTAAAAGTCGATTCTGTATCTTTAGTGACCTCTGTAATTGTGTCGTTTTCAAAATCAATAATTGCATTTTTAAAAGAAACAGTGTTAGTTAATTTAGCCAAGTTTTCTATCTCCTTTCAATTATTCAACTGGTTTTAAAGTTTCTTCTTTTAAGCGGCGTTTAAGCGGTGCTGAGAATTGTAAATGTACTCGCTTGTGCGCTCCAGTTACCCAGTCTTTACCAAATAAACTAGAGTGTCCTGAACGTTGTGGTACATCAATAACTTTGAATTGACCAAATGAAAAACCAAAAGAATCATACTCTTTTGAGTCTGCTGCTAAAATAGCTTCCTCAATTGTATGTTCAAAAGCCGTAATAACTTTACGTGTTTCTTCTAGACTAAGTTTTACACCTAAGTCTGCACATTGTTCTTGTAATTCCTTAATAACTAAATTTTTTGATAAGCGTACTCCCATTATGAATCTCTCCTATAACTTTTATTATTTTTGATTGGCTTAAAAAACTATATAAACGGAGGTTACTCTGCCAATCAAGGGGCAACCTCCTTGATTATGTATAATAATTTATTTTCGTTAAGGTTAGTATCAGTGAATCTCAACGATTGTGATACCCCTTCACTATATATTGTCTATAAAAGTAGGAAAATTTCACGATTTCGTAACGAAAAGTCAGTTATGCTATGCAATCACGACAAATTCCTTGTAAGCCGTCCTTACTATCTTTTCTAGGCTTAAAATATCTAGTATCAACTGCCAATTTGACTTCACCGCAAGAGCTACATGTTTTATACTTTCCTTTTCGTCTATGAATCCAAATCCAATCTTCTAGTTGTTTTTCATAAGTAGAAGCGATTCTTGAAGGGATATGTGTATTAATTATTTTAGATAAGGTTGAATTAGGTAACGTAATTCCTTGCGCAAGGTCTAACTCTTCTTTAATTTCATTCAAACTAGAAATATCGAAGTTTAGTATTAAGTCAGCAACACACTCTTCTTCTTTGTTGCGCCATTTAGTCTTTTCAACCAAGCTCTCAAATGTTCGTAACAAAGCCCACATATTGGTATTAACCTTCGACTTATATTTTTCATACAATTCACTGTAATTTAATAGCAAAATACGGTATACTTCTGGGTCTCTGAGACTCAAACAGTCCCAAGCATCATCTGGGATTACTTCATCAATTGAGACACTAGGTTGGAAATGAATTACTTTTCTTAAAACCTTCAATGCTTCTCGCATCTCACCTTTTAAATTCGAAATAACTTTTGCTCTATTTGGAGAGAAAGGTTTATCCTCAAGCTGTTGAATTTCAGATATGTATTGCTCCATTGTAGAAAAAGCGAGCTCTTTATAATTAATAGGTTCCTTGTCATAAAACGGAATTTCGTTTGGCTTGCTGGGGGAAAAACGTTCCCAAAACGCCTCCATACTCTCGTCAAATTTCCCTTTTTCCATTTGTCTATCAACTCGAGTATAATTAATAATGTAATCCGGTTTAATAACTTGCGCTTCATCGTCCTCTGTGTTTATTACTAAATATTGTGAAGGCAAACTTTTCAAACGCTTAACATTCGCATATGGTGTATCTTTCTTCTTAGATTTTTTATCAAATAATTTATCTTTAATCTTTTCAGTTTTCTTTTTACTTTCTAACTGTGCAATCTGCTTTTTTAATTTAATATGCTCTTCTTCTTGCTCCTTGTTATCAAACTTACTAAATAAGATGTAATCAGCAATTTTATCAAGAGTTTTCGTGAATCCGTTGTCTTCTGATAGTGGAGTGGTTGTCTTCTTAATTTGTTGAGAGATAAATTTATGGTCACTAACAATCTCAATCATCATGCTTTCATCAATACCTTTGGCGATAGCTTCTGTGCGTTCCTCACCATATCTCAAAGCGTAATTACAACAATTCATAAATTGTCTCCATACTTGTCTTCTCTTATTATCACGCTCAACCTTCCATGGAATTAAAATAACTGGTTCTGGTTTTGTCTTTTCGAAACTGAGCCAACAGTCCCAACCTAAACGTTTAATCTTAATGTCCTTATCAGACATCATATATTCGTTCTTTTCTAATTTTTTTAAATCCTCACATTTATATCCTAGCTCTTCAGCTAAAGTTTCAATATTTTCTAAACTAATAATCATCTTTCATTTTTCTCCTTGTTATGTAATTTTCTTTTTCTTAACTAGATTATAAAATAAATTATTTCTCTTGTCAATATATATCTTCGGTGTTATAATTTGTTTCTGTAAAGCAAATAAAAATGAAACGAGGAATATTACTATGAAAAAAATTTTTAGAGAGTTTGAAGAAGAATTAACAGTAACTAAGGAGTTGTTTTACAATGAGGGGAGTATGTATGGTGCATATGGTTTTAAGTTTACTGGTGAAGTTAATCCGCAAGTGAAATTACATACTACATATAAGAATTTTACAATTGTTGGAAACACACCAGCGTTAATTGAAGGAAATTCATACAAGGTAAAATTTGTTGAAGGTTTTGACGAAAGAAGAAACGTTGATGTATATAATTTTGTTGAAGTAAAGTCCGACGGGCTGAAAGATAGAAAGTCTCAAGAAGAATTTTTGTATCAAATTTTAACGGAGAAACAAGCTAAAGATATTTTGTCAACCTTTTCAAACGAAAATATCATTGAGGATATTATTAATAAGAAAATTGACTTAACTTTAGTTCGTGGTGTTCAAGAAACGATAGCGTCAAAAATAATCGCAAAACTATTGAACTACAATGAGTATAGCAAAGCGATTGTAGCACTTTCTCCTTTAGGTGCCGGCATTAAAAGTGTTATCAAACTATCTGAACATTTCGGTAGTCCAGAGAAAGTTGTACAAATTGTTAAAAACGACGTTTACAAATTAACTGAGTCTCAGGTTTTGGTTTTAAAACCATCGACAAATATGCTTTAAAACAAGGTGTATCTCCTAAAGATAAACGTCGAATTGTTGCAGGTGCTTTGTATGTGATTGAACACATTATTAATTATGGAGATACCAAGATTCCAATTGATAAATTTGAGAAAGACTTATGTGATATTTTAGATATTGATGAAGTTGATGATAAAGTATTTGAGGACATTATCAACCACAGTGCTATTTACTATAACGAAGGATTTATTAGTTTACATACATACAGAAATGAAGAAAAGCAAATTGTTAGTCACTTAAGAAGATTACGAGATGGTTTTAACCCTAGTAATATTGATGAAACGATTGTAGAAAAGTTAGAGCACGAGCAAGGTTTTAAGTTCAATAAAGAACAACGTGAAGGAATTGAGAAAGCTATAACAAATGGGATTTTTGTTCTAGACGGTAAAGCGGGTTCGGGAAAAACAAGTTTATTAAGAGCCGCTGTTGAAAGTATCGAAAACAACCACGCTGCATGTAGTTTATCAGGTAAAGCGGCTAATGTACTTTCTATGAACGGATTAAACGCTAGTACAATTCATAGATTGTTAAAGTTTGAACCTAAAATGGGTAGCTTCTTTCACAATGAATTTAATCCATTACCATCATCTGTGTATATTTTAGATGAGGCATCTATGGTCAATAACAAATTATTCTTAGATTTAATCAGCGCAATCCCCACAGGCTCTCCATTCATTATTGTTGGCGACAGTGGGCAATTACCAGCCATTGGGCATGGTGCAGTGTTTGATTATTTATTAGGTTCTACTGAGTTCGCTCACGTAACATTAAAAGAAGTCCATAGACAAGCGCAGGACTCAGGCACTTTAAGTGCTGCTAATTTAGTTCGTGATGGAAAACAAATTATTAAATATAACGAAAATGGTAGAAAGGTTTCTGGAGTAAATAGTGATTTCTATGAGAATTACTACCGAGATAAGTCATTAATTTTAAACGACGTTCTTCAAACAGCTCAACGTTATGCGGATAATCCAGAAATGAGAAATGAAGACTTTCAAGTAATTGTTGGTTTGAAAGAGAAAGGTGACTATTCAGTTCTAAATTTGAACAAGCATTTACAAGAAATCTTTAACCCAGCATCGAGTGGAAAAGAAGAAATCAAAGGTGTAAAGCATACATTTAGAAAAGGTGATAGAATCATTCAACAAGGAAATAACTACAGTGCAATAATTATGAGTCAGGCTAATTTTGTATTATATAGTAATAAGTTTATTGACAGGGAAGAAGCTGAACATAGTTCTGTAGCTGTCTTTAACGGCACTTTTGGTACGATTTTAGAATGTGTAGAAGGCGTGGGTATGTTGATTAAGTTTGAAGGAATCGATGAACCAGTGTTCTATGCTAAGAATGAAAACGAGAATGAAATCGGTGTATTAGATTTAGGTTACGCTATTAGCGTGCATCGTTCTCAAGGGTCAGGTTTTAAAACATTGCTAGTCATTGTGACGTTTAACGAATTTGCATTGTTAAGTAGACAATTCTTATATACAGCTTTAACAAGAACAATTGACAAATGCTTATTGTTTGCTGAATCAGGAGCAATTGTACAAGCAATTAAGACGGACAAAGGTAAAAGCAGAAAATGTTTTATGAGTGAATTTTTGAAATAAGGAAATAAATTAATTTACAAAAGAGGGAAAATTATGGAAAAGAGAGTAAAGAAAAATAATAATTGGAAATTTTTATTAAGCAAAGAGGAAATTGAGACAATGAGAAAGGGGGTGTTTAGGGAAAGTAATTCCCATTTCAAGATTGTGATTCCTAAAGAGTTTATGACATATTTGGAAGGTTTGGACACTACAAACGCTATTAAAGCCAAAGCTCTTTTATTGTATGTGGGTATTATACTTGTGTACAAAGAAGCGAGCTACACTTATAGGAGACACCACATAAATTTAGAAATTATTTGTCAATTCCTAGGAATAAAGTACAGTGAGAAATTAAGAAAACTATTCTCAAATTCTAGTTATTTAGTTGAAAATCAATTTATCGGCACTCAATATGATTTTCCTGTTGAATATAGTGTGTCGTACGTTGAGGATAAAGAGAAACGGAATTATTTTGGTAATTACACTATGTTTAAATCATTAAGTAAGGACGAAAAAGAAAAAATGATAGATGCAAATCGATTAGCTTTGCCAGTTAGGTCTATTGAGCCAATTAGACACACTAAAGGCGTTTTTCGAAAGAACGGTCAAGAAATGGAATTAGTGAAACCACCAATTGATATTCAAGGTGATAAATACATAACAATCACATACAAATCATTATTTGATACCGTAAAAGGTAATTTGTCGGTGCAAAGTTTGTATCTCGCTTGTGTTGTAAAGGATATGCTTGCTAACAAAATTACTACTAGATATTCACGATTTAAAGTAAATAAGAACTCTCTTGCTAAAAAGGTTGGAGCAAGTTTAGGAACTTTTAAAAAGCAACACAGAGAGCTAAAGAGTTATACTAATCAAAATTACAGACTCGAGCAATTTACAACCAAAAGAAACGGTGAGTTTGTCAGCGAAGTATTTTTATTTTTCGACTCTGAATTTTAATCATATGGGTGCGCATTTTTTACCCTCTCATAAGAGAATATAGGACAAGCTGAAACTACTGATGCGTAAGCAAAAAATATATTCTTAATAACTTAAAAGGGTCAAAAAAGTGGTGCCCCAAACGAGATTTTTAAAAATTTTTCAAATGGCTGAATCCCTTGTGGGAGTAAGGACGAGAGCTGTTCTAGACAAAAAATACGTCAAATTTGGCGCCGATTTTCAAATTTTAGAACTATGTGGGATTGATTAAAAGACCTTTTAGTAAAGCCTAACGTCACTAACGTTCCGCAGGGCTTTCCTTTGCTTCCCATTTTTGCTAAAGCAAAAGGAAGCGTCTAAGAATCTAGTGTTTAAACTTATGACGTACATAGCTACTATGACTAATAAATTATCAGAAAGCCCGATTTAATGGGTATCAGAGTCATCGCTTACGAGGAGCGTTATTTTACGGGCTAGAATGCGAAGTAAGTATTTTTGGATACAAACTACCTAAAAGTATTTAAAACGCTCTCAGCGGGCTAATAGACTATCAGAAATGGACGATAGTGTTTTGGATTAGTGCATGGGTGATTTTTTGAATGAGTAAAATGATTGTTTTTAATCTCAAACCTCAAATTTTAAAACTATTGCGTTTTAAGCCACGTAGACAAACGATAGCATTTTTTGGATAGTTAGTACCAAAAATCAATTAACGTTTGCTGAGCGAACAAATAGCCCACTCAGAATTGATGATAGAGCTTGAGAAACAATTCTTTGTCCCAAAAGAAATAAATTATTGAATTATATGTATATGTAGTGTAAAATAAAAACCATAAGGGTTCTAGATACGGTTGAGTTGCTAAAAGGCTTAAAGAAGATAAAATAATAAATGAAATAGAGGAAGAAAAATGAGACAATTAGAAATTGATATCAGAAAAGGTGTAGTTACTAGCTTAGAAATTGCGAGCGAAACTGGGAGAAAACATAAAAATATTTTAGGGAGTATACGCAAATTCCTAAAGTCTGATTGGGTGCCAGATGATGTAAAAGAAATGGTGGACAAAGCGAAATACATAGACAAGAAGGACGAACCTAGAACGTATTATAAGTTTAGAAGTGGAGCATTTATACTCTTTCTTTCAGAACTAAGAGGTAACTTGGAGCTTAAAGCAAAGGTTATTGAACAAGTAAACATGTTGGAAAATGAATGGAAAGAACTCACGGGTCAAAAAGAAATAAAAGAAACATACAGAATTAGCGAGATTGCTCAAGAAATCGATATGCAACCTCAGGCATTGAATAAATTCTTGTGTTGTAAAGGAATCCAATATAAGTGTTATGACCGATACTTTCTTTGTGATAGTCAAGATAATTGCTTAGTGAAAGATAGTTATTACAGAAAGAGTAATGGTTACACTGGAAGCTATATGGTATGGACGAACAAAGGTAGAAGGTTTATTTTAGACTTGATTCAAAGAGAATTTGAAGAAATTGCCGAAGAAGAATTAAATTATTAAACATGGAGGACGAAAAATGAAGAATAATGAAATTACCTTAGAGGTGGAATTACCTTACGATTTTAGGATTATTAGACGTGGTGATTCTGATAATTTAGAATTAGAATCTTTAGAGTATGATTTTGATATTAAGGAACGAAAGAAGAAGAATACTAAGAGTTGGAAGTTTAGAGGGTTCTATGCATCTGTTCAAGCTGCTACAAGAGGATACATCAAAGAATGTCCTAAGAGAAGAATGAAAGGTAAAGTTAGTTTGAACGATGTAGTATCAATGCTTAAAGAAGTTGAAAGAATTGCAGATAAAGTGTCTTGGAGCAACATGCGATGATTAATGAGTTTAAAGATGTAATGGCAACTTTGAATTCATTGATAGGTTTGACAGTAACTAAAAATGATACTGAAAGAATATTAAGCGTTGAGTTAAAGAATGTAATTAATCGTGAAGAAAGTTTAGAATTAGAATTTCAATACTATTTGTGTGAACAACAAGATGATTCTGTAAGATTTCTTAGAATAATTAAGACATTATTAAGTCACCAATACATAAACAGTTACCTTGAAGAAATGAATAAAGGGTATCCAATCCGTAAAGATTTCTTGAAAGATGATTTAGTTGATTTGCTAAAGAGAATAATGAATAAGAGATTACGTAATATAAAAGCGTAATATTGATTAAAGAGACTGATTAATTTCGGTCTCTTTTTTATTTGTTTTTAGAGTTAATTATGGAGATTTAATTGGTTTTTAAAGAAAAATAGTGAAAAATGGGAAAAATTGAGAAGCTGAAATAGTTTTAAAAATGTCCAAACTCTTAACTGATGACTAAAAAGTAAATGAAGGTAGAAGAGTATTAGGTTTATTGTAAAAATGTTTCAAGAAAAAATTTGATTTAAAATTGAATCAAGACAATACAAGCCAGTGTTTTCAACAAATTAATTATAAGTAAATTATAGCTTACATTGCAGGAAATTGAGATGGCAAAAATAGTGGTTACAAGCAAGAAGGAAAAACGTGATAAAAGATTATAGAACAACTTAATGGTCAAATGCAAAATAAAGGGTTGATTGGAATTTAAAATTGAAGATTGAAAAATAAAAAAAGTTAGTCGAGTAAAAGTTTAGAGTTGATATTTAATCGAATCAAGCATATAGAAAATATATCTCACATGACTTATCTGGTTAAAGTTAAAAATGGTAGGATATTTAGTTTTGATGTTAAGTAAAACAACTGAAAATAAAGATAAAATTTCGTTTATTAACATATGATTTAGTGAGTTGTATACAGGAAGGTAAAAATGCTGTGGGTAGAGGAAAGGAGAGTGAGATGAATAGTAAGAGAGAGTATGTAATTGTGAGAGATAGGTTCGAGAAAGAAAATAAGGTGGGGAATGGGTGGAGAGAGTAAGAGTATGTGTTGGGAAATTGTGACGAAAATATGGCAGAAAAATGTGAGTTGAGTGGTGAGATGAAAAAAATTTGATATGTAATTTAGTCAATGGTGAGGTGATTTTTGGACAGTACGCCGATGTAAAATCATATCAAGTCAGCTGAAATCTTAAACCACCCCCCCGCATAAAAAGCCGAGCAAAAAAGGCGGTCAGATAATAAACGTTATATGACCAGCCCTAAAATATCCCCCAAATTTTGAGATTGCCGGAACTTTTAACGAACCGAAAAGAAAGTAGAAAGGCAAGTGAAAGGATAGCCTCCAGCACGAACGAAAATAATTTAACACAAGGTAAATCACTGAATTAAATTAAGTTTTAAATTTTAATCAAATTTTTTAAAAATTTTTCAGTACCGATAACAGCGAGAAATGTGTTCGCACCCAACAAACAAATACACCTATCTCTCCACCTCACACACACATTATCACCCAGTCACCCAACCACATAATCACGCACACATTCCATTCCACCTCTCACATCTTCACATCTCCACCACACACCACACCTAACACATCACACTTTCCCACTCCAGCAACTCAACAATCACACTAACAATCACACACTACTCAGCATCTACACATTCATATCACAATATCGATAATAACAAATTAAAACATAATAATAAAAATATTATAATCACAAATTATACATTCCATAATAATAAACATTACAAACTACAATTTAATATTATTCACTTAACAATTTACCTACTAATCATCATCACATCACCATCAATTAATTTATTTACTATCTATCATTCATCATTACATATCACCTTATATCTATTACTAATCATCATTCAATACACATGCATACTCAATTAACTTATCAATCAATGTGCCAACACATCTAATATCAACATTCTTACATACAACATTACATCATTTATATTTAATATGTATCGTATCTAACACAAAGCACAACACATGCTATAATTTATTTAATCAATATTCATTTTATATCATTGAATCCTAATCATTGGATATTAATATAACTATTACATTAAGTAATTAATATTATTAATATAAACTTAAATATATATCCAACAGATATACGTTAATAATACTATTATTTTCGTTCAGCAACAATTAATATATTTATATTTGCTACTATTCATTATAAAACAGAATGTGATTAAATGGCATAACTTATATTCATTCTTTAGGTTATGCTTTTGTTCACTCTTCTGTATTGGCATTACATATTACAATAATTTTGGTCATAAACTTTACCACATTTCACGCTATTTGTCAAATCAACATACAGCTTTATATTCAATGTTTAACACATATTTAAGCGTTCAGATATTACATATCCTAATTACTTTATCATGCAATAGGGCGCATATACGGGCTTATATGAGCAAATTCATATATACATATTTATACATACTTATCGTATAATAATGCATTATTTTTTTAGTGACTCGGTCAATTGATTGTGTTACAATTGGTTGGTGAATATGGAGCAAAGGTTACTATCAGTATAATAATACAACTACATATCACTTTTACAATTAGATGCCATTTATACTCTAGAGGTGTAAAAGTAATCATTATAATTGTTGCTATATTATCAATACGGGTGTATAATAATGTTAAAGATAAGAAAATAAATTAATAAACAAAGGAGGTCGTTTTAAATGACTGTTAAAATTTTAAAAATCGAACAAAGTAACCCTTACTTCAATGAAGAAAAGAAAAACAATGGAGGAGGTTACGACCAACCCGTTGTAACATTCGAATACAAAGGCGTTATTGGAACTTACCGCAACTCATCATGTGGTGATTTCGGAAGTCGTTATCATTTAGAATGGAACGGCAAAGCTGATTCTTGGGGCTCTATGCTCGATGAATCAGAAATATTTGAGGAAATCGATGTTAATGACAGCAACGAAATTCTCAAAGCAATTCACAATCAAGATGATTGCGAGGAGCTCGATGAGCTCGTTGAAATTTAATGATTGTTAGTATATCCGATGCAAAATTTATCGGGTATGCGATAGAATTATTAAATTCTAAATATACATACTGATAAGAAAGAGGGTGGCGAACAATGAAAATCGACATAAATGATTCAACAAGTATTGTTCAGCTTCTACAAAATCTTAAAGAAGCTGACAGTATGTTGATTGGCGAGACACCGGACGGCAATACCGCAATCGCAAACCAGCTTGATAATGAGCTGGAAAAATTAAAAATTGAAGTAATCGACAACAAAAACAATGTTACAAATTACTTCTTCAATGAATACGGCACGTTATTGAATATTATGAACGGCGAGATTTAACATTCTCACCACAAAACTTTGGGAGTCTCCGGTCGCATATAACCAGCTTAATGAAAAAACGAGGCAATTTTAGGAGGGAATAAACATGAAAATGTTAAGAAAGCTAGTATTAGCAACCAATGTTCAAGGCGATTTTGTAGGCATGGACGCAAACCATGTCATTAAAAAATTCGAGGACGCTCACGGTCTGAAAATTAGATGGTCAGCGCTCAGCCCAATAAAAAATAATACCAATAATGTAAAATATACATTGGAGGTTAAAGCTGAGGACGCTCCAGAAATCATCATGAGTGATGAGCTTAACCAACTAATCGAAAAGTTGGTAAAGAACACAGAGCACAAAATTGAATATGGTTACACGTTAATTAATAAAGTGTTATATCAAAACCATATTAACGTACCTCAACTTAATTTGACCGTCTACCGAGAACACGAAAATTTTAAGGTGGAATATGGAGACGGTACAATAGTAACATATACCGATAAATCAGACTTGTACGAGAAATTAGAAATTTAACAAGGGGTTCGTAATTGAGCCCACCTTTTAAAACTTAGAAGAAATAAATTAAAATACATGTATTATTTAGGGGGATTAAAAAATGATAACAGGCGTAAAAGTGAAAACAGTTACTCCGTACGGTCAGCATATTAAAATTCTTTACACTTTCAAGCAGTTTGAAACGTTATACGAGCACAATAACGAATTTCGTGACAAATTGTTTGATTGGGAGCAAACGGTTTATGGAATGCGCCCGACAAAAGCCGTCATCAAAAAGGGTGACTCTTATCAAACTTTTTGGTTCGAGTTCCCTCCTACAAAAATTACACAAACGCTTTAATAATTGTTAGAGTGTCCATAACCTAAAAATATGGGCGCTCAATAGAATTATTAAAAAGTCGCATTTAACAGCGACAATATAAAATGACTGGAGGTTATTAAAAATGGTATTCGAATTTGCCGAAATTATCGGGGCTCTACTATGTAGCTTTACTTTAGGCGTCCTAGTAAGTCAAAAAGACTTACTTAAAAAATTGTTTTAGTAACTTAGCCATAAGAAATAAATTAAAATAAACAAATAAAAAGGTAGGTAACAAAAATGGAAAATCAAAATACAAACAACACACAGAACAACATTCAGCTTAATCTTTTCATCAGCGATTTAGCTGAATACAACGCCGGTAATTTAGTTGGTAAATGGTTTAACGCTTTAACTGAATTTGAAGCAATGAGCGCATATATTGACGCAATTGCTAGCAAGGGGAATGAATGGTTTATTTCTGATTATGAAAGCGATTTGTTTAACATTAGTGAGTTTCATTCAATCGAGGAATTGCAAACAATGGCTAATCGTGTAAGTTATGTAAATAACCACACTGGCATTGACGTTGAAATTGCAAAAGAAATCAAAGACATGTTTGATGACGAAAACGAAAGAATCAACGCATGTTTTTACTCAGTCACTTTAAGCTCAAAATTTTATTCTGATAACTATAAAAAAGCGCTCGGATTATGGTATTTTGAAAACATTTTAGAGCCCGAATTAAAGGCAACGAGCATTGAACCGCCTTATGTTGAAGAATTAACAATATACTTTGACGCTGAGGCAAAAGGGCATGACCTTTTGTTAAATGCTGAATATAGATATATCGGGCTTAATCAAAAAAATGCACACATTTTTACTATGAGTTTTTAAAGGAGAAATTACAATGTTAAAAACACTTATAACAGCAAGCACATTGTTACTCTTGCCATTTGCACAAACACCACAAACCGATTTTGACAGTTTAAACAGCAACACAAAAAACCAAATTGAACAAACACAAAACACGTTTCTGTCATACGCAATCGCTGAGGACGCTCAATCATTAAGGGTGTTCAAGCACGCTGAAGATTCAAAAATGTTGAGTGAAAAAGAACAGTACACAATTTACAGTGACAACCTTATCAAAGGCACTATTTACAAAATCACTTACAAAGGTGATTACGTTAAATCAATTGATTTAAACTAAAAAATTAAAAAATAAATTATAAACATGGAGGAATCAAAAAAATGAAATTTAACGTAAAAGTAGAAAGAAAACAATTCACTAAATTTAATCAAAAATTGCAAGACTGGAGCGGGGACGTAATCATTACGGACGGCTTCAATCTCGGCAAATCAGAGAGCAATAATTTTTATGATGTGCTTGACGTCGTTCAAAAATATTATGATGTTGGAGAAAGCGACATTAATATAACAGACGATGGACAATTGACATTTTCCATCGTGGAAGATGCAGACGGATTGCCCGACACAAATGGCGAATATTTAACAGACTACTTTATTGTAGTTCAAAAAATCGAGGTTGTACCAGTTATTGAAGCTGAAGTATGTGTGTAAAAAACAAATAATAAAAAAGGAGTGATTAAAATGAAATTTAATCAAAAATTTACAATCGGTGAAAAAGTTAAAATTACGGACATTGACAATTACAAGGGCTATACGGGCTATTATGACGTACCAGAGCTACAAGACGAGTATTTAAGCAATACAGTTTTTACAATCACTGATGCTGAAATAAGAGACTTAGTCGATTCACCAGAAGAATTAGAGGACGCAAGCGAGGACGTATATCAGTATGAGTTAGTAGACGATAAAGGGCACACACTTGATTTAATGATTGATAGTTATGCTCTTGAGAAAACGAAAATGTTTAATAAAAATAAATTAAATAAGGAGTACATGAAAAATGAAATATTATAACAGTATACTAGAGCTTAAAGAAGAATTGAATGAGGAAATGCAAAAAGAAATTGACAATTTTGATTTAAACATTGAAACGCCTATTACATTGTTTATCGACAAACAAGAATTCGCCGAATATGAATTATCTGACGGCTGGTATTGTGACTTATTTAAATCAGATTATAACGGTGCGCCTAACCCCTTAGATTTTATTGATTATGATGAATTCGGCGACGAATTAATAAACAGTTGGGACAACAACATACACATACTTTTGTCTAACAATAATATTTTAAAATTGGAGGAATAAAAATGATTAATAAGCAAGAGTTAAAATTCTACAACTACACTGGCTTTTCAGAACCGAAGTTATTAGCAGATAGCTTTAAAGAATTATCAAAAAATTTAATTGTAGAATCTAATTATTTAGGCGACATAACATCTGATGTGTTGGAAGAAATAAGTGATTTGATAGAAAACTTTGACACTATCGAAGATATGCAAAAATATGGCGAAAATTACGTCAATGGCATTTGGAATAATCCAACGTATCAAAATTTAAAAGATTATAATTTAAGTGTTGGTCTTAATGAAGATGATTATTTACAAAATTTTTAGATTGGCATTCAAAATATTAATAAATTAAAATCGGAGAGTGTTAAAAATGAAAGAATTTAAAATCGGTGATAAGGTCGAAATACTAGATATTAATAACTATCTTGAATTTGTTGAACATTATAATGTACCTCGTTTGAGTGAAGAATATTTAAAAAATACAGTTTTTATAATCATTGATGAAGAAGTGATATATAAAGAATTTGACGCAAGCGATGAACCATTTGACGTTAAACAATTTGAGTTAATGGACGACAAAGGTTACAAATTAGCGTTAATGTTAGACGATTGGGCGCTTGTTGAAGCTGAGGAGGAAATGAAAAATGGGATTAAATAAAAATAAAATAAAAGAGTTAGTGAACAAATTTAACAAAATGAATTTAACATATCTTGATATTTCTAGTTTTGACACAATAGAGACAGAATTAACAAATACTGAAACGGAATTTAATTTGTATTGCGACCTGTTTAACGAGCTTGTAAAGCCAGTATTACAAAATATCAAAAATCAATTTGGCGAAGTTGTAAGAGATGAAATCATTTTTAATTACTTTGCGTTTGAAAATGGTAAATTCTATTTAGCGTTTTATGAACCTATTGTATACATTGATTTAAACGACTATTTAAATAACACAGAAAATACAATCGAAAAATTAGTAAAGGAGTTTTTATAATGGAATTAAAGTCAATTACAAAACACGCTAAAAAGGTAACTAAAAACACTGAAAATCAAATTTTAAAATATATGTATCTTAATGATAATCATATTGATTTTACAGACGGTCATAGACTTGTAAGATTAAACCACCAGCACGAATATAATAATATGTTAATTAATCCCAAAAACGAAAGTGATAAGAATAGAAGTGAATACCCTTATAACTTTCCTGATTTTAAAAATGTAATTCCGAAAGATGACAATACAAAAAATATTATTGTTTTTAGCAGTGATGAAATCAATATAATTTTAAATGTATTGAAATTATTTAAAAATTTAAAAGTTAAATTAGTACAATTAGAATTGAATGAAAATGATAATGATAATTATTTATTGACTACTTACTCGGAGAATGATGAAGAAGCGCAACGTTTAGAATTGTCATATACTTTCTATAACAAAAAAATAGATAATAATGATGTGAAAAAGATTGTTTTGAATACAGAATACTTGTTAAATGCTTTTGAGTTTCTAAAAGATTTTAATAAAGTTAATAATAAAGATTCTTATTGCTTAAATCTTATGGTAGAATTCAACCAATTAAAATTACTGACAAAAGCAACACTTTTGTTTATGTAATTATGCCGATTAGGGCAGTTTAAAACAAAGGAGCAGACCAAAATGGGGCAACAATTAAAATTTGTAGTTTATGAGCTATTAACAGAAATGGGATACATTCAAAAAAATTTAATATATGCTCATGACATCATAAAATATGATGATGTTGAAATTGAAAGAATGATAGACGATTTTTTCAAACTTCACGACTTTGAAGAAATTCGCCAGCTTGACGAAAAAGAAAAAGTTAATGGTGGTAAATGGGCTTATATTGTCACACAAAAAACTGGTTATCAAAACTATTTACTTGTGGACATTTTAAGCGTCGAGATTTAAAAATTAAAAGGTTACAAATTTAAAGGTTAGGTTATTCCTTATGTGTTTATCCTAAAAATAAGCGCATAAGGAATAATTAAAAAATTACTATGTGTTAAGGAGCGACAAAAAGATGAAAAGAATGGAAAGGCATAATCTTGATTTGCTAGAACAAATAGAAGCAGAAAACCGCTATTTTTTAAAGTGGGACTATTACACAGACAGCTTTAATAAAAAAGATAGCCATGTTATCGAATTTGCCGAGATTGAAAAATTAAAAAATGGTACCTATAAATTATCAATAAAATGCAAAAATTTTTATAGCCCTTTAGAAATCAAGTATATTATGTATAATTTCCTTGAAGCTGATGCGATAGTGTTTGAAACAAAAGAATTTAAAGATTTTTATAGGTTGCGGTCATGGTTGAAAAACAAGTTATACATGCTAGAAATGGACTCATTGAATTATAAAAATAGTTTTTTGCATCTTTTTGATGAATCAGAAAGAATAAACAGAATATTAATTGACATCGTGAGCGCTCTAAATGTTGGTTTGCCTTATCCTTTTTATTATTTTGAACATGAAAAAGATTTGAAAGATAAGTTAGTTTATGAAATTAAAAAACGATATGGCGACTTGTGTACGTATCGAATTTACGAAGAGTATGTGCACGAAGAAGATTATAAAATAACTTTTTATTAAGTTAAAAGGAGAGTATAAAATGGAAGATAAAAAATATATTAAAGTTATAAAAGATGAATTTTATTATGAGGTATTTTATTTGGAGAACGACGAAATCGAAAAAAGTTGTTTTGTTTTTAAAGACGTATTGACACCAACACGATTAGAAAGTTTTGAAAATGAACTTAACGCTTGCTATGCTGAAAGTACCGATTTTGACGAAAACGAAACATATAAAACATATACATTGTATGACTTAATTAATAATGCGGGAATGTTTGAAAAAGAACCGCAAACATATTTTGACATGATGTTAAAAGCAAACGAAATAATTAATAACGAAATACGGCAACATAGCGATGTTGATAAATATGATGTGCAATTTTTCGAAAGTAAGAAAGAACTTGAGGACGAAGAAAGTTTTGAATCAGAATTTCCAAACGTTAATTATAACAAACCATTTTTTGTTATTAGTTATATTGACGGAGAGCTTATCAAAGTTTTAAACGTAAATGAAGTAAAATCGTATAAAGACTTAGCAAAAATTATTGAAAATGGAGGGTATTAAAACGACAAATAAAAATAAATCATATGTGATTGAAATGTATAAAACAGAAGAAAGCGTAAATATTACTACACAAGAGAGTAACATGTTTTTTAGTTATGACATACCGAAAGAATATCTAAAAGATAAAAATGATGTTGAAAGTTTGATGTCTTATATTCACGACAAAGATTTAAATTTCAAATTTATAGGAGAGGAGGAAGAAGCACCAAACAATATTGAACATTATACATTTGAAGAAATTGAATCAACTTTGAAATACCATTTAAAAAATTAAATATAATATTAAATAAATAAATTTAAAAAGGCGGTCAATTGCGACCGTCTTTTTCATATTCTTTAAATAATTCAAGCAACACACCATCACGCAAAAATACGTCTTGGTACAACTTTTTGTATACATTCAACATTCTTCTGTCTGTGTCCATTTCCTCGGTTGTGTTTATAACGTCGTAAAGGCTTGCTATATCTTCATGAAAATATTTTCCAGCAATTTTGGCAAAATCATTTATCGCTTGTTTATCGGCTTGCTGGTACGCCTTATTAACATCAGTAATATTAAATTTTATCAACTCATTGATAATGTTGTCTATTGTTGTATTATCTTGTTCAGTAAGTTGATTCAAAAAATTAAAATTGTCATCATCAATGTTTATTATTACTTTCATGGTTTATACCTCCTTTTCAAATAGAAATGTGATTAATCTGATTATACATCATTGTGCTAATAACTACACGACAGAATAATATTGTGAATTGATTTTGTTGACAAAAAGGTATTAAATTGCTGAAAATGTGGCGAAACAGTGGAAAAATTTAACAATAAAATACTGATTTTATCGTAATTACAGCCCCTTATAAAGCCCGTCATAGAGCCATTTGTAGCACATAGTACTTACCCACGTAAAATATAAAAGGCGCTAAGAGGCGTTATATAGACGTCGTGTGTGCATTTTTTATTTTATCCGAAACTGTTCAATCTTATTAGTCGATAAATGACAATCAAGATAACTGACAAATAACATTTTCGCATTATGGAAGATGTGAAAAAATAGAAAGACAAATACTTTGAGACTCAACATGAATAAACAAAAAACGCTATATAACAGGCGATTTTAAATTCCACGGGGATTTTTTCCGTCGAATTTTCCGTCGAGAAATCCCTATATAACAGGGTGTAAAACTTCCACATGGGATTTGTCAAAAAGACTTGTTATTTTAAAGGAAATAAATTATAATATAGATAAGATAAATGAAACGTACGAATGCAAGATTAAAAGAATGGAGAGAAGGAAAAATGACAGCAAACGTTATAAGACTAGAAAATCATATTATGAGTAATAATAGTGTCACAAATAGCATTTTGAGTTTAGTTAATGAATTCGCTGATGAAGCAGGAGCTAATTCACAAAGCACTAAATCAGCATATTTAAATGACTTAAAACAATTCCTTAATAAAATATATGGAACTGAGAATGTTAAAGTCGATTTGGTCGTACACACTATGAATAGAAAACAGTTGATTCAATATAGAAGTGTCTTAATTAAAAGTGAATTAAAACCAAGCACTATTAATCGTAAGATGTCAGCTATAATCGAATTCGCAAAATTCCTATATAACAGCGGGTATGAAATTGACCTTGTGGGTATCAACAATATAGCAAAGTTAAAAACATCTAAAAATTCATATGAAGTGTTGAGCTATGACGAAGCACTTGAGTTTATCAATTGGTTTAAAGAGAATGAGAAAGAAAAAGCAATCGATAAATACTATTATACTGCCTTAGCGTTTGATACCGGTATTCGTGCTGAAGCATTAAACAATATCACTCCTCAATCATTTATATGGAAGAAAGGAGAGGTTATATTAAAAGGTATAGACAAAGGGAAGAAACAATTTATTAAAAGTTTATCATTAGAATTCGCATCAGCAATGTTTGATGAATTGCAACTTGATAAGAATTCAAATGAGCCGATTTTCAATTTTTCTAGTGAACTTAGGTATAAAATGATGAAGCGGGCTAAAAAGGCTTTAGGGTATGAAAATAGAAATATCACTTTTCATAGTTTCAAAAAAGGAGCAGTAAACTACGCCTATGAAGCTACCAAAGATATTCAAATAGCTAAACAAGTAGGAAATCATGCGAATATTAACACTACTCAAATTTATCTTGAGGATAATAAACAAGCATTTCAAGGTGCTATATCGAACAAACAGAAAATTGACACTGCTGATATTAGATTTTCTGAATATAGTAAAACTGAGCTAATTGAGGTATTAAGCAATTTACCAGAAGCAATGCAATTTATGTTAAAAAAAGAGTTAGCTTTATTAACGAAAATAAAATAAATTATACTGATAATTGCATAGACAATAATTATATTTTGTGGTTAAATGTAAATAGTGACTAAGCTATGCATAGTATGACTATTAATTTGAATTAACTCTTAACTATTAAAAACATGAGTTGTGAAGCTATAATCTCATTCAAATGATGGTTATAAACAGTTTCTGGAAATCAAAAAACAAATTAAACAAAAATCAGAGAAACCAAAATATAAAAATCGATAAATCAAAAAGTAAAAATGATAAAAAGGAGGGAAAGCATGAATAATAAATTCAAGGCTTTTAGAGAAGTTATCACACTTCTAAAAAATCAAGATACCAGTAAATTGATTAATAAAATTGCTAATGAAATGGAAAGAAAATATAGAGTTCCTAGCGGCATCACACATTCTTTCTTGAATCGTGAACTAGATGATAACTTTTTTGACACCACTGATATTCGCCTAATCTCGTTATTCATTTTGGAAAGTTTTAAAGTATTGGGGTACGAAGACGGTATACAAGAGTATCTAACAGCTGGGGAAATTAATGAGGCAAAACAATTTGATTTTCATGCATTCTTAGAACAAGATAAAATTACTTTCCCATATGATTTTCAACCAGTTGTTAAAGTAAACAATGTATACAGTACAAAAATAAGTGTTAAGCAAATTGCAGAGTTTGTTGATTCTAAAGTAATCAATTATAACTTTGATATTCAACGGGAATCAAAATTGGAAAAACGAATTGGAAAAATTATTAGAAAGCCAACGTTGAATCAAAAGAATATTCGAGAAATGGAAAAGTTGCTTTTAGAAGATGGTTTAAAAGAAAGTACACTTTTCTTTAACGCCGCTCCTATGACGAGCGTGAATGGTGATGAATTAATTTATGACCCTGAGAGCTATACATTAACGATTACTGAGGGAACAAGATTAGATGTTATCGATGGTTTTCACCGTGTATTAGCAGCGCAAAACGCTTATCGTGAAAACCCAACTATCAATTTTGAATTCAATGTAGTTTTTAGTAACTTTACTACAGCTGAAGCAATCAAATGGCAAGCACAACATAGTAAAGCGACACCGTGGTCAAAAAATAGAGTAGCAGAGCTACAACAAGAATCTGGAGGCGCCAAAGTTGTTAAGGCAATAAAAGATAAAGATGCTATTTTTGAAGATGTTATTAAAACCACAAATAGTACAGCTGGTGGGGGTTCAATAGCATTTTCTGAATTAAGTAAGTACATTGATGAATTATTTAAAGTTGAGACTAGAAGAGACCAAGTAAGCACTGTTCAAGAAGTTTCAGAAGTAATTTTAGCTTATATAGACTTACGGGAAATTAATAATACTTTTAATACTCGTATTTACATCTATGCCTTTCTTAAATATTATGTCGAAAGTGGTTTAACGATTAAAGAATTTATAGATGAAGCTCATAAAGCAGTTGATTATCTAAAAAACAACGAGGTCAACTTCAGAATTGAAATGGCAAATCAAAGTATTAAGAAAGTACAAAGCGAAGCAATCAAAAATATTAAAATCTTGTTTGAGAAAGCGAGAGTGAAGTAATGTTTTATAATAGCTTGTATAAAAAGCAGTTCTTGCAATCTTTAGAGCGTGAAAATGAAGTAAGAGTATATACTGCGTTGTTCAACAATAGTAGTAAAGTAGAGCAACAGTTCGATACTGATTTGTATAATTTTACTACTACGGAAATAGAAATTTTGCTTTACAACATCTATTCGTCCAGTAAGAACACTTTATTAACTTATTTAACATTTGCTAAAAAATATACTGACTATGCAATTGAAAGAGGGGATAGGCTGTCTAACATTAACTTATTTAGAATGTTTACGTACGACAAGATTGATAAGTTTGTGTACAAACATAAACAAAAATTTTTCACGTACGAAAAATTCTTATTGCATGTTAGTAGTTTCTATAATGCTAGTGATAGAGCATTAATTTCAGCAATTTTTCATGGTATTTCTGGAACAGCTTATAGTGAGTTAATCAATTTAACCATTGAAGATGTTAAAGAAGCCAGAAATAATCCAACGCATGTTGCTAATAATGAGCAATATTATAAATTAAAACTTTTAAATGACAAAAAAAGTGAAACAATTGAACGCTATGTCGAAGTGCCTGAACTATTGTTAGACGACATGGAGAGCTCGTATAAAGCCACAATCTATTATACCAAGAATGGTGACCCTAGTTCTAGAACACCTGCAAAAGAAGTGATAAGTGGAAACCATATTTTTAGAAATGTCGAGTTTACTGATACCACAACAGAACAAATTGATAAGCAAGTAGTATACAGACGAATAAGGGTGTTACAAGATTTAACTAATAATTATATCTCAAGCGTCACTAACGTCATTGATTCTGGTATATTACATTATATGTACTTGCTATCAGAAAAAGGAAAATTAGATTTCATAAAAATAGAAAAAGTAATGAGAAGATATAATAGGCATATTTTTAAAAATTCCTTATCTTATACGGTTGCTAGGTTTAGTGAACAGTATACAGATGCTTTGCAAGAATTATATGGAGTAGTAATAGTGAATAAGCCCTAAAAAGTTATTAGGGCAAATTAAAGGAAATAAATTAATAAAAATCATTGACGTAATTCCAATTTGATAGTATAATCATATTTGTGATTGTATTATGAAATTGTAATTACTCAAATTACAAGAAATAAATTAAATGAAAGGGGAAATGTTTTGGCTCATTACAGTGTCAGAATTACACGAGACAAATCTTTTAAGAAATTGAAAGATAAAGAGCTTGAAGCAATTAAGGAAGAAGCAATAGAAAGTGTATACGAGTTGATTAAGAAGCATATTATTGCTCATAACTTGAGTAAAGATGGAGGAAATTCAACTGTTATTGAGTTTGATATTGATGTTAATACTCCTCCAGTTACACGAGATAAAGAGTATACAACTACTATTGAATTACTTTGATTCTATTATGATGAAAGGAAAGAGAAAATATGGATTTAAAAACATTAAACGTTTTCGTAGAAAGTGAAACATTTGATTTTGCTGGTGATGTTTTTGACTTCTTGTTAGAAATGCGAGAAAAAGCATTAAACGAGTTAAAGCTATTGCTCGAAAAAGAGTTAGCGATTGAAAATGTTAAAGATTCTGAGGAATTATACCTCTTAGAGGACGACATTTATGACATTGCCGGTGAAGACGAAACAGAAACAGATTTAATTGACAGCGACATTGAGGAAATAGCCGACGTTGAAGAAGCCGTTGATGTATCTAACCACACTCGTTATGATACAACCATTGCTTCTAAGATTGAGAAGTTTAAAAATTTTGTCTCATATGCTGACTCTATTATTAGTAAGAATGGTGTGCATAGTTTTACAACTAATGACCCAGTAAACGAAATTATCAACGAGTTTAAGAAGATTACATCAGTTGATTACGGCACTTATACTGTGTTGAAAAAATAAGGAGAGGGTAGAGTTGAAATATTTAATTATTAAACCTAAGCAATCAAACAGATTTATTGAAGTTTCGGTTAAATCAGTTAGTAATCCTGACACTTTTATTCAACAAGAGATTGGTGCACCAGCATTAGCAAGACAAGTTGGTGACTATACCGTTTGGATTGCTGACCCACAAGAAGTTGTGTTAGATGAAGAGGGATTAGCATTTAAAGGTACGAGGTTATCTAATGTTACACCTAATATGCTAATTAACGAATTTGAAGTTGCTTATGGTAACGTAGTTATTACATCTAATTATAAAGTGACTTCTAACAAATATTCTGGTTTGAACGAACAGGACATTGCTAATGTAATGAATGCGTTGTTAAATTCAAACTCAACATTAGTTGACTTCAAAGGCTCACAAGTTACAATTGATTGTTTGAACGATGCTTTTTTAGCACCTAATGGAATCACATTAGATTATTACGATGAACCAGTTATTGATAGTTTAGGGTATGAAAAAGAGAAAGAATTGTCAGATTCATTTGAGCACAAAGAGCGTTATAGTGATGAATTATTTGAGCAGAAATTTGTTCCAACGGATACAAATGAATACTTAAAAAATTCTTTAAATAACGAAAAACTACAAGAGAAATTGAAGAAATTATAAGTTTAAAATTAATAAAAATAAATTAAATTACATTACATAGGAGAGAATAATAATATGGCTGAAAACAAACGATATGAAAACAAAGTGACGGTTTTAGGAGAGCTTAAAGAATTAGAGGTACGAGAAATTACAACTAAAAAAGGCGTTCCAATGAAAATGGCAAATATCTCTGTACAAACAGGAGAAGGAGAAGTACATAGAGCTAGAATGTCAGCTATGGAATACTTTGAGAACGATGGCAAAAAAGAAGAGAATAAGGCTTATAAAGCTATTGAGACTATGCAAGATGAGTATGTAAGCCTCAAAGACATTGCAGAGAAAAACTTACAAGACGTTAGTCCAACTGTTATTGGTATTAATGGACATATTGAAAACAATGTGTATCAAGGACGTGATGGTAAATTAGTAGAGATGCCAACAATTCAAGCTAATTTTGTGTCTCGACGTAACGCTAAAAAAGAAGATTACGGTGTTGAATTTGTTTTCCAAACATTTGCTTTATCAAGTGCTACTCGTGTTACCAATAAAGATGGAGATGAAACAGACAGCGTAAGATTCAAAGTAGCAGCTATTCAACGTGGTATGGCTCAACCTTTTGAAGTTGAAGCGACTGACGAATATGGTGTCGCTGAATGGTTAGAAGATAATCTTGAAAAAGGTATGACCTTAACTATTAACGGGCAGTGGATTAACAAATATATTCTTAAACAAGTAGAACGTCCTAACCCAGCTGGTATTGGTAAACCAATTGTGGATACTAAACGTGAAATTGAGAATCGTATTCTAGTTGAAGGTGCCTCTCCGGCAGAAGATGAAGAATCAGTTGGATACATCACTACTGAAGAAATGAAAGATGCTATGAAGAAGTATGAAGACTATAAAGTAGAGCGTCAATCAGCTTCTCAAGAGAAGAAAAAGCAAGAGGTTAAAAAAGGAGTTAATATTGTTAAGAAATCGACAACAACAAATACTTCAACTTTAACTGATGAAGATTTACCTTTCTAATCAAAAGAAATAAATTAATTGATAGAATATAGAGAAATAGCGAGGCGGGATAATTCTTGCCTTGCTAAAATTAAGGATATAAAGAAAGTGTATCCAATATTTATAAGTTGAAAGATAAGAAATACATACATACTTTTGAATGCGGTGGTAATCATAGAGTATACCATATATAATTTGATGTACCAAGATGCAACAATTTATTTATATAGAAAGAATAAGAGAATTAAAGAGTTTTTAAATTATTATGAAGAAAATAATTTAATTGACATACTATATGCATATCGACCAAAGCATTGGAGTAAACGAATTAATAATAAAACAAAAAAATAATTTTTAATTAGGAGAGATTTATACATGTCATTAGATATTTTTAACCCAACTATTTCAGTAATTCCGAAAGGTTTAGAAGGTAAATCGTTTTTATTATACGGTCAAAACTCATCAGGTAAAACTAAACAAGCGGCTGCAATGAGTAAGCCATTCTACTTAGGTTTTGAAAAAGGTTTGAATGCGATTTCTGGTATTCCTTTTCATTATGTAACTAAATGGTCAGATTTTAAAAAGATTAATAAGCAATTGACTGGTAAAGAAGTTGAAAAAGCACGTGCAACATACGATACAATTATTTTTGATACAGTCGATATTGCCGCTATTTATTGTCAAAGATATGTAGCTAATCAACATGGTGCAGCCGATGTGGCTAGCGGGAACGGCGGTTACGGATTGTGGCAACAATATAAGGAAGAGTTCTGGGGAGAAATTGATAAATTAACTTCTGTAGGATACACAGTTGTATTTATCGGACACGAGAAGATGGACGAAAACGGTAAAGTTCAGCCAGCGGGAGATATTCGTTCAATGGGAACTGTACGTGATTTAGCCGATGTTATCGTATATTTGAAAACGAATGGCGTAGATGACGAGGGAAATGTAATCTTGTCTACCGGTTATGTTCGTGAAACAGATGAATACTTTGCACGTTCACGCTTTGACTTAATGCCTAATGTGATTGAACCATTTACTGCTGAAAATCTTGAAGAAGCTGTGCGTATAGGCGTAGAACGTGCAGAACAAGCGGGTGGTAAGGCAGTTACGTATGAAGAATTTGTTGAGAATACTAGCTCAGAGAAACTTAACTTTGGTGAATTACAGGAGAAATTAATTGGTTTAGGTAAAGCATATATGGAAGCTGGACGCCTAGATGAATTTACTGAGGTAATGGACGATACTTTTGGTGAAGGTACTAAGGTAAATGAATTAAGGGAGAAACAAACAGAAGCAATGACTGTTATTGTTGATGACTTAACAGATAAGCTAAAGTCTGAATAAAACTCACAAAGGTCTCAGTGGAATCGCTACACCGCTGAGACTTACTCTAAAGTAAGTTGGTGAACTATATGGCTAACACTGTTAAATGCCCGTTTTGTGAGCAGCAAGACAATAAAGAAAACATGATTAAAGTTGGTAGAAGATACTGGCATGAATCGTGTAGAGAACAATTTATTAACAAGCAGAACGAAGAAGAAAAACGCAAATTACAAGAAAAAGAAGAATATAAAGAATTAATCGAGTATATATGCACTTTATTTAATACTGATAAGCCCTCTGGACTTGTTTTAAAACAAATTCAAACTTATCATAACGCACCATACAATTATAGATATAAAGCAATTCATATGGCTTTGCAATATTTCTATGTTATAAAAAATAATTCTACTAGAAATTCAAAAGGTATTGGGATTCTTCCATACATTTATGACGAAGCGGCTAACTTTTACCGCAACCTAGTTCGAATACAAAACACAGAAGTGAAAGAAAAAGAAGAAGTAAAAGAAGTTGTTGTTAAAAAAGTAAAAAAGAATAAAAAGCGAAAATTTGATTTAAATGAATTGTAGAGGAAGTGGATAGATGGACTTGTTCCCTAACTCAAACATGTGTAGTGCTTTAGCTTGTTTAATGAAAAAGCCCACATTGATTGAGGAAAGTAAAATTAAGCTAGATAAGAATGATTTTATGGCTAGAGGAGAAAGTAAGTTTTATTACATTATTTACTCAGCGATAGCTAATCTGTTTATGGACGGCATGAGAGAAGAAATTACTCCAGCTGCCGTCGATGAATTTTTAAGTCATTATGACGAGCCATATAAAATATTCACCCAAAATGACGGTGTTGAATTCTTGTATAATATTATTTCGACTTTAGGGAGTCCAGATTCATATCACCGTCATGCAACACGAATTCGTAAATTTACTATTTTAAGAGAAGCAGTGAGCTTAGGATTTGGACTTGAAGATGTTTATGAATCGTCAGATGATGATGAAGAAAATACAGAGTTACAAAACAGATTTGAACATTTAAGTGTTGATGATATTATAGAGCATTATGAAAAAATTGTGAACGAGTTTGCTAGTAAATTTAAAATTGGTTATGAAACTGAAGGTGGAGTTGCTGGTGAAAATGGTTTACAACTATTCAACAGTTTTAAAGAAGAGCCACAATATGGTGTCTCAACTTGTGGAAAATTACAAAATAAAATATTTAGAGGTCAGTTATTAGGTGCTTCCATGTTACGTTCAGCTTCCACTAACACCTTTAAATCACGTACATCTTTAGGAGAGGCAACCGATTTAGCAATCACAAAGTGGTATAATTGGAAAACAGGAAAGTGGGAAAGTAAAGGACTATCTGAGAAAGTATTATACATAACTACTGAGATGGAACAAGAGGAGTTGGAACCAACCATTTGGGCTTATATCAGTGGTGTTCCAGAAGAACGAATCAAAGATTACAATTTATCAACAGAAGAAGTAAGAGTCATTGAAGAATCAATTCAAGAATTAAATGATTGTAATTCGTTTTATATTGAATACATTCCGCAATTTGAGCCAACGACAATTAACGCTATCATAAAAAAGTATGTAACACAATATAATGTTGAGTACGTATTTTTTGATTATATTCATTTAAATTTTCAAGTAATGATGGAAATGGCAAGTAAAACTCGTGGTATGACTACACGTGAGGATATGATTTTAGGTATTTTTGCTGCTGGTTTAGCCGAAATTGCTAAAGAGCATAACATTCATCTTTCGACATCTACTCAGGTAAATGGGGAAGCAATACATAGTAAAAAGTTAGACCAAAATGTACTTCGTGGTGCAAAGAATATGGCGGATAAATTTACAAAAGGTATTGTTATGACCAGACCGACAAGTGAAGACGACAAGATAATTGAAGCAGTAATGGCTAATTTAAAGGGTGTAAACAAGAAACCTAATATGATTTGGCACATATATAAAAATCGTCATTCAAAATATAAAGGTAAATTATATCTTTACGTTGATTTTGATACTATGCGAATGGAAGATTTGTTTATGACTAACGATAGAGATGAGCTTATGGAAGTTACACCGCTTGAATTATTAGTTCAAGAGGAAGAAAAAGAAGAAGAAACATTACCATTTTAAAGTGGTGACATAAAAATGTTCAACAAAGATAAATTTAAAGAAACATTAAACATAGAAGAAATTCAGAAAGTGCTTACATACTATGGGGCTAATCACTATATTAATTCTAAAGGTGAGATAGTTTCAGAAACAATTTGCCACAACAAGTCTGGTGGTTCACATAAGCTATACTATTATCCAGATACACATACTTTTTATTGCTACACACACTGTGGTGCATTTGATATATATGATTTAATTATTAAAGTCAATAAAGTTCGAGGAAGTAAAATTGACTTTCATCAAGCAATAAAAATTTTAGGTGAGATATTAGGAAGAAAGATTGACTTTAGTAGAAAAGTCAAGGGTGTCCAACTTGAAGTCAAACTTATTGACGATTGGGCTTGGTTAAATAGACTCAAACCTAAATCTCAAATCATTCCTGATTTAGATGTGATTAACAAAAGTATAATGAAGTATTTTGATGAAATGTATCCGAGTGCTTGGGTAGAAGAGGGTATAAGCCTTGAAACTATGGAAAAGTACGGGATTAGATTCTATCCTGAAATGAATCAAACTATTATCCCTCATCTCGATGGTGAGGGAAATCTGATTGGTATACGTAGTCGTAACTGGCGCAAAGACTTAGTGAAAAAAGCTAAGTATATCCCCACATTCATTGGTAATAGAGGATTTAATCACCCATTAGGATACTCTTTATACGGTTTATTTCAAAACAAAGAAGCTATTAAAAAGAAGAAGAAAGTCATGATTGTTGAGGGAGAAAAATCATGCCTATTTTCTGACACTTTTTATGGCGACAATAATTTCGTAGTAGCAATTTGTGGTTCTAATATGAGCAAGTATCAAGCTAATTTGCTATTAGATTTACAAGTTGAAGAAGTAATTATAGCGATGGATAAAGAATACATGATTGTTGATTCTCCTGACTATGATGAATATATGAAAAAAATTAGAAAAATAGCAAAACTGTTTGCTCCTTATTGCACAACGTATCATTTAACCGATACTAAAAATAGATTGTGGCTTAAAGAGAGCCCATTAGATTTAAACAAAGAAGAATTAGAATTAATGATGAAAGAAGATAAACATTTAATAACACTGAAAGACTTAGAGGAGACACAAACATGAAAGTAAAATTAAAAAGTGATGTTAGTGTTGACAATAGCGTCGAACAGGTGTTAATGAACAGGGGGATTAAGAGTAACTTAATAAAGAGTTATCTTAGTCCCCAAAGTCATTTAATGCCGGATTATAGCAAGCTGAAAAATATTGAAACAGCTATCGAACTATTGAACAAACACGTTAAAAATAAAAGTAAAATTGCATTGACTATCGATGTTGATATGGACGGTTTAACAAGTGCTGGAATCATTTATAAATATTTAGTGAATTACGTTAAATACGATAAAGAGTTAATCAAATTAATTATGCCTAAGGGAAAAATACATGGGATACTTATTGACAGAGTGTTAGCCGAGGTTGAATCAGGTGATTTATTAATAGTTACAGACGCTGGTTCAAGTGATTTCAATGAACATAAACAGTTACACGATAATGGGATTAATTGTATTGTGGTTGACCATCATTTAGCGTCAGAAGAAGAAACGCCAGCTATAATCGTAAACAATCAATTATCACCAGAATTTGAAAATAAAGGGCTAACTGGTTCAGCTATGACTTATCTTTTTTGTAAAGCATATAGTGATAAATATGAATTAAAGGAACCAAAAGAATTACTTGATTTAGCCGCTATTGGTTTAGTTGCTGATAGAGCCGACTTTTCTGTTGATTTAGGTGCTTATTATATGATGAGAAGTGGATTAAAGAAACAAAATATTCATAGTAAGTTATTGAAAAAGGTTGTTGAAAAAAATGGCAATATGGAGGAAGATACTGATTTAAATGCTACTGATATTGGTTTTAATGTTGCACCAATCTTTAATTCAGTTTTCCGCTTGGGTAAACCAGAAGAAGTAGAGCAAGTTATTCATGGAATGTGTGAATTTGATTACGAGATATACAACTCAAGAAAGAAGATAAATCAAAGTATTATTGAAGAAGCATATCTCAGAGCCATGTCAGTAAAACGTCGTCAAAAGAAACAAGAAGATGAGGTCATGGAAAAGATTAAGGAGCGTATCAATGAAAAAGGTTCTGATAAATTCAAAATCTTAATTGTTAATGCAAGTGGCATTATTGAAGATAACGGATTAACTGGTTTAGTAGCAATGAAATTAGTAAGAGAGTACAATAAACCAGTGTTATTAGTTAAACAAAAAGGAGAATTGTTTAGAGGTTCAGCACGTAATTTATCTAACTCACCAATTAAAGACTTAAACAAGTTTTTAACTGACACAGGGAAGTTTGTTTGTAGAGGGCATGCAAATGCGTTTGGCGTTGAATTTAAACTAGACGATGCGCTAGAGATACAGTCATTAATTGAATCTGAATTGATTAATGTTGATTTTGATGATGTAGAATACGAAGTTGATTTCATCTGGTCAAACTTTGTGGATATGAACGCTATTCTTGATTTAGCTGAACAAAAAGATATGTGGTGTAATGGTATTGATGAGCCACTTATTTACTTGAAAAATATTTATATGAAGAAAAGTGATTTCAATTTCATAGGCAAAACTGGCAGCACGTTAAAAATACAAGTTCAAGGTGTGGACTGTATTAAGTTTAGAATCTCAGAAGATGAAAAGAGTGAAATCGCCCTTGCGGAAGATACTGTGTATATTGACATGGTGTGTACAGCTAGTGTAAACAGCTACAAGGGTAGAAACACACCACAGTTATTGATTCAAGATTTCACAATTAAGTCGGCGCAAGAGAAAGTAGACAATGCACTATGTTTAGATGATTTACCGTTTTAAAAATAAATTAATTAATATGTTGACAAGAAAAAAGACTTGGTATATAATTTAGTCATAAGGTAAAAACAGTAAATAATCAACGAGTAATCATTGGCTTGTGTTGATAATCTCACCTTATCAATATTTTCGAATGATTAGTCTTTAATAATTAAAATTAGTCTAATAGGGATTAATTCCCTATATGCTCATACACATAGTTTGTGGTATTATTTATACACAGGTGCGATTCCTGTATGTGAGCCCAAAACACATAGTAAATGTAGTCAGGCGTTTAGTATTTCTAACCTTATACTAAGCGCCAATTTCTAAATAAAAGAAATAAATTAATTTATATAAAGAGGTAAAAATATGGACAAGGATACAAAGTTCTACAAAACCCATAACTCATTCAATTTAAGAAACGAACATTTTGAAAGATTAGTGAAGTTGAGTAAATTACATAACCAGAATAGAAAAGCATTTGCTCCCGAATTAAGAGATTCAGTCACTTTCAAAGAAGCGGAGATTATTTTTAAACTTCCGCCTAACACCATAACTAGAGACTACAGTCGAGGGTTAGTCAATCCGAATAGAGTTAGGAAGAGCGTGGGTATTTGGTTAATTTCACTTAGGGAAGCAAAAAAACTGTACGAGAGTTACTGGAATAGGAGAGCACGTGAGAATAAGAGCCATCTATATTCTTCGCTAGATGGCATTAAAATGAGCGAGACAGAATATTATATTCGACAAGGGATTGAGAAGGAGGAAGACAATGGATATTAATATTAATAAGAAGGTAAACTTATCAGAGTTGTTGCAAATTGCTTGGGAAGAAGATTTTAGAGAACGTACATTCTTAGGAGACAAGAAAACAAAGGTTTATTTTGATTCGGACGGCTATGTTACTGTAAGTCAAAAGTTTACGTCTGAGGAAGAGTTTGATGTAACAACAAGTAAATCAGTTGATAAAGATACAATTCTTAATCGAGTTGATATTGTGATTAACAATAGCGGTGTAGGAAACAAAGCAGAATCATTAGGAAAATTAATTACAATAACACAAAACAATGTATCTATTAACGGTGTGCTGAATAACAATCCTAATGTGACGTCAATTATTTACACTGATGACAGAGGAATTGCTACAACGATTTGGAGTTTCGAAGAAGTAAAAGAAATAAATTAATTTATTAGGAGAGGTAATATGAGTAAAAATCAGTTTTTGGAAAAGAAAGATATTTTAGAACGTGTAAAAGAGGTGTTAGGACGATGAGTAATTCTAACAAGAATACAATTATTTTTACATTTTTAGATAATAAAAACGAAGAATTTATGTCGTCAATCGGAGATGTGCAAAAAGTTGAAATGAGTACCACTTTACTTAGACTTTTTATTACACATAGAGATGGCGACACCCAAATAATCTTTTTAGACCACTTTAAAGACAGTTTAACTAGCTTACAATTCAGCAGTGATATTGAGTTAATGTATATTAAGTAAGCAAAGGAAAATAACTATGGAAAAGATTTATATTATCGAAGAACAAAAAATGGAATATGAGTTCGATGAGTGGGAAGGATTTGAAACGGTTCCGTATAGTAATGTTATCGGATACACCGATTCTTTGGAAGAAGCCCAATTTGTTAAAGATAATTACGGCACTGAATATGAAATCGTTATAAATGAATATCCATATATGAATAAAGAAATACTTATTGAAGAACAACGATACTATAAATACTGGTTTAATATTGAATTGAAGAGAAATCATGGCCATTTCAGTGTAAATGAAGTGAGTGATGTTGAGAGGAAAGAAATTTTCAACAATGATAAAAGAGACATTAACTTCAACGAACTTAATTTACATGTGTCAGACATTGCTTATTATGAAAAGAATAGGATTTGTGTTTTTGTTGAGTTATGTCTGTTGAATGATAAAGAGGAAGCATTTGTGCAACAAAAAAGAGATAATTTAGTACAAAAGATTCAATTTCTCTTAAAGTACAGTGTTAAAGCAGATATACGTAGTAAAAAAGAAATTATGAAGGCTATCGAAAAGTTAGGGGAGTAGATAATATGAAACAAGTTATGACAGGTCGAGGTACCGGAAAATCGACTGAAACAGTGCGTATGTTGGTAAGAGACGAAAAATTATGGTGTATCATACCTAACCAATACAGAGGAGTCCCGAAGAAAAAAATATACGAACCTTTATGCAAGAATCTACCTGAAAAATTGAGAGAGTGTGCTAAGTAGAATTGTTACACATGATGAATTTGTGAAAGATTTTCATTTTAGAAGAATATCTCATATACCACGAGATGCTAAATTTCATGTCGAAGAAGCAGATATGGTTTTAAGAGACTTTTTAAAAATTAATTTTGACACTATGACGACCAGCCATTGGTCTGTACAAAAATTTGAGGAGTAAAGAAAATGTTAGATAACAAAGAAACTTACTATGTAATTAAAATTAGTTGCGACATTCTTGGTAGAGAAAACATGGGGATATATGGTTTATATTCAAAAAAGGGAGTGGCGGAAGACGTCGCTAATAGAATAAACAATAGTGGTCTCAATTTGGGTGACACACACTTTGTAGTAATGACTGCTAAGAATTATTTTAAATTTAAAGAGGAGTATGGGAGTGCAATATAAAAACAATAATGAAAGTTTTTTAATAATTGAAGTTAGTAAAGATGACTTTGGACATGAGTATGAGGCGTTATACGAAGGGTTCGACAACAAGAAAGAAGCTATACGTACTGTTGATAAGCTGAACAAAAACAACGAAATACAAAACAATGAAGATTATTACATAGTAGTTAAAAGCAAAGAGTTCAAAGGAAATTGTAATGATTCTTAAATTAAGAGCATACAACTTTGTTTAACATGTATGCTCTTAAAGCGATAAAACTCTGATAAGGATAAAGTAAAAGAGGGACAATAATGAAAATTAAAACGGAGAAGAGAATGAATCACCATGAATTAATCAAATATATAGACTTAGTATTAGAAAATTGTGATGTAGTAAGATTAGAACCTAAGGAAGTAATCAGGTTTGACATAGAAGGTATTACAAAAGAAATAAATTACTATGGCACATATAAAGGAATTTCAGATATAAGTCGAACACGTCATTGTACTTATTTCGGTATTCTTATTGACAAGCCTACTGAAATACCTCAAGTTAGTTTTGCATACCCTGATAATACGAATGCTTATGAAATGATTACAGCGTACTCAAATATTACAGCCATAGATATTATTTATGAAGATGGAACAAATGAATACATTTATGTAGACTTCAATGAACACAATGACAACTATAATATTAATCAAAAGAATGAGTATTACAATAATATGCTAGAAGTAACTATTACGGAAAGTAATTCCAAGGAGGAACGATGATGATTAAAATCTATAAAAATGAGAATGACGAATTGGAATGTCACGTAAATTATGCAGGATATGACTTTAAATTTCAATGTATTAAAAATGGTTTTGGCGCTACTTTTAAGGGGAGCAATTCAACAGAGTATCGAGAATTCGAAAGTTATATCGATGAAGATGGTGAAATATTGGATAATTTACAAGATGTAATGTACCACATTGCTTCTGTATGCAACTGGAGAGAAAGCTTTGGGGAGGAACGATGATGAAAATTAAAGTTAAGAAGGAAATGAACCTACATCAGTTAATTCAATGGGCTCGAGAGAATAATGTGAAAGGTGAAACTTTCACATCATATTATGGAAGGGAAGTGAAGTTTTATAGCGACGACTCGTTCAACACCATGGAACCCATCTATCATTTTGACACTTTCACCGTCGAAGTAGAAGAAGTAATTACGGAAGAAACAGAAATACCAGTCCTTGTCGAGTTGTTTATGAGTGGATTGGGGGAAATTATACACACATACCATAGAACGTCGATTGGAGAGGCTATGGGAGAAGTTGTAAAAGGCGTAGATACGTTACCAAAAGCCTTTTATATATTAAACGACGACTACACAATGACGCTTATTTGGGAAGATGGGGAGATGGTGGAATGAAATTAAAAGTTAAAAAGAGAATGAATTTTTCTGAATTGTTACATTGGGCAAAGCAAAACAATATAAAAAATAGAATATTTTCTAGCAGTGAGTTTATTACCGTTAGTTTTGATGAAAATGGAAATGCTAATTGTACTAACGTAGGACACCTTGACAACTTTATTGTGTGGAGAGAAGAAGAAATCTCTAAGGACACAAAACTCGAACTAATTGTTCGATTCCTCGGACGAATTAATAGTGATGCTTTGTACACAATTGAATATATGAGTATAAACGAATACTTATCACGCTTTGCAGGTACATTAACAACACATTTCTATGTTGAGAATGAGGACAGAGAGTTAGTCTTAATTTGGAAAGACGGTGAATTAGTTTGATGAGTAAAAGAAACAAAAGACAGCTCATGGATAGTTTTATTAATTATGCGATTCATAATAAAGAATATTTACTTAATAAGGAACAAAGAAAAGTTGTAAAACCTTATGTGTGGAGATATAAACTGGTAACACCTTTAGCAAAAATTAAAATTGGTTTAATACCTATTAACGAATTAGTTTTTGATGGGTTGAGCTCCCTTTTAGAAAATCTAAATGATTTAGTAAGAAATATAGAATACCGTATTTTTAAATTTTTAAGTACAGACCCACTTTTTGTTAGAAATACTAGAAAGAAATTTGAAAATAAGTTAATAGAATTGGAAGATGATACTGGTTTAGAAAGATTGGCCAGATTCACAGAAGAAAAAAAGGAGAATAATCTTGTGTATGTTCGACCTACAGAAAGTAATAAAAATAGCTAAAGAGCAGGGTGTACAGATAACGGAAAGTGAAACCGAATCAGGATTCTATTATATAAATGACGAGGGCGAAGTAGAAAAAATTGATGCGCTAAAGGAGTTTTTTAAACACAAAAATATTGCCCCAATCTAATTGAGGAGGACGAGTTAATGGGCTTAGATAAGGAGTGTTACTATGTGCGATTACAGCAAGAAGTTAATTGAGCACATTTTATACAGGTCTTACGTCAACGAGCGACCAGTTAGTCATATGCATTTAAACAAAGTATGGTATTTCTCCTTAGGTTACTTAATCTACCACGACTTAGATTTAGCTTTAAAGGTATACAATAACAGCAATATTAGAGAAGGGGTATGGGGAGCAGTATTGCCATACATTCAAGACAATTATTCTTTCTATAAAGCTACACCGGTATTCGAAGAAGGGGTGAAACATAAGTCATTTAATTTTATCAATCATATCATAGATAAACTCATTGCTATAAACACTATGGTACTCGTTGATATAAGTCAAGAACACAAGGCAAAAAATGAGTATTACACGTTTAAAGAGATTAAAGAAGCATTTAAAAATGTAAAATGGTAGGGGATTATTATGAGTGAAATAAATTCAGATTTAATGAATAGTAAACATTATATTAAAGAAAATGATGATTGTATCTTTAATGAAATTAAAAAACTTGGTTCGTTTTTAATTGACGTTTTGCAGCGATGGAACGAGTATAGTATTGCTGGTATAAACGGAGTAGCAACAATGAATTCTATAAGTTATGAAAAAGCGAAAAAAGAATATGACAGCTTAATTTATATTATGGACAAACTGGCTGAACACAATATTATTGAAAAGAAAACAAGGAGTTTGAAAAATGGGAGCTAACGCAAGATTTAAAGGAAAACAACGCTTAGACTTTTTAATAGCACCGACAATTCATATTCTCAATTCAAAAGGATATAAAACTAAATTTAGTTGTTCTGGTCATCTAAAGAATAAACAGTGGCGTCATACTTATATACTCTTTGAGGATTACAACGAACCTAACTCTTTACCAAAATATTTTCGGAATATTGTGGACTTACCAAGTGAAGTAGTTAACCCAATTACACCTGAAGTTTTTACTGAGCAGAGAAAAAGAGCATCAATATATTTAACTCAAGAATTCATAGAAAAAAACAAAACTAATAAACTTTTAGCGATAATTAAAGCCAATGTATCCCTGTTGATTTGGTCACTAAAATTAAAATCTAAAAAAAGGAATGAGGTATGGTAAATGAAACAGTTAGTATTACTTAGAGGCGCACCAGCTAGTGGTAAGTCAACCTTTTTAAAAGAAAATGGATTAGAACCGTTTGCGTTATCACCTGACGTGTTACGTAGACAATGTTCAGCACCAGTAGTTAATGAGTTAGGTCAACTCGTGACGTCTCAAGAAAACGACGGTAAGGTGTGGAAATTATTGTTTGAGATTCTTGAAGAGCGTATGAAAAATGGTGATTTTATTATTGTTGACGCCACTCATTCAACAGCTAAATTAATTAACAAGTATAAGCAATTAAGAGCTAGTTATGGTTATCGTACATATGTGGTTAACTTTGATACGCCTTTAGAAACATGTTTGGAAAGAAATAAGCAAAGAAAAGAATATGAGTTTGTTCCTGAAGAAGCTATTGAGAATATTCATAAGCGATTAAAACACGAGAATATCCCCAGTTTTGCCAAAGTGTTAAAACCAGAAGAACTATTAGAAGAAATTGAATGGAAAGTACAAGATTTCAACCAGTTTGACAAGGTTAAAGTAATAGGGGATATTCATGGTTGTTACACAGCTCTCAGTAAGCTCATAACTTATGAAGAAGTTGCAGATAATCAAAACACGGCTTATGTTTTTGTAGGGGACTTGTTCGATAGAGGCTTAGAAAATGTGAAAGTGTTTGAGCTTATTGAATCTATTTACAACCTTCCAAACGTGTTTTTAATTGAAGGTAATCATGAAAGACATTTGAGAAATTATGTAAAAGTATATGATGAATTAATTGATGAACTTGGTTATAGTTTAGGCAATGTTAAGAAAGATGTATACAACAAGATATATAAGCATTTTAAAGCTCGTGGATTCATTCAAACGACATTAAAGGAATTTTTAGACGCTGAAATTACAAAAGACCGAGTGAAACCGATTCTGAAAAAATTGTTACAATGCTTATATTTTGAGTTAAATGGCGCTCAATACATTGTGACTCATGGTGGTATTTTACCGAATATGGTACCACATTTAAATCTTGTCTCTACTAATCAATTAATCAATGGAATTGGTGGATATGAATTTGAAATTGATGACGAATGGACAGAAAATGATTTTTACATGATTCAAAACTATATTACTCAAATACATGGTCATAGAAATCTTTATCGCATTCCATTGGACGCAGATGCAAGCTCAATCAACTTGGAAGGTAGAGTTGAGAAAGGAGGTCATTTGAGAGCCATTACTATCACTAAAGGAAATCCGTTTGTCAAGAATAAAATAGAAACTCATGAAATTAAAAACGATGTTTTTGATTCAAAATGGTTAATTTCAGATGATTACACAGAAAAGTTGGACGTTGAACTAACAGTAGAACAATTTATTGATGCAGCAAAAAGTGATAGAAAATATATTAAAGTTCAAAATCAATACGATAACGTTTACTCTGTTAATTTCACACCGAAACTATTTAGTAGCGGTAAGTGGAATCAGTTAGCGGTGCACGCAAGAGGATTATTTGTTAAAGATGATGGAATAGGTAGCGTAGTTAAGGGGCGAGCTTACAATAAATTCTTTAACATCGATGAAAACAAAGAAAACAAGTTAGATAAACTTATTGATAAATTAAAGTTTCCTGTAAAAGCATATCGTAAAGAAAATGGCTACTTAGGAATCATGTTTTATGATAATGATGTTAATGAGATAGTTTATGCTTCAAAAAGTAAAACCCATAAAGCATCTAGTGATAATCAATATGCGTTGTGGTTTAAAGATATTGTTGAGAATACTCTAAGCGCTGATAAATTAAAGCTATTAAAAAATGAACTTAAAGAGTATGACGCATCAGCAGTGTTTGAAGTAATTGATGTTGAGAATGACCCACATGTTGTTAAATATGAAAGAAGCAAAGTTGTACTTTTAGATGTTGTAAAGAACCAGTTGCAATTTGAAAGAGTAAATGAAGATTATAGTCGAGAGTTAGCCGGTATGATTGGGTTAGAACATAAGGAATTAGAGTTTACTTTCGATAACTGGCAAGAATTTTTTCAATGGTATAAGACACAGATTAAGAATTTAGATGTAAAACATGAAGGCTGGGTACTAGAAGATAGTAAAGGCTTTATGCTCAAGATAAAAACTAAATGGTATAAAGATTGGAAATATATTAGAAAATTCGTTGGTAAGATTGATGCTGGCAACTCACCAAAACAATTTATTTTACAAAGTAATCATGAAGTAAGAGATTTTTATTACTGGTATAAGAAAAATGGAAAGAAAACAGATAGAGATAGCGATTTAATTAGATTGAGAGATGAGTTCTACGAACAGAAGTCATAGAAGTGTGATTTATGTGATAAAGTAGGGTTTTATGTCGAAAATCACAAAATTAGGCATGTGATAAAATCCCTTGTATATCCCGTGTTTATCGACTGATGAGGTTTTGTCAAAATTGGGATAAAAGGCGAGTTTTATCCAGTAAAGCCGGACGTTTTTAAAAAGACATATGAAATTTTGGAGGACGAATAGATGGAAGCACCTTATAAAATTCAATCAGATATTAAAAAAAGAATTATTAAACCCGAATATAAATTTGAATATATGAGCAAATTAGCGGGTGAAACTTTAACACATGTCTTTCATGTAAATCTTAGTGTCAATTCATTTAATAAATTACCTGCAATAGTTTTTGTTTCCGAAAGCAAGAAGGTATTTATTCACTGTTTGAGAATTGATACAGATATGCAAGAAGACGAAGACTTAGCTGATATTGATGCTATTAAAAGGTATCAGATTAACCTTTTTAGATTTGTAAATATGTTACTAGATGATGAAATACAATTTGAAATACTTGATAAAGGAAAATTGCCATTCATCGACCAACAAGTGCTAAAAGAATATTTTGATTACAAGATAAATAAGCGAAAACAGGAAGAAGAAAAATACCGAAAAGAACAAGAGTACAAAACATATTTAAAATTAAAAGAAAAGTTTGAGGAGGACGAGTGAATGACTAATGAGGAACTATTTGATGTGTTTCAAGAAGCAATGCGTGAATTAGAACATTCTATTCGGCAAATTGATAGCGAAGCCGATAGATATATTATTAATAAAGCTATTGAATTGATTGATTCGGTTGCATGGAAATACGAGGAGGACGAGTGAATGATAGCTTTATATGTGTTAACGCTTCTTTTAAGTGGGGCTGTTTTTTCAGATTATGTGAGGTTACGTAAACAGAACACTAAATTAAGACGTAACGTTGCTGTCCTGTCTGAGTATGTTGCAAAACATTACGGATTAGATTATACGTATTGGCTTATGAATAAAGAGGAGGACGAGTAGATGAAGGATTTTACTATTAATAATTTAAACATTCAGATACAACAATTAAAAGAAAAAAATATAATCAGCACAGAGGATATTTCAGACGGTTACCATACTTTTGGACAACTATATCATGATAGAGCAGTGTTGTTCGCAGTAATTTTAAATACACATAAGGAAAAAGCATGGAAATCTAAACAACATGATGATGGAACAATGTTTGACGGAATGTTTATTGTTGGCATTACAACTCCACAAGGACATTACACATACCACTATGATTTAGAGTATTGGGATATTTACAATGTTAAGGAAGTAGAAAAAGCACCAAAATGGGACGGGCATACTCATGAAGATATTAATAGATTATTTGGATTAATTAACAATTAAAACAGGAGGACAAATAAAATGTACCCAGACTATCAATCGACCATTGTGCTAAATAATAACAAAAAATTATTTAGTTTTCAGACAGAACCGAAATTTTTAACAAACAAAGAAAGAATGGTTTCATTATAGGTTTTGATAAGAAATTTAACGAAGTTAGAATCTCATCTAAACAAATATTTAAAATTATTGACTTTGATATAAATAGAGACTTGTAGGAGGACTTAAAACGATAAAAGATAAAAGGAGAGAATGAAATGAAAATATTGGTTGAGCATTATTTAACGTATGGTAAGCAAGACTCAGAAACTTTATTTGAAAGCTGTGTTATTGAGGATTCAAAGCAAGAACGTCAAGGGTTGTTAGAGGATATAATCTTTGATTACTGCTTTGACCCAGAAGATTTTATCAATGGAAAAAGTGATAGCTTCTATTATAGTAGAGATGGTGGAGATTGGGACGACCCAACTGGTGGTTATCTAAAAGTCTATTCGTATGAAAACAAGCTAGCAGAATTACAGAAACAATTCGACAAAGAATTAGGACGTTTAAATAAGCAATTCGGAAAAGGAGAATAGGTAATGACTAATACACTAACAGTAGAACAATTACAAGAGTTACTAAAAATACAAAAGGAATTTGATGATAGAATTCCGACTCTTAATTTACAAGATAGCAAAATTGCTTATGTGGTGGAGTTTTTCGAATGGTTTAACACATTAGAAACATTTAAGAATTGGAAAAAGAAACGAGGTAAGCCGTTAGAGGTTCAGTTAAATGAACTAGCAGACATGTTAGCGTTTGGATTGAGTATTGCGAATCAAACGAACGTAAATGTTGAAGAATTAGAGGGAGTGTTAACTTCAGTAGAGCAGACAAAGGTAGATTTCAGTTCTCCAGAATTAGTTTACAGCATTATGCATGACTTTAGTAATTTTGAAATAGATGGAGATGATGCAATGTTATTGCCTTTTAATTTTGCCTCTAATTTATACACTATCGACCAACTCATCGAAGCATACAAAAACAAAATGGAGCGTAACCATGCAAGACAAGACGGGACTGCAGACGCAATACCAATGATGGAGAAAAGGAGATAATAAAAATGAAACTACTCAAATACACAAAAATAGCACTTTTAATCATTTTCTTGGCGGAGGAGATTAGGAATACTAGAAAGTACACAATGATTTCAAAAATTGAATTAGCGTCTCTTAAAAATTTCAAAAAAGAGTACAGAAATTTAATTAATGAACTTCATTTTAAGATAAGAGAATTAGGAGGAGAAGAATGATTAATTTTATATTTAAAATTTTTAAAATATATTTGAAACTTTTGGTGTTCTCATTCGTGCTGTCTTTAGTACTTTTTATTACACCTTTTATGATTGCAAGTTTTTTCACAGATAACGAAAGCATAAGAGTCGCTGCAGCATTACTGGTGGGTATCCCATTCGGTTTATAACCGCTATATTAGTGGTGTTTGAAGAATATCAGGAGTGACAAACAATGATTAAAATTTATAAAAATGTGAAGGGGAGTGAGTGATAACAATGAACGCACTAGGACTTATGTTGATTTCATTGACAGTTTTATTTTTGTTGATAATGATTTTATTTCCAGAGGATAGATTCTACTTTAGAAAATATCCTAAGACAATCGTCCTAAATGAGTTAGAAGTAATTGAACATTATGATTTAATAACCTTATACATGAAAGATGGTAAAAATTTTACGCTCCATTTAAACGACTACAAAAAGCAATATAATTCAGATAGTGATTTTATAACTGTAGATGTTGGTTTAATAGCTAGAAAAGACAGTTTTGTATTATTTGATATGTATAGCGCTGGAAAAGCGAAGTGTAAAGAGAAAGAGTTATCATACATAAAAAATAGTAATGGCAAGTTTACTTCCTTATATGTGAAGAATAAGAGAATGTTAAAGAAGTTGGAGTATAAGATTCGTGATGATGTGGCTTATAAATGTTAATTAGAGGTGTGTACTATGAAGAAAAATATTAAAAGAAAGTTGAACAATCTATTTTTGTACTTTGTTATTGTGCTTTTTTGTTTCGTTGGTCAAATAAATGCTAGTGAGGGTAACTTAGCCGGTGTTGTATGGGATATTTTCATGATAGTCATTTCACTTATAGTTTCACAATTAACTAACGACAAATCGACAAGAGAGGACGTTTAAATATGGAAGAATATTGGGTTGCAAAACTTCCAAAAGGATATTGGAATGAACACACTGAGGATTGGGTTAAACCCGTACATGCAACAATGCTAAGTAGTGATACTATGACAAAAGAGCAAGCTGAAGATTGGTTTAAGCGACGAATTGACAAGCCGTTTGTAGTAGTATCATTGAAAATAAATTATCATGTAGGAAATTATATTGTATGTGAAGAAAATGATTTAGTTGAAATTCCTAAAATCGACGCTAAGGATTTAAAAGAATTGACAATCAAAAGTCTAGAAGATGTTATGTCTCTAGAAGAAAAGTCATTGCTGAAAGACTTATTGACTGCTACTAGAGAGGACGCTATGAAAGGGTTTGATTACACAATTCACCGTGTAAATAAACATGGGCTTAGGAACAGTGTTATAGAAAGTATGCTGAAGCTCAAAGGCTTTGACGTAGAAATATACGAAGGCGAACTATATTTGTTTTGGAGAGATTAAGATTTACTGTTGTGAAGTGGTTTGAATAGGAGGTGTCAACAAATGGACTTTGGAGTGGTTATTTTACTCACAGTAGTTTTTGGCGTGTTAGCCTTGATTGTAATACCAGAGGTGGTAGACAGAAAGAAAATAAAGAAGGTTGTTGAGATTGTAAAAGGAATTGATGAGAAAGTATTTTTAAGAACACCTTTAGAAAGAAGAGTTGAGTTAAAACTTGCTGATAAAGAAATATATAACGTAAGCTATCACGATTTCAAACAACCTCTTTTTATTGATTTAAACCAAAGTAAAAGAATACATAAAGCAGCTGTAGTTTCAGAATATCATTACACAAAAGCTGTAATTAAATATGGAGACTGGAAAATAGAAGTTTTAGGTGATGTAAATGGGAAATTAAAAATTGCCAGTATATATAATGTGAAAATAGAAAAACTTTATGTATACCGGATTAGCTGGTATTTTGAAGATAATAAGGTTAAAAATCTAACTGTAAAATCTAAACGCTGTTTTTATGATGATAATAAGAAAAAGATTTTCATGAGTGTGTGATATGAAAACAAAATAACAGAAAGGTGAAAGATATGAAAAGAAAAAGACGACTGATATATAGTGCTTTGGGGGAGTATGTATTTCATGGTAATGATATTTTCTTAAACTCAGAACAAATTAAAATAGTAAATGAGCACAATAAAAAATTACAGAAACTGTTGAAGAAATCAATGAGAGAAAGACGTTTAAGAAAAGTTATTATTTTTGTAAGAAAAACACCAAGCTATCTATTGCAAGGGTTGAGCAATATCGTTAGCGTTTTGATTACGCCGTTCGAGTGGTTTGCTACGAAAGTGGACGATATAGCCGTTGACTATGAAAATAAAATAAATCTAAGGGTAAAAAAACTAGAAGCAACAGATAAGTTAAATAATTACGCCTGTGATGTAGTACTACCTTTACTTGAAAAGGTTGAAACAGAAGACATGTTTGAGGTGCACCAAAGAGAAATTAAAAAGTTGAAAAGAAACTAAATTCATGGGAGGAAAAAGAAATGAAAGAGATTATTAAGAAGATTGCAGATATTATGAATTATGAAGTTTGGTATAAAAAGTTAATTTTATTAATTGTGTTGTCAGGACTGTTAATTGTAGGAGTATTATTGGTAGATGCTTTAATTAATATCATTCGTATCTTGTTTAACATTGAATTGTTTATAGTATTGTCTCCAGTGTTTGCCTTGCTGATTATGTTTGCGTGTCAGATTAAATACCCTAAAGACAAGACACGTAATTACAGCGAATATGCTAAGAATAGAATGTAAAGAGAAAGAAGAAGAGATAGGATTTGAACTATCTCTTTTTTTGTTTTTTGCTTATTTTGATATTCTTTGACAACTGATATAAATAATCAAGCTAATAAATATGTTGATAAAAATTAGTGGCATTTGGTCTATGAGATTGGCTGGAAGTGACCCGAATATTTTACAGAATAAATAATCATAAATCACCTGTTCGTAAAAACTACTAATAGACATGCCGAAACCATTAATAACATATGTCGTTTTTGGGTATTTTACTTTCCCAGTGTTTAGAACATTGAGTAGTTGGTCGAAGAGCTCAAATGTGAAAAACGACTGTGGTAAATAAAAATCTTGTTGTCCTAAATTTTCCATACTTGAAACTGCTTCTTCTACTACTGATTCGTCTTGCTCAATTTCGTTCAATATCTTGTTACTGCTAAATACATTTATTACGGGCGGTTTGAATTGCTGAGAAATAATTCTTGCTTGCTGCGCTTGAAATTTCATTAAGGTTGCTGATATTTCAGCCATTGGTTTACTGAATTGAGTTTGAATTTTTTGACTTGTTTCTAATAGACGTTGTCTTGACTCGGAAGAAAGGTTTAACTGTTTTTGTATTTGTAACGACACTTGTAATGAATTAATAAGCTCTGGTGAAAATATGCTGTTATATTTGTATGCCAAATTAATTTGTGGTCTCAATGTTCTTGAGACGACTCTATCCATTCTTTGAAAATTTTCCATGCTCTTTTTAAAAGGGTCGGGGAAAGTAAAATTAGACAATAAACAACAACTCCTAAAATTTAAATTTTTATATCATACAAGCAATCAAAAGGAAGCCAAATTGAATCAGTAGAACGTTCATTGGTTAGCTGAATCTCTTGGTTTAGTTCATCAATAGTTTTAATGTAGCCTTTAATTGTGTGCATGTAACCATTTCTCCAATATTCCACTGTTATATAAATATTATTATACACTACATATTGAAGTTTTTGGTTGACATCTTGTATTTGTTCTTCAGAAAGTAGCGGCTTATCTATTTTGTTTTGATTTTCTTCATATTGCTTTATCATTTCATATTGTTGAAGAGAATAACCTGAGAGTATTGTAACCTTCCACTTGACATATACGTGTATACGTATATATAATTATTACAACAGGAAATATAAGAAAGAAGGTTGTTCTCATGGCTATGGTTGAAAAAGATTTAAAAAGAAAAGTGAGAAAAGTAGGTAATAGTGCAACTTTAAGCATACCTAACTCTTTGTTAGAGAGAGTTGGAATCAAAGTTGGCGAAGATGTAAGTATCAAAATTAATGAAAATGGCAACATTGAGTTAGAAAAACATGTTGATAGAGAAAAAGAAGTTATTGCTAAAGCAAATAAAGTATTTGCTCAATACAATAAAACTATGAAAGATTTGGTTCAACGATGACCAAGTATTTAACAGAGAAGGATTTAATTTTACTAAACACCCATATTATTGAAACATACTCTCCTGATGAGCCAATTGGTGTGGCTCAACCAACAGCATTGAACATGACGGTAGAGAGTCCTAAACAAGAAATCTTTGGAGAAGTGCTTTACCCAACATTAGAATTGAAAGCAGCTAACTTGTTTAGAAATTTAGTTATGAAACATGTATTTCAAAACGCTAATAAAAGAACAGCTTTTGCTGCTTTACAAATCTTTCTTGATGATAATGGTAAATGGATAAATGTGGATAACAATGAAGCTACTGAGTTTACTGTTGGTGTAGTGACAGAAAGATTAGAGGAAGAGGAAATAGCTAGGTGGATAAAAAAGAATTGGATAGACTTATAAAACAGCCAATTCATTAGTAGGGTGTGTTTATTTTTTAAGCGCCCCTATTTATTTGGACGGTGATTATACAGATTATGAAAAGATTAAAAATAAATTAATAAACATAGTTGACATGTAGGGGACGAGGTTGTATAGTATTAAGTGTAACAAAGAAATAAATTAAATGAGGTGAGATGAGTGGAAGGTGAAAAAGAAAAATATGTCGTGCAATCGTACGGGATTAAGCTAATTAAACCAGTAGGTGTTGATGAAGGAGATTGGGACTTTGCTGGTAAAGTGTTAAGAGATTTAGATTACATTTGTTTCAGAGTTAAAAATAAAGCGGCTACTAGAACTTATATGAATGTAATTGAGAAATTAGAATATGAAAACGTTCATGGTAAAGGGACATATGATAAATATTTTAAAACGAGATATGGTAAAACGTTTTCAGCTTATAATATGGAACAAGCTAAAGAAGATAAAGAGCTAAACAACGGTAGTTTTTTAAGAGAACATTTTGATTCGATGGCTCGTGAGGGAGAAAAAGTTGTAAAAAATAACATGAAAAAAATATTAAATGGGAGTGCAAGCAACATTACTTTCAAAAGAAATCAACCTATTCCTATTCGCTCAAGAATGATTTTTATCACAAAAGAAAGTGGAAAATATTATGCTGAGTTGACTTTGCTAAGTCCTGAGAAAGCAAAAGAACTTGATAGAAAAGGTAGAAAGGGAACAAGAATTAAGTTTTTACTTAGCTCTAAAGGACAGGAAAAAGTTATATTAGACAGATTGACAAGTGGTGAATATGATTTAAGAGATAGTCATATTCACGTTAAAAAGAGAGGGAGTAAGTTAAATAACTATTTAATCGTTGCTTATAGACTTAAAGTAAAAGACGACAAAGATTTAATTCCGAATAAAATTTTAGGTGTTGATTTAGGAATTTCAAAAGCGGCATATATGGCAGTTAGTGATTCTCCAGTTTCAGAATATATAAATGGTGGCGAAATCGAACAGTTCAGAAACGGAATCGAAGCTAGAAGAAACAGTATGAGAAATCAATTAAAGTATCATTCTAGTAACAGAAGTGGACACGGCAGAAGTACAAAACTGATACCATTGGAAAAACTTAGAGCAAAAGTTAATAATTTTAAAGAATTAACTAATCATCGTTATGCAAAATTTATTGTCGACACAGCACTAAAGAATCGTTGTACAATTATTCAAATGGAAGATTTATCAGGAATCTCAAAAACTGACACATTTTTAAAGCGATGGAGCTATTCTAACTTACAAGAAAAGATTGAGAATAAAGCAAAAACAAAAGGTATTGAGGTAAAAAAAGTTTCTCCTAAATTTACCTCTCAAAGATGCAACAAATGCGGCTATATTGATAAAGAGAGTCGAAAAAGTCAAGAGAAGTTTGAATGTGTGAATTGTGGACATAAAACAAACGCTGATTTAAATGCTGCAAGAAACCTTTCAATGCTGGATATTGAAAAAGTAATAAAAGCACAATGTAAGGCACAAAAGATTAAGCATTAAAAATAAATTAATAAATAAAAATATCGCAAGGTGCTAAACGTCATAGCATTGTGGCAGTATCATGTCACAAAATCGAGAAAGTGTCGTTTTAAGAGGCAAATACATAATTTTTAACGATATAATAAAAACGAAACACACTCGAAAGGTAAGTTGAATATTCAACTTGAAATCTAACTCACAAAAACCGAGTTAGGCTACTCACCAATGTCTGATGTTAGATTGGTTTGAGGTTTTAGTTCTATACGAATTAACATAGTGGTGATACTGAGGATTAACACGCTTATACGTGGTTATAGTTTTAGTTCTATACGAATTAACATGGTAGAGGCTCAGTTGTTTCAATAGAGCGACAAGTCAGCAAATATAAAGATAGTTATAAAATTTAAGCGATATTAAAAGAAAATATATGGAGGCGATTGTCTTGGCTAGATTAACCAAAGAAGTACAAGAGGTAGTATGTGATATTTGCGGAAATAAAGCAGATGGAGAGTTTTACGAAGTAACATATTTAAATGGTGAAGTATATGCAGAGATGTATTGTCCTATCGACTTGTGTAAGCATCATATGAATTTATTTGTATCACAATTTAGTCATTATGCATATGAAAGACATGGCGGTAACAGTGATACAGAAGAATTAATTATAAAAATGAAAAATTATGATGAAACGCATAGATATGATTATTGGAAATAAAATAAAAGTTTTATTAGAAAAGGAGAAGATAGAATGGAACGAAAAGTAATAGACCCGATAGAACTTAGTAATGTATTATACACAGTAAAATTTATTGAAATGAAGCATAGTGGTAACAGAGAATGGAATTCCGAATGTTATTGGAACTCGTATAATGTGTTAATAAAATATTTAGAGTCGCAAGGTTTTAAAGAACGAGATGAAATGGAGTTTATGAAAGAAACAAATATTTCTCATGTCCATGCGATTGTTAGAATTGTGTATTAATCGAATAAAATTAAACTTTATTAGGAGGATAATATGAGTAAAGAAAAATACGTTTACAGCAATTGTGTAGGTAGTGTGTACTTATCTAGTACAGCGGGATTAGATAGAAAAAGATGTGGTCAATGTGGAGATACAGATACTTATTTAGGTACAGTGTCGTCAGCTACAGAGTTAAGAAAACTACTGTCAAGTGAGGGTTATAACAAAGAGTATATAGCTGAAGTGGTAGAAGAAGCTATCAAATATGACGGAATTATGAAATAAAATTAAACATTATCAACAAAATTAAACAGGAGGAAGAAAGAGATGATTGATAAAAATAAATTAATTGAACTTGATAAACGTAAAGGAGGATTAGATGAATATGTATATGTCAAACATAAAAAGCGTGGCACTGAATATCGTATTGAAATGTTTGTTAAAAACACAACTAACGAAAGATATGGCGAAGTATTAGTAATTTACAGTGATGAAAATTGGGATAATACATGGGCAAGAAATATTGATGAATTTTGCGATGGTAATTTTGAGATTGTCAAATAACAGTAAACATTTATAGGAGAGATTTTTATGAAAAAAGGAATTAACTTAGAAACATTAAAAGAAGTGATTGAAAGAAGTAAGATTGACCTATCTACTCATGATGTTTTGTCAGATATTGATGTAGGTGAGTTTGAAGAGATTGTAAATTTTGCGGAAGAAAATTGGGAAGAAGTTAATTTTATTGTCAATGTTGCAGTTTCATACTCATTAGATAGATTGGCAATTAGAACCAATTTTGCCGCAGATATTGAATAAAACTATACTTTTATTGGGAAATGAAGAATATTGAACAATGAAAGATTTTACGTAATTGAAATATCAAAAGATGATTTTGGTCACGAATATGAAGCATTATTCGAGGTTTGTTGTAGTGAAGAAAATGCTAAAGAAGTTGTTGATAGACTAAATGATGACAATTTGCTACAAGATAATGATGATTACTATATTGTGGTAAATAGTAAAGATTACTACATAAAACAAGACTTTTATAATTCTAATTAAAATAAAATAATTAACAAGGTGATGTATAAATGAGTAGACATGTAGTGGCATTTCACAGCTCTAATACTTATAAAAGTTTAGGAGCTATTCTTTTTGATTCGTATGAAGATGCAGTAGTAAAACTTGAAGAAAACGGATACCAATTGAGCGATGTGGAAGATTATTATACGAATGTCGCAGATGAAAAGCATGCTGTAATTAAACAATGTGTTGTGAATAGAAGATATTTAACAAGCATTTCTAAAGATAATATAGAATGTTTTGCAGTGTATGTAAGAGCAGATGAAGATGACACAGAAAGATTTCTTCAAGCCTACATCTCAGACGAAATAGGCATGAAGAAGCTAGTAAATGATTTGTATAGTATTGATGATTCCGATAATTTGATATATAGTTATGAAGTAATACGATAACCTAAGACAAAAAGGAGAAATTATTATGCGATTTTATATTATTGAGTATAGAGTTTATGACTGGGGTGGCGAGAAAGATAATACGACAGATGATTCATTTTTCCACAGCCTAGACGAAGCAGAGTATCACTTGTTAAAAGAAGGATACAAACATTACGAAGATGACCAGTACATTTTTGGTGATGACGTAGATAAGGTAGTAGCCACTATTAAAATGTTGACACCTTATGTTGAACTTTAGTAGGTAAAGATATAGATATAATTATTGATGTGTACCCAAAGTATCTAGACAATAAAAATAAAATATTTGTATTTAATGATAAAAAAAGTGGAGATGAAAGTTTCCAATGATTTTGCTACCGATGATGAAACCGTTTTTTATTAGCTTTAAAATATAAGGATACATTTGAAATTTTTGAAATATATCAGATGTATTGTAGTGATTATATTACTATAAAAGCTAAATATGAAAAGTGTTGACGTAAGAAGCAAAGAAGAGTTTGATTTTGCTTTAGAGAGAATGATAATGAGATATATGTAGAAAGGGAGAAGTGAATAAAATGTTTATCATTGAGTATACGTATTACAGTCCAAATGACGAAAACCATTATTTAGATGACTACTTCTTTACTGAGAAAGAAAAAGCAGTTGAATACTTAAAAAATGAGGGTTTTGAGTGGGAACAACATAACACTTATAAAAAAGGTGAAATTTTTGGTGTTAGAGCTAATATAATTCTGTTAGCTAAGTTTAAATAATTTAATTATGAAAGGAGAGGCAATAATGAACTATGAAAAAATGTGGAAACAGCTATTCAACGAAGTGCTAGAGCGTATGGGGAAATACGCTTTAACAGATAGATATAGATATCAATTTTTCAGAATGTTGCATGACAGAATGGAAATGATTGAAAAGGAGGAATAATATGAAAAACAGGAAAGCAAAATTATGGTCGGGAGTATTTCTTACATACTTATCACTCTCCATAATGATTAGTGCAATAATTACATCACTTATGGGATTTGTTGTAGTTGGATTGTTTTTTATGTTGACTGCAGGTATGAATTTAATCGCAAAAAATTTTTATTAAGCTATAAAATCAAAGGTTTTGAAGATAAAATAATTAAATATAACAAAAGAAAGAGGTTTCAAAATGAACATTTCATACATTAGTGATTTGCATATTGACCACTGGGTTAAACACAATAACAATCAAATTAAGCATGAGAAGCAAGTTAAAGAGTTTATTAATAATTTGATTGAAAAAAGTAATTTAAAAATCAAGGAAGCATTAGTTATTGCTGGAGATATTTCACATTACAACAAAATCACAATGTGGGTGCTAGAGGAGTTCTCTAAGCAATTTGATAAAGTATTCTTTGTGAGTGGTAATCATGACTATTATTTAGTATCTCAACAACAAACGAAAAAATATAAAAATGAAAGTAAATTGCGAGCTAAAGAGTTGGCTGAATTAGTAGAAAAACTAGATAATGTAACATTCTTTAATAGCATGTATAGTGATAATTCCGAAGTGTATAAAGAGGTTACATTTGCAGGTGCTACTATGACTAGCTACCAGCAACAGAAGAAGAGATTAGCTTCTATCGTGGTTTCATGAATGATAGTAAGTACATCACGGAAGAGCCTGAGCTGTATAATACTTATGACAAAGTAATTTATGAGAACATTTTAAGTGAGAAGGTTAAGCCAGATGTATTCATTTCACATTATCCGTTAATTACTACTTTATCTCATAGAAAACATTTAAACGATGGTTCTATTGGCTCATATAAATGTGAAGTAGGAGAATTAATTGCACCGATTAACTTTTTCGGGCACGTCCATGAAGGCAATGTGATGTATCGAGTAGTCGACACAAAACACTATTGTAACGCTTTAGGTTATCCTAATGAAATCAAAAATACTATCATTAGGCAAATTGAGGTTTAGAATATAAATGGAGGAATTGTTATGGAAAGATTGCTTGTTAAGTACGCAGATAAAATAATTGAATTTGAGGAAAAATTGAGAGATAAGTATAAAACAGATAGCATTGAGTTAAAGGTAAAGTCATCTGTATCGTGGCTTGGTGAAGAATTACGAGTAGAATCAGAACAAGGGGACTATTTCACATTATATGAAGATGAAGACGGTGTACTGAATACTAATTACTTTTATAAGATGATAGAGGAAGCAAAGACATTTGATATTGAGGTTGATGAAACAACTACTGTTGATGAAAAATGGTGTTTAAGAATTATAAAACGAGCTGATGACAGCTTCACGTATAAAAACTGGCGTGATTATCTATCAACTCTTAGTTTTACTGATATTGATTCATTAATAGAACATGTTATTAAACATGATGAATTGTCTAAAGAATTTACACATAATGGCGAAGAGTCAAATTATAGTTACAAAATCTTGGAGGAGAGATGATGATAAAAACAGATGAAACTTTTGAGTACATAGAATTACTAACAAAGTTTATTAGAGGGGAGATTATTCCCAAACCCAAGTACACTACAGAAGAGAAGAAGTTGAACAGGGTTCGAAAAGCTAAATATTATAGAACAAAAAGAAATAAAATAAATTACTAAGGTGATTATATGACAGAAAGAAACGAATATGTACTACATCACAACCATTCATATTACTCAAACTTGCGTCTAACAGATGCGATTACTTCACCAAGACAATTAATCGAGACAGCTAAACAATATGGTTATAAAGGTATGAGTATCACCGAGCATGAATCACTTTCTAGTGCTGTAGATATGATTAAAACAGTGAAAGAAATGAAAGCTAGTGGAGAATTGCGAGAAGATTTTAGAATGTTGTTGGGTAATGAAATCTATCTCGTCGATAGTTTAGAAGAAGTAAGAGATAATTACGAAAGTGGAAAAACAAAGTTCCCACATTTTTGTTTAATTGCTAAAAATAGAAAAGGTTTTGAAGCATTAAGCAAATTAAGCACGCAAGCGTGGAAGAATTCATTTTTTAGTAGTTCTATTATGGAACGTGTACCTACTGAAAAAGCATATTTAAGAGAAGTGGCGCAGTCTGATGAGTATAAAGGAACATTGATGGCATCGACAGCATGTGCAGGGTCGCCGGTCAACATTTATTTACAAGAAAAAATGCTAATGGAACAAACTTTTGATAAAGAAAAGATTCAAGAAGCGCATAACAAAGCCAGAAATGAAGTTCAATGGTGTATTGATACGTTTGGTAAAGACGATTTTTACATCGAGTTACAACCTGCTGACTCGCCTATGCAACGTTATCTTAACGAGAATTTATTAGAGTTTGCTAAAGAATTCGATTTAAAATACATAGTCGCATGCGATACACATTACGCCAACAAGTCTCATGCTACAATTCATGCAGCGTTTCTCAACTCTAAAAATGAGGAGCGTGAAGTAGAAGAGTTCTATAAGTATACATATATGCATAGTGTAGACGATATTTATAAACAAATGGCTTATTATTTAGGTGACGATGTAGTAAAGCAAGCATTAGAAACTACAACTGAATTATACAATAAGTCAGAGGATTATGACTTAGCTCATTCACCAATTATTCCACGAGCCGAGATTCCTGAATTTGAGTTAAAACACTTGTTTAAACCCGCTTATGACAAATATAAGAGTCTTGAAAGATTAGCATATTCTGATAAGAAAGATGAAAGATATATGCTTCATTTATTAGAGGAAGGTTATTTGAGGGAGCTACATAAAGAAGATATAACTAAAGAAGAGTTTCATCAAATTTTAGCAAGACTGGACATTGAAATGGAAGAAATATTAGGTGTAGGAGATAAGATTAACCAAACAGTAAGCTCATATTATATTACTGTGAGGGATATTATTAATACTATTTGGGAAGAAGACACTTGCAGTGGTTATTCTGGCTCATTAGTAGGCAGTGGGCGTGGCTCATCTGGCGGCTTCTTATCACTATTTTTACTTGGAATTACTCAAGTTAATCCATTAGAACATAAAAATATGCCACACTTTAGACATTTACATAAGAGTCGAGGCGATTTTCCAGATGTAGATGTAGATATAGAAAGTAAACGCAGACAAGAAGTCATCAGAGCATTAAAAAATAAATATGGTGAAGATAAAGTGTTAAATGTTGCCACTTTCACAACAGCAGGGACTAAATCTTGTATCAAAATAGCAGCAAGAGGGTTAGGAATTGAAGATACAGAGGCGCAATATATTGCTAGCTTAATTCCGACTGAGCGAGGTCAACAATATACACTTAGTGATTGTTTATATGGTAATGAAGAAAAAGGTAGAAAGAAACAACAGCAATTTATTAATGAGATGGAAAAGTATCCAGAATTATTAAAAACTGCTTTAGGATTAGAAAGTATTGTTGTTGCTAAATCACAACACGCTGGTGGAGTAATCATCTTTAATGATGAGATTCATAAACACAGCGCTATGATGAAAGCTGCTAAAGGTGAAGCAAGTATTACTCAATGGTCGCTTAAAGACAGTGAGTATATGGGTCTAGTAAAGTTTGACTTATTATCGATTGATAATTTAGATAGAATTAGAAGTACATTAGAACTAATGGAAAAAGACGGTGTGATTGAATCAAAAGGAAGTTTAAAAGATACTTTTAACGAGTATTTACACCCACGTGCGCTTAATCATGAGGATAAACGATACTATGAATTGGCTTCAAAAGGTGTTGTGAACGATACATTTCAGTTCAACACTAATATTGGTATTGAAACATTAAAAAGAATTAAGCCTGAAAACTTTGAACAATTTAGTGCCGCTAACTCTTTAATGCGATTACAATCACAAGAAGGCAAAGAACCACCAATGGACATTTTTATTAAACATAAAGAGAATATCCAAACTTGGTATGATGAAATGAATGATTGGGGATTAACAGATAGTGAAATTAAAGTTATGGAAGAGCATATAGGTCACACGCTAGGCGTTTCTCCTGTGCAAGAACAAGCTATGGGGCTATCTGGAGACCCTAGAATCGCAAACTTCACCGTAGAAGAGCAGAATAAGCTCAGAAAGGCTATTGCAAAGCCAAAAGGGGCAGCTTTAGATGAAATAAAATTGCTGTTTTATCGCAAGGGAGAAGAACAAGGAACAAGTAAAAACCTCCTTGATTATGTATGGGAAACTCAATTTACACCAATGTTTAGCTATGCGTTCAGTTCTATTCACTCAAATTTATACTCAATCATTGGTATTCAAAACTTGCATCTCAATCTATTTTACAACCCAATCTATTGGCAAACAGCGTGTTTAAATGTTGATAGTGGTGCTACATCAGAAGATAGTGAATTTCTTGTAGACCATGAAAAAATTGCTAACGGTATTGGTAAGATTAAAGAGTTCGGTGTAGAGGTTAAATTACCTGATATAAACAAATCTGATTTCGCATTTACACCTGACGCAGACCATAATGTAATCATTTATGGATTAAAACCTGTTAAATCATTGAACTCAAAGACAACTCATCACATCATTGAAAACAGACCATACAACTCTATTGAAGATGTATTTACTAAATTGTATGACAAAAAACTGGTTACAAATACACAATTAGTCAATATGGTTAAGTCTGGTATGTTAGATAACATTTGCGAGTCACGTAAAGTAGCAATGATGGAAGTTATTAAACATATCACTAATGTTCCTGAAACTTTGACTATGCAAAATATTAAGACGTTAATTGAGTCTGGTATTCTTGAAGATAGACCAGAAGAAGAAATTATATTGTTTAAAGAATCATTTAAAAACAAAGTGATTAGAAAAGAGAAGCAAGGCAAGTCTAATGTTAAGATATTCAAGGTTGAAGACATGGAATTATATGACAAATTGATTGGCGACGTGGGTATTGTAAATGTTACAAGCAGTTATTATGAAATTGATGAAAAACAATTTAAAAAAGCGTTCGAAAAGAAAATTAAAGACTTGAAAGAATGGTTGAAATCTGAGGAACAACTGAAAAAGGTACAAAGTTATGAGTTAAACAAACAATGGATTAAATATGCTTTAGGTAGTTATTCTAAATGGGAAATGGAAACATTGTCTTTTTATTACCATGAGCATGAACTATCAAGAGTAAATAAAGAAATGTATAACTTGAGTAGTTATAGTGAGTTACCAGAAGAACCTCAAGTAGTTGACACGTTTGCGTTTAAAGGAAGAGAGTTTCCTAAGTATAAAATCGATTCAATCGCTGGTGTTGTAATCTCAAAGAATGCATCAAAGAATATGGTTACTATTATATCTACTGATGGTTCAGTGGTGCCAATTAAATATCAAGGAAATTTTTCTTACTATAACAAAGCAGTAAAAAGAAATGGCAAGATAGCTGAAGATAGCTGGTTTAGCAAAGGGAATTTGTTGATTGTCAGCGGATATAGAAGAGGTAATCAATTTGTTGCTAAAAAGTACGCAGATTCAAATACTTCAACTACAACAAAGCTAATTGATTATGTAGGCACAAACGGTGAAGTCACTTATAAACTAGAAAGAGAATTTGTTTAAAATATATTCTTGACTTATTGTAAAGGTCGATATATACTATAATAAGAAATAAATTAATTGACATATTTCAGGAGGTTAAAAATGAGAGGGACAATTATTGTGAATAATACACAACAGTATTTAGAGGAATTAGAAAGAGAAGCTACATATGCTAAGCAAATGGTTAGCGAGACTACTGCTAAGGTGAACGAATTGTACCATGACATTGAAACAAGAAACTTCAACGCATATGAAGCATGGGTACTATGTAAAGAACTACAAAATGTCTTGCAAGAAAGACGTGCTTGGAAACAAAGATGTCTTGAAGCAAAAGAATCGTTTAATGATTTAGGTGGGAAGAAAAAATTAAACCAACTTAAAAGACGACAGAAGAATAGAGTTAATAAGTTTATGAAATTAAACTCTTGGTTTGACCATTTTTCAGATGAAGCGAAAGAAATCATGGCTGGTAATACAGCAATCAAAGCTAAACACAATGACACTTTAGTTAAACAAAAATAAAATATTTTATTGCTTATCTTTGTGGTTATGTGGTATAATATCAATATAAAGAAAACACATAGACATAGAGGAGAACAATATATGAGCAAATTACATAATGAAGTGAAAGAAACACAATCATTGGTAGATGATATTGAAAAATTAGGATATAAGGCGTTAGATAAAGATGATTTAGAATTAATCAATAAGTTTATTGAATCGTTAGAACCATACTTACAAATGGTTGATTCAACTATTAATGCTTTAGAAAATAAATTAAATGATAAATATTGTGGAGAAACTGAAAAAGAATTATTATTTTATAATTATAAATCACGTGAGCTTCATCGCCTTATTCCTGAATTAAAGAAACATGCTATAAATACAAAAGCGAGTTTAGTGGCACAAGGAGGTTATCATGGAAATTCAGAAGTTGTACGAAGTGCTTGAAAGTTTGAAAAAAACTTCTAGCAGAATTGAAAAAGAAAGTATTTTGAGAAGTGGCAAGAAAGATGAGTTATTGCAAAATGTTTTAAAGTTTTTATACGACGACTTAATCACAACGGGCTTATCTAATAAAAAGATTGCCAAACCAGTTAATCCAGTAGAGGTCGATAATCCAAATTTACAAGTATTAATGGATTACTTGAAAAAAAATAATTCTGGTAAAGATAGAGATATAGCTTTAGTTAGAGGATACATTCAAGCATTTAAAAATGAGTATGGAGAAAATATTGCCAATCTTGTTAAGAATATCGTTATTAAAGATTACCCAGCAGGCATAAGTAAAATTACACTAAATAAAGTCTTTGGTAAAAACTTCATCTTTAAATTTGATGTGCGTAAAGGTAGTAAGTTTGAAGGTGAGTTGAAAGCGAACGCAATTTATTCGCAAAGTGTAAAGATTGATGGACATCGTTGTGTAGCTTTAGTAGATAAAGATGGTGTAAAACTATTCGCACGAAGCGGTAAAGAATACAAAGGTTTAATTACATTTGAAAAAGCTCTTGAAGCGTTTTATGAGGAACACAAACAGCCAATGATGTTTGATGGCGAACTTTTAGCATTTAATGACAATGACTTAAGTAGTGATAAATTGTTCAAAGTTACTTCAAGTCGATTGAGAAAAGATGGTATTAAGTCAGATATACAGTATATTATGTTTGATTGTATGCCATTAGAAGAATTCAAGGACGGTAAGTCAAAACTTAAATTTACTAAACGACGTGAACAAGTTGCCGAATATACTGAAATTCTTAATACATATACAGATGGAAATAAACAAGGTCGAAAGTATTTTACAAATGTTAAATCTTTATACCAAGGCAATGACCTAGCAGAAATTCAACGTGTTCAAAAGAAAATGGAAGAATTAGGATACGAGGGAACTATGCTAGATGATATTAATGCTTACTATACAACTACACGAACAAAAACGCTGCTAAAATTTAAGACTTTTTATAGCGCTGATTTGAGAGTGTTACAGCTAGTTGAACACACACGTGGTGGTAAGTTAGGAAGTATTGTTGTTGAGTATAAAGGAAATGAATTACAAGTAGGCTCAGGATTTACAGAAAAACAGAGAATGAAGTATTGGCAAGAGCCAGAACTAATTATCAACAAAATTGTTGAAGTTGGCTATTTTGAAGAGTCTAGTGATAAAGACGGTAATTTAAGTTTACGTTTCCCAACTTTTAAACAAATTAGAGAAGATAAAACAGTTTATGATGTGTCTTATCATTAGTAAATAAATTAATTGAAAGGTAAATGAAATGAAAGATAAATTGTATATTTTTAAAGGTAAGTGTGTCAATGTGGTTGATGGTGACACTATCGATGTACAACTAGATTACGGCTTCAAAACTTATGCAGACAAAAGACTTCGCTTGTTAGACGTTGACACACCAGAACGTGGGCAGCCGTTATATGCTGAAGCTAAACAATTTGTTATTGAAAAAGTCTTTGAAATGGATATTTATGTACAAACCTATAAATCAGATAACTTTGGAAGGTACTTAGCAAAAGTATTTTTCTATGATGACGGCGAGCTTAAATGCCTGAACGATTTATTACACGAGGAAAAATTACTGAAAGACAATTCAAAATGGAACAAGGAGGCAAGTGATGAATACGGAAAAGACTAAGAATCTTTATCTATTACATAGAGAAATCGCAGTGACGTTAACAGAGTTTTTTGACAAATGTGAAGAAGCATTGTTTAGTGGAGAGAATCTTGAAAGCACTCTTGAGCATATTGGTTTAAAATGTGATGAGTTACTACAAAAAATGTAGGAGGGAACTTTGTGATTGAGGAGATTATTTACGACAAGAGCTATAAATGTAAAAGCGCTGATGGTAAGGTTACAGGGAGTTTTAGATTCACGAAAAGTGATTTGGGTGACACTTGGATTACCTTTATTATTAATATAGCCAAACAAATTAATGTGAAAAATATTTTACTTACAAAAGAGCCAGAAATTGATGAATACGATATTGATATTGTGAATATCATTTTAAATGATTCTAATTTACAATTCATTGGTTATGAATAATAAAATTTAAAAGGTGGATATACATATGGAAGACAAAAATGTTTACAAAATTACAATGCCTAGCTTTTATGTATTATTGAAAAAAGACGAGGAAGATTATACTCTCAAGAATATTGTAATGAACGATAGCGGTAATAATTTGTTAGATAAATCATTAGACTCTGATGACACAGGAATTGTTCTTTCTCAGTTAATTGAGTCAAGACTTGCTGCCGAAAAAGTGATTAGTGATACAGTAAGCGAAAGCGAGCAATTAAGGAATGAAAATGAGTATTTGTTGGATAAAATTAACACACTCGAATCGTCTTTAGATGAGATTAGAGATGGAGTGAAAGATGTTGAGTAATGTGATACCATTTCATGAGTATTTAGACATTAAAAAGTTTATTATTGAACTTAATGACTCCAAGAAATTGTTTGCTAGACTTCCAGAGGATAAATGGAAGTTACCAGAAAATGAGCTGAAAGACTTAATGACTAAACTAGAAGTAATTAAGCCCAGAGATATTAAAATTGAAAAAAGGTACTTTAGCAAGAAAAACGATGCGACTATCTTTGAAGTATGTATTCATGATTTTTTAAGATATGGTTTCATCAAGTTTAAGAATGGTGATATTAGTTACGAACAGCTTACATGGAAAGGTTATTAAAAATAAATTATTATACAAAAGGTGAAAATATGACAAAGTATACATATATTAGACCAAATACTCTTGAAGATATAGTTGAGGAGTTAGCAAAAATTATCGAACATAAAAGATATGACAAGTTAAATTATTTGTTAAGCGACATAGAGTGGCTACATAAAGATGACTTTGAATTATTTGATAAGAATGAAATTTATGACTTAATGTTTTGATAAAGACTTATTTTAGGGGGAGAATGATGGCAAATCTTATTAAAGACAAAGTAGTTTATATGGGTGGTCATATACTAAATGAAGCTATGGTTGATTATCGTGAAAAACAACACAACTTAGTAGAAGGTATTGTAGGAGTGACACCTTATTCACCACACAAAGACGAATCAATTAATGATAAAGAAAACGCAATACAAGAAGGACTTGCTGAACGTATTTTACGCAATGATTTTAAAGCAATAAAAGCATCTGATATTTATGTGTTAGATATCTTAAACGAGGGCTTAGGAACAATTACAGAACTTGGAATCATTCTTGGTATGAAATATCAAGCACAGAAAATTATAGATAAATACGATTCTGTAGATTTTAGAAAGTTAGATACTAAAACACAAGACGATGTTTTAGAAGCCTATACTGTTGTAAACAAACCCGTTTTAATTTACTGCTCAGATATTAGACAAGGGCATGGCAAGCCCTATAATGACCCTGATAGAGCTGAATTTAGCACTAATCAGTTTGTGTTCGGCGCTGTATTGGAACTCACTAATGGCGTAGGATTCATTTCTTGGGAGAAAGTGCTAGAGGAATTAGAAAAGCTAGGTGCTTCAAAATGATTGAACTTAACAAAATTTATAATGAAGACTGTTTAGAAGGTATGAAGAATATTACGATGTTGCAATTGAACGCATTGAGTTAGCTAAAGAACAAAAATAATTTAATTGAATAAGGTGATGTTGTCATGTTCGATTTTGAAACGTTTGATTTCAATAAGTTGCGATGGCATTCAGACTGGAATGGCGATGAAGTAGGATACGACGATGTAGATGTTGTTGGATATTATTCTTACCATGATTTGAACTTATACATAGACACGAGCACATTAAACATACTTGAAGCATGGTTTGATGAAGATTAAATTTTACTTTTATTTTCTTTGTGAATTGCTTCGTATGAGGTAGAAGCATACTTATCTATCTCACAAAAATTTAAGAGCTCAAGGTCATATCCTAAATTTTTAATCGCTGTTTCTGGTGCACCAATACCAGAAAACAAACTTAACATTCTAATCTTTTTCATTGTTCTGTCTCCTTGTTCTTATGTAAGTTTAAGGTGATTGTGATAAAAGTAAAAATTTATCCGACGTAAGATTGGTAGATGGCACAACAATTAAAGATGTTGATTTATTGTTCCACGGCTCACCATGTCAGTCCTTTAGTATTGCTGGTAAGCAAGAAGGAGGAGATAAAAACAGTGGAACAAAATCATCTTTAATGTGGGAAACAGTTAGAATTGTATCAGAATGTAAACCTAAGATTGTTATCTGGGAGAATGTCAAATCTGTACTAAATAAGAATCATAAACACAATTTTGACGCTTACTTAAGTGAGTTGAGCAAGTTGGGTTATGAATCAAATTACAAGATTATTAGCCCACGTGATGTTGGAGAAGCTCAAAGCCGCCCACGAGTTTTCGTTGTAAGTATGTTGGGAAAGCAATTTGAGTTCCCAAATATTAAGAAGCAGCAACAACGTACAATTGGTGATTATTTAGAGTCAAAAGTAAGTGAGTCATACACACTTTCTAAGAAGTCAGCTTTGAATTTAGCTAACAGCAACCCTAATTTTAAAGGTAGAATGACTGTACTAAGACACAACGACTTAGCTAATTGTTTAGTTGCTAAAGGCGGGAAGGCAGCTAGAACTAATAACTTTGTATTATTTGATACAGGAGATTATTCTAAGTTAATTGATTCCAAAAATATTAACCATTTGATTGATAGCAATATACATATTAGAGGTTTAACTCCGTTGGAGTATTGGAGACTTCAAGGTTTTACAGATGAGCAGTTTTATAAGGCACGAAAAGCACTAGCTGATACATACAAGAATGGTGAGCTAATTAAAGCAGATGCGCAATTATATAAACAAGCAGGAAATTCAATTAATGTAAAAGTATTAGAGAGTTTTATTGGTAAAGTTGTTGACAATTTACAAAAATAAATTAATGAAAGGTGTAGATATAATGAATGGTTTAGCTGGATTTGAAGGATTGATTTATTCAAGAGACGAATTAAATGGCGAATTACAAAAAAAAAGAGAAAAACAAAGAGAATTTATGGACACCATAAGAGAGTTTAACAGTATTGTAACAGAATACGAAAAAAGAGTTTTAAAGAAAATACCAATATTTAAGACTTTTAAAGAACTAAGTGGTGAAGAGTTAGAAGTGTTTTATAGCGCAGGATATGAGGTAACACCATTTCGAAATTCTGAAATAGAAGGGTATACTATCTACTCAATACAATTAAAAGAAGAAGACTACGAAGAATTATACGAAGTAGAGGACTTATCCGCTGTTATTGACGAATTACATAAGTACTTGAAATGGCATGATATTAAACCATTAGCTAAAGATTGGGCACTTTATATGTATTCAGGAGAAGATGTATATCGGTTAAGTTTTATTACTTTGTTGCATGAGATTCTAAAAGACAAACCAGAGTTAAAAGAGTTGTTGAAATTAAAATGAAGCTATTTATCTTAGGAGCTATAATCATAATTATTATTGCTGTTGTTTTATATTTATTACTTTCATATTTGATGAATGTGTTCAGTCATTTAGAGAAAAAACATGAAATATTAAACAAGGCTAAAGAGAGTAAGAAAGAACAAAAGTTAATGGAAGCAGAGTTAAAAACACGTCAACGTATTTTAGAACAACAAATTAGAACAAAAGTTGGTATGTTCTATCCTATGGACGAAATACGTAGACTTGAAAATGAATTAGAACAAGTAAATCAAACACTTGATGAGATTAAAAATGGAGGGAATATTTAATGTCAAAAGGATTAGTTGCAGCAATTGGAGTATTGACAGTAGCAGCATTGCTTTTATTAACTGCTTGTATTGAGAAAGTACCACAAGGGAACGTAGCCGTAATGTACAGTACAGCCGGAGTAAAAGATAAGACACTCAACGCTGGTTGGCATTTAGTTTCACCACTGACCCGTACTACGGACTATCCAGTACGTACACAGACAAAAGAGTACGACAAATTGAATGTAGCGACGTCAGATGGTAAGAATTTAACAATGAGTATTAGTGTAAACTATCATGTAGATGCAACAAAAGTTGTTCCTATTTTTAATAAGTTTGGAAATGCTGATATTGAACAATTAGAGAATGGCTATTTACGTACAAGAGTTCAAGATGGCTTACGTCAATCAGTATCAAAGTATTCGGTAATTGAGACATTTGGTGTTAAAGCAGGAGAAATTAAAAAAGATACTATTGAAGCTCTTCAAAAACGATTAGAAAAAGAAGGATTTATTATTGAGGACATAGCAGTGTCAAGTCCAGAAGCTGATAAAGCAACACAAGCATCAATTGACGAACGAGTTAAGGCTAACCAAGAATTAGAAAGAGCAAAAACAGACAAGCAAATTGCTAGTGCTAATGCTGAAAAGCGACGTATTGAAGCTGAGGGTGAAGCAAAAGCAAACAAGATTCTTAATGATTCTTTGACGCCAGAACTCATTGAAAAACAAAAGATTGATAAATGGAAAGGCGAGAATCCTTTAGAAATTAACTCTCAAGGTGTTATCGTGGGTGGAAAATAATGCAAAACTTTTTACACATGTTAAATATTTTAGTAGTTTTAATTTTTATTATTGGCTACTTACCGCAAATTTACACTACTTTAAAATATAAGACTAATAGAGGTGTATCAACTTCCTTTTGGTTTTATATCGCAACCGCTACATCAATTACCTTGCGAAATATTATTGAAACTGGGGAAGCAGAGTGGTACATGTATATGGGACAGATTGTAAACACTTCGTTTGCTTGTATGTTTTTCCTTTACTTTAATCATGTACACAATAAAAATAATAAAACGAAATATGTACTATTTATATTAACTTATTTAGTGGTGGTGCCATTCATTACAAACAATGTAGGAGTGAGCCATTCTCAAGCACTTGCGTCATTAGCAATTATACTGGCGTACTTGTCACAACTAAAACATTTTTATAAAGTCAAAACTTCAGAAGGAACTAATCCACTTTTATACGGCTTATTTGCAGTAGGATTGTTAGACTTAATTTTGTTATTATTATTAACAGGTGCTAGTCCGCATACTGTAATTACGGAAAGTGTTAATGTCGCACTACTGTTTATCTGTTATGTTGTAGCAGTGTATTACAGACCTAAAGAAATAAATTAATAAATATACTTGACATGTGACTTGATATACTTTATCATATTAAAAGTAATATAAAGTTGCATGTCAAAACATAGGAGGCTACTTATATGGAAGACATGAAACTATATGATTACACAGAATCTTATCATAATGTATTAAGATTTATTGATGAGAACGAGGATTTAACTTACGAAGATTTAAAAGATACTTTAGATGCTATCGCTGATGGTGCTGAGGAAAAAATTGCAAACACAGGCAAGGTTATCCAAAAGTTAGAAGACGATTTATTAGTTATTAAAAATCGTAAAGGTGAGATTGATAACCTAAGAAAAAAGAAAGAGAAACAAATTATTAGACTTAAAGAATATTTATTACATAACATGAAAGAGCTTAACAAAAAGAAAGTAGAAACACCTACTATCACTGTATCAACTAGAAATTCAAAAGTGTTACATATCTATGATGAGTCTAAAATGCCTAAAGAGTTTATTAAAGAAGAATTTATCAGTAAACCAGATAAAGAGGGCTTCAAAAAGTATCTTAAAAGTTTAAGTGAGGAAGAAGTAGAAAAGATTGATTATGCCAAGTTGGTTACTAATCAAACACTTTCAATTAAATAGGAGGGAAACATTATGCCATTATACACGGTAGATGGTTTAAGGTTTGAGAATGAGGAAGAAGCGATTAATTGGTTTCTTACAACTCTGTCTGACAAGAGTCCAGTCGGTTCATTCTATGAGTATCTTCATGAGCAAAATTGGGGAGATTATAGTATTCAAGCATCAGGAATTAGTGAGCAAGAGTTTCATATTGCGCTAGATGCAGCTAACCACAAAGAAAAAGTTTATCGAGGTGTTGCTATTAATACTTACAATGAACCTGTCGAAATTACTAAAGAAGAGTTAGCCAAAACCTTAAAAGAAGTTTCAAAATCAGTTGATGTAGCGGCTATTGTTGCTAATGGTGAGATTAGCAAAATTGAGGACAAGATTAAAGCTGATGAAACTTTGAATGATGATTTGATTACTGATTTCAAAAACTTAGTTTTGCGTGTAGTAGCAGAAATTGATAAATATGGAGGTAGAATGATTTTTGCTATCACAGATACCATTACAGGTAAACAATTGCAATCATACTTAGTAATTGAAGAGAATCGAATTGATGTTGATTTAATTAAAGAATTAATCGAGGGCATGTTTAAGAAAACTATTGAAGGTGAGTTCAATGGTGATGAGTTTAAAATTGGTGAGACGAGTTTAAACCATATCTTTGATTATGCCTCAGAGAATAAAAAGAAAATTAAGATTGAAATTATAGACTAACAGACTAAATTATTAAAGACGAGAGGTCATACAAATGAATACAGAGATTACAGAAACAAGCCAAGGTTATGTTTACATTGAAGGAACAGAAAACACTGCTGATTTTACCGAGTCATTAGAAACATACGAGGATTTTCTTGTTAATTTGCAATATAATTTTTATGAACAAAAATAAATTAATTGACAAAAAGAGGAAGGTGAGTTCTCTTGGATAAAGATATTCTGGTTGTCTACTACACTTACACAGGAAAAACAGAAGTCTTTGCAAAAGAGTTAAGAGCTCATGGGATTCGAACACTTAATATTGATGAAGATAGTGTCGTTAATGAACCATTCATACTTGTCACACCAACATATAGTTTTGGAGAAGTGCCGAAGACAGTTCTGGCGTTTCTTGATAACAATAGTGATAATCTTAAAGCAGTTATGTCCTCAGGTAATAGAAATTGGGGAAGTAATTTCGCTATTGCTGGTGACATTGTATCAGAAACATATGGTGTTCATTTAATAGGGAAGTTTGAGATGAATGGAAACAAAAACGATGTAGAAAAATTAGTGTCATACATAAAAGGAGGGGATAATTATTGAAATTCAAAAATTAGTGGATAATCAAATTGCTTTGATAAATGAGTTACAAATTAACAGAAAAGAATTTAAACTTATTCCCGAAGCTATCAAATGTTTAAAGAAGCTAAAGGATATACAGTTTGAATTTGAAGAAGATATTGAAATCAATATACTTTCCGATTTTGATGAATTTGGAGTTGGTCATTTGTTTATCGATAGTGATAACAAGAGCGTTGACGCCTTAGATGAAGCAACAATGGACAACTCGCTAATATGGTACAAAAAGGTGAACGATGCATTAACACAAAAGATTATTAACGACATTGATTTCATTAGAAATGCTGATGATAAAGAATTAGAAGATTATAAAGATAAATTATTAAATTACTAATGGAGGTCATTTAATGAGCAAGTGGATTGAAAAGAATAACGAAATTATGAGAAGAGACTCAATGGGACAATTAAGCCTTCATAAGGATAAAGAAGCAATTGAACTTTATCTCCAACATGTTGATTCAAAAACAAAGAAATTTACAAACGAGATTAATCGACTACGCTATTTAGTTGAAGAAGGCTATTACATTGACGTGTTCGAACAATATAGTGAATCAGATTTAATTGAGCTTACTGAATATGCTTACTCATTTAATTTTGAATTCCAAAGTTTCATGGCTGCAAGTAAATTCTATGAAACATATGCATTAAAAACTCGTAGTAAGATGTTGTGGCTTGAAAATTTTGAACAACACAACGTTATTGTAGCGTTATATTTAGCAAATGGTGATGTTGAACAGGCTAAGAAATACATTAAAGCTCACACATTGCAAACTGTTCAAACAGCTACACCCACATATTTAAACGCTGGACGTAAGCAACGTGGAGAATTAGCTTCATGTTACTTATTTACTATGGACGATACATTAAACTCAATTAACTTTATTCGTGGACAGGTGTCACAAGCGAGCAAGATTGCCGGTGGCGTAGCAGTAAACTTAACTCGTTTACGTGGGCGTGGCGCACCTATTAAAGGTATTAAAAATGCAGCTAAAGGTGTGTTCCCAGTAGCCAAATTAATTGAAGGTGAAGTTGGTTATGCCGACCAAATGGGTGCAAGAGACGGGGCAGGAGCAGCTTATCTCAATATCTTCCATTCAGACGTAATTGAATTGTTAAACAGTAAGAAGATTAATGCTGACGAAGGCGCTAGATTAGCTACATTGTCTATCGGTTTAATTGTTCCTTCACTATTCTTTGATTTAGCTAAGGACAACAAAGACTTGTACATGTTTGAACCATACTCAATTGAAAAAGAATACGGTGTAATTCTTGATGATATTAATATTACCGAGTGGTATGACAAATTAGTTGAGAATGAGAATATTGTTAAGAAAAAGATGAATGCACGTGACATGCTAAACATGATTGCTCAGACACAATTACAATCTGGATACCCTTATATTATGTATAAAGATAATGCCAATAAGAATCATGCTTTGAACGAACATGGCGAAGTGAAAATGTCTAACTTGTGTAAATTGTGCACCCTGTAACACGAAAGTTTACAGTGAAAACTCTTTCTAAACTGGGGAAAACACGAACATTGTGAGAATCCAGTGCTAAAAATAATGCCAAACGACTAACTGAAACTAGATAAAATTAATATTTTATTGGAGTAAGTGTAGAGCCAAGTGGTAAGGGCAAGACGTAATAAGTACCGTAAGCCCCTTTTAAATCGAAACGGAAGAGCACCTAAGTCCCATTGTGGGATATGGTGGTGATATAGTCTCAGCGTGTATGGTGACATACAGATGCTTACAAAAGCTGCTTAGAAGTAACGAATCTAAGTGAAGAATTTGACAGAAATTTTCCAGTACATGAACGTGTCAGAAATCAAAGATTATTACGAAGAAGATAACTTAGGGCAAGATATTATTTGTAATTTAGCTTCATTAAACATGGTTAAATCAATTGAAGAAAACGCTGTTGAAGAATCAATCAGAACAGGCATGAGAGCTTTAACATTTGTAGCTAACAATTCACGTATCGAACATTTACCAACTGTTCATAAAGCAAACAAAAATATTCGTGCTGTTGGTCTTGGTGTAATGTCATTCCATTCAATGTGTGCTAAGAATCAAATTAGATATGGTTCAGAAGAATCATTAGACCTTATCAACGTCTACTGTATGATGATGGATTACTATTCATTAGATGAATCAATGAGAATCGCTAAAGAACGTAACGATAAATTCTATGGTTTTGAAACCTCTGATTATGCAATTAAAGAAAAAGAGTATGGTAAGTATTTCTATAAAAATAATCGTGTGACAGAAGATGTTAAGCCTGTAACTGATAAAGTAAAAGAAATCTTCAAAGATATTTACATTCCAACAAAAGAAGATTGGCAACGTTTAGCAAAAGATGTTGGTAAGCATGGTTTATACAACGGATATAGATTGTCAATTGCACCTTATTGATTAGGGCGATAGTAAATTAATGCTATTGATAAATCTCTTGAATTGCGGGAATTGCCTTAAAGCTAACTAAACTACAACGGGGCTGTGAAGCGGACGTGAATGTTGAGAAATCAGAAAAAATTAGTTAGATGGCATATGGTTAAATCCTAAGTGCTAAATAATAGGGAATCAGCGCAGCTAAGCCTTTTAAAATATGTGTTATTTACATAATTTAGAGGTGATGTTAATGGAAATAAAAGCAGAAAGTATTATACATAAAGGAAATAAATTAAAATTAAATGAGCTTTGGTTAACATGTAAAAACAATCCGAGATATATGGTCAGCAACTTAGGGAGAGTAAAAGGTTGGCATGGTGGACATAATCGTTGGATATTCAAAAAGCCCAGAAAAGACAAAGACGGATATTTAACAGTTGGCATAACAAATACGGACGGAACTTTAACAACGGCACGAGTGCATAGACTTGTCGCTGAAGCATTTGTACCTAACCCTTTAAATTTACCAGTTGTTAATCATAAAAACAGTATTAAAGACAATAATGAAGCAACGAATTTGGAGTGGGCGACAATATCATATAATACGCTTCACGCCTACCATTCAGGTAATGCAATTAGCCCTGCTAGTAAATTTATTAAAGTAAGTTATCCGAACGGGAAGTTATTCAGCTATTATCAATCTTGTGCAAAAATGGCAAAATCGTTTAAAACAGGTAGGACAAGAATAGAAAAAGATTTATTAAAAGGGGATTTTTTGAACATATTGAAATTAGAAGAAGTCGAAGCTATTCCTAATGGGGAAATAGTAGGCAGAGTAGCTTTAAAAAATAAAATTCACCTTCAATATCTTAATCCGTTCAAAGTGAAGTATGAAAATGATGAAACTCGTTACTATGAAAACATAAAAGACTTTGCTATTAAAAATTCGATTACTCGTTCTCAAGCACATAGAATATTGATAGAAAAACTACCTCATTTAATTAAAAGATTCAAGATACATACAATAGAAAGAATTAATAGTGGAGATTATTTATCTTTACATATAATAAATTATTAACATCATATTTTAAAAGGAAAGTTCAACGACTATTCCGTTGCGGGAAGTACACTCAAGTGAGTGGAAGTGGGAGATGCCTTGTGAAGACCTTAGTGGCTCACAAGGTGTGATATAGTCTGCTCATTTACGGAAACGTAAAGCAGTTCATAAGAGAACGGGCTAAGATTAACGACCTTAGTCGAACACAAAGGACACAGTCTATCAGTTACATAACAAATTGTAGCTCAGCATTAACTCCAGTAGTTGATATTGTTGAGCGCCGTACATACGGTAACTCAGAAACATTTTACCCAATGCCATATTTATCAGCACAAACAATGTGGTATTACTCACCAACAGCATTTGAAATTCCAAACGAACACATTATCAATGTAGCTGCTGTTGCGCAAAAATGGATTGACCAAGGCGTGTCAACAATTTTATTTGTAAACAGTGAAATTGAAACTAACAAGCTGGCTAGATTATATGCATATGCACATGATAGAGGATTAAAATCACTCTACTACACACGTAACAAACTATTAAGTATCGCTGAATGTACAAGTTGTGCCGTGTAGTTTAAAAATAATAAAAGACAGAAAGGATAATACATAAATGACAACAATCCAAGCTAAAGCTACTAATTGGGATAAGGAGCACATTGCATTAACATTCTGGAAACAAAATGTAGCACAAATGTGGACAGAAGATGAATTCAAGCCGTCAAAAGATATTACGTCATGGAAAAGTTTATCTAAAGATGAACAAGAGGTTTATATTAAAGTGTTATCAGGTCTTGCGGGACTTGATACCACTCAAGCCGCAGAGGGTATGCCTTTGATTCAATTCCATTATCCTCACCCACTATGGTCATCAGTTTTCTCTTTTATGGGTATGATGGAAAACATTCATCACAAGTCATACACTCATATTTTTACAACTTTAATCGACCGTAAGGAAACAGAATACTACTTAGAAGAATGGGTACCAGCTAATAAGTATTTAAATAAGAAAACAACACTTATTGCTAAATATTATCGAGCATTACTTAAAGAGGAAGTATCAGATGAAGAATTATATATGGCAATGGTAGCGTCAGTATTTCTTGAATCATTCTTGTTTTACTCAGGGTTCTACTATCCATTATTACTTTCAGGACAAGGTAAGATGATTGCCTCAGGTGAAATCATTCGCAAGATTATTCTTGACGAAAGTATTCATGGCGTAGGAGTGGGTATTGCTGCTCAAGATATTTACAATACATTCGACGAAGAAACTAAAAAGCGTTTGAAGAAAGAAATGATGGAGTTATTTGATGCGCTTTACTTTAATGAGTGTGAATATACAGCTTCATTATATGATTCTATTGGATTAACTGAAGACGTTATTAGATATATTCAATACAACGGTAACAAAGCGTTAATGAATTTAGGACATGACGTTGTTTTTAATCCAGACCCATTCAATCCAATTGTAGAAAATGGTTTAAATACTGAAACTAAAAACCATGACTTTTTCTCAACAAAAGGTGATGGATATGTTTTATCACTTAATAACAAGGATTTACGAGATAAAGATTTTGACTTTAACAATGTTGAATCTTATGAAATCTCTAAAAAATTCTTGAATCATTAATGGAGTGAACAATATGACTAAAACCCCAATTCCTACATTATACAAACCAATTAATATTAAACAAATTAACATTGCGTTAACTGGAAAGATGCGCTCAGGTAAAGACTCAGTAGCTGGTGCTATCGTGAAGTCTTTGAGTAATCCTCATAAAAACGTATATGTTAGAACGTTTAGTTTTGGAGACTCGCTGAAGCAGGCAGCTAGACAATTATATCCTCATGAATTTAATGAAGGACAAAAGCCTAGACAACTTATTCAATGGTTAGGTCAAAATTTAAGACAGAGAAATGAGAACATTTGGGTTGATTTTGTTGCAAAAAAGATTAACGACAATCTAAGAAACATCGGTTTTGACTATGGCAGTTATACTATTGTCAACATTATTACTGATTTGCGACAACCAAACGAATACGAGTTTGCTAAGCAGAATGATTTTACAATCATAAAAGTTGAGTGTGATGATGTTGTGCGTCTTAAACGTATACAAGAGTTAAATGATGATTTTGACGAAAAAGACTTACAACACGAAACAGAAACATATATTGATTCATTTGATTATGATTACTTAATTACAACCACACATATTAATAAAAATGAATTATATCATCGAGTCAAAGAATTAACAGAATTAATACAAAATAAAAATAAAGAGGTAAATAAATAATGAAAGAAACTAAATTTATTTTATTCGGTTCACCAACATGTAATCCTTGCAAAGCAGTTAAAAGTCATTTAGACTCAATCAATTTTAAATATGAATATGTAGATGTAATGGAACGTCCAGACTTAGCAGGTGAGTATGGAGTAATGTCAACTCCAACTATGATTCACTTAGTTGATAATATCATGGTTAATAAAGAAGTTGGATTGAAGATTAATGCATTTGTTGAACAGTTTTAATATATGAGGTGTGTAACGTATGACAAGTAACAGGAGAGAGCTAGATAAAGTAATTAAAGGGATTTACATGACATACGTACACTTATTAGATGCGCAAGAAATGGACAAGATGTCAACTATTATACTTGAATATCGTGTCTTTAAAGTTATCAGGGAGTTAAAAGAGCTCCCTTTTAGCTTATCTAATTTATGGTATGTGTTTGTGACTAAACGTAAATTACAAAAGTTAATAAGTGAAATACAACAATACAAATAAGGAGAAAGAGAATATGTTTACAAAATTTAAAAATGGAAGTTTTGTTATTGACATTAAAACTAAGAAATCAGGAAAGGTAATTGGTCAAGAAGGTGCGTACGTATTAGTAGAAGTTATTCTTGAACAAAATAAAGAAGAAGGAACACGTACAACACAATTAATCAAAGTACCTCACGTGAATCTTAGACCATATAATCCAAAGCAAAATAATAAAGTGTATAAACCATACTTTGACGTTATGGAATTTCATAAGGCATTCGGGCACCCAGTAGCAACTAAACCAACCCCAATTGTACCAGAAAGAGCTAAACAACGTGCTGATTATTTAGTTGAAGAGCTAGTTGAATTCTTATGGGCTTCAGTGTCAGGTGATGAGCAACAAACAGAAAGTCTGGTTAATGATTTAATTCATTCAGTACACAAAGCTAAGAACAAATGTTTCGCTAAAGGCTCATTCCCTAGTAATGAAATTTTGCTGCACCAGACTGATGCTCTTAATGATATTAATTACATTAACTATGGCTCAATTGTGGAGACAGGAGTCAATCCAAAGCCTGTATTTGATATAATTCACCAAGCGAATATGAAAAAGTTGGACAAAAATGGCAAACCTATTATTGATGCTACAACTAATAAAATTATGAAACCAGATGGTTGGGAAGAAAAGTATAAACCAGAACCGCTTATTAAAAAAGAAATCGAATCACAATTAAATAAAGCTAAGAGAGGATAATAAGAATGGACAAATTAACATTACGAGAAGCGCAAGAAAAAGAAGAAAAATTAGTTACCCAACTACACGGGTATTTAGATGAAATTGAAGAGTTGGCTTTATGTGACGATGACCTTATCATTGATTCAGTAGAGTATAACGACAGTAAAAATTATTACAACTCACTCAACATGAACAACAATGACATTACTTTACAACTAATGATTACAATCAAGCATGCTAATTCATTTGTGGACGAAGATGAAGTAGATAATAGTCATCAGTCTCAAGACAGAGCAGAACAAATATTAAAAGACTACAAAGAGTATTGCGACATGTTGTATAAAGAACGAGAGTTTAAGCCAAGTGATACTGATAAAGCTAGTACACTTCATAAATATTTTAATAATAGTATGAAAAAAATTTTTGTTAATGATGGATTGGTGAAATAACCTTATGACAAAAAAATCATGTAAGCTATCGTTGCCGTTACCAACATCGTTAAACAAATTATACATACAACAATTCTCAGGTGGTAGACCAACGGGCAAGAAGATTTTGTCTAAAGCCGGTAAAGAGAATAGAATGGATATTATGATTAATGTTGAGAAACAAATGTCCTTGCCAATGAATGTTGATTGGGATATTGAATATACACGTGACAATTATATCTTTATGGATATTGATGCTTACGTAACAAGAATAAACGTTGACTTGGACAATACTTTAAAATCACTCAATGACTCAATTGAGGAGTCCGGATTGGTTTTTATTAATGATAAGAAAGTTGTTCCGAGATTCAACAGGGTATACATAGATGCTACTAATCCACGTTTAGAACTAACATTCACTCAAACAGGTTGGCATGGTATTTTTAACAATCAACAAGAAAGAGATAAATTTGAAAGTAAGTGTCAACTGTGCGCAAGATACAGAAATGGTGTTTGTTCAATCTTAAAGAAAACGTTGGAAAATAAATTAATTGAAGATATCATTGAAGAAGACAATCAGTACACTTGTTCTAAATTCAAGGAGAAGAAGTAAGATGAAAATTGTTATGGGCAGATGTATTTTAGAAGATTTTTCAGCTAAGTGGAGAATTAAAATCAGGCGAGAAAAAATTGCTGAAATGGCGAAAGTTATAAGTCAATATTGTTAA